CATTTCCAATACGTCTTTTAAACTCATACCCTCCATGATCGTTAAAACAATCTCATCTGGAAAATCGTTGATTGACGACATTTTATAAAGTAAACAATGAGTTAAGCATTTATAGAGTACTGCTTAATAAGATACATCTTATTCTTTAATTTAGGTTTCATTTTTTATTCGTAAGAGTAAAAAATATTTATTAGATTATTACATTATTATAAGACCAGCTTCTTCAAGATTACTCAAAGGTGAAAGATCCGAAACATTGGTACAATTAAGATCAAGTTTCTCAAGATTTTTAAGGACCTTCAAAGGTGAAACGTCAGAAACTTGTGTTTTACGAAGATCAAGTTCCTTAAGATTTTTAAGACCTGTTAAAGGTGAAACGTCAGAAACTTGGGTATATGCAAGATTAAGTTCCTCAAGTTTTCAAGATTACTCAAAGGTGAGATATCCGAAACTCGGGTACTCCTAAGTCCAAGTTCTTTAAGATTTTTAAGATTACTCAAAGGCGAAATATCTGAAAGCCTACGGCAATATCTAAGATTAATTTCTTCAAGATTAACAAGGTCTTTCAAAGGTGAAATGTCCGAAACTTTGGTACGCTCAAGAAGAAGTGTCTTAAGATTTATAAGATCTTTCAAAGGCGAAATATCTGAAACATTGATACGACTAAGATTAAGTTCTTTAAGATTAACAAGATCCTTCAAATGCGAAATGTCCGAAACTATGGTATCATCAAGATCAAGTTTCTCAAGATTAACAAGATTTTTTAAAGGTGAAACGTCCGAAACTTGGGTAAGTCTAAGAATAAGTTCCTTAAGATTAACAAGATTACTCAAATGTGAAATATCTGGAAGATGGAGGCATCTATCAAGATTAAGTTTCTCAAGATTAACAAGATTACTCAAAGGTGAAATATCCGAAAGCCTGTGGCAATCATAAAGAAAAAGTACTTTAAGATTAACAAGATTACTCAAAGGTGAAATATCCGAAACTTTGGTCCATCCAAGATTAAGTTTCTTAAGATTAACAATATTACTCAATGGTGAAATATCCGAAACTTGGGTATCCTCAAGATTAAGTTCCTTAAGATTAACAAAACCCAGATGGTCTTTCAAAGGTGAAATGTCCAAAACGTTGGTACACCGAAAATCAAGACCACAAGCCAATAAAGGCATAGCGTTATTCATTTTAAGTAACGCATCAATTGATTTTACTATTACTACTTCATCAGAAGTTTTCTTAACAAATTTACGAAGGTTATAAAAACGTTTACAACTCATTGTCATTTCCAATACGTCTTTTAAACTCATACCCTCCATGATCGTTAAAACAATCTCATCTGGAAAATCGTTGATTGACGACATTTTATAAAGTAAACAATGAGTTAAGCATTTATAGAGTACTGCTTAATAAGATACATCTTATTCTTTAATATAGGTTTCATTTTTTACTCTTACGAGTAAAAATATTTATTAGATTATTATCTTAGAATTTTAAGACCAGCTTTTTCAAGACCACTCAAAGGTGAAATGTTCGAAACTTGGGTACCTTCAAAATGAAGTACTGTAAGATTGACAAGATTGGCTAAAGGTGAAATGTCCGAAACTGGGGTACGACCAAGATAAAGTTCTTTAAGATTAACAAGCTTACTCAAAGGTGAAACGTCCGAAACTTGGGTACGCTCAAGATTAAGTGTTTTAAGATTAACAAGATTACTCAAAGGTGAAACGTCCGAAAGCCGGCGGCAATTCCAAAGATCAAGATATTTAATATTTTTAAGATTTCTCAAAGGCGAAATATCCGAAACTTGGTTAAATCTAAGATCGAGTACCTTAAGATTTTTAAGGTCTTTCAAAGGTGAAACGTCAGAAAGACAGTAGCAATATCTAAGATCGAGTACCTCAAGATTAACAGGACCCTCTGGGTCTGCTAAAGGTGAAATATCTGAAAACCTACGGCAATCATTAAGATAAAGTTTTTCAAGATTTTTAAGCTTACTCAAAGGTGAAACGTCCGAAACTTGGGTACCATGAAGATCAAGTTCTTTAAGATTTTTAAACTTTCTCAAAGGTGAAATATCAGAAACTCGGGTACTCTTAAGATTAAGTACCTCAAGATTCTCAAGATTAACAAGATTACTCAAAGGTGAAATATCCGAAACTTGGGTATCAGAAAGATTAAGTTTCTTAAGATTTTTAAGGTCTTTCAAAGGTGAAACGTCAGAAACTTGGTTAAATCTAAGATCAAGTTCTTTAAGATACTTAAGATTTTTCAAAGGTGAAACGTCCGAAACTTGGTTAAATCTAAGATCAAGTTCTTTAAGATACTTAAGATTTTTCAAAGGTGAAACGTCCGAAACTTGGGTACTCCCAAGACTAAGATACTCGAGATTTTTAAGATTTTTTAAAGGTGAAATATCTGTAACGTTGGCACTATCGAGATCAAGATACTCAAGATTTTTAAGATTACTCAAAGGTGAAATATCCGAAACATTGGTACTCCCAAGACTAAGATACTCGAGATTTTTAAGATTGACTAAAGGTGAAATATCCGAAACATTGGTACTCCCAAGACTAAGATACTCGAGATTTTTAAGATTACTCAAAGGTGAAATATCCGAAACTTTGGTCCATCTAAGTTTAAGTATCTTAAGATTTTTAAGTCCTGCTAAAGGTGAAATGTCCGAAACTTGGGTACTTTGAAGCCAAAGTTCTTTAAGATTTTTAAGATTACTCAAAGGTGAAATATCTGAAAGCTGATTGCAATCATTAAGAATAAGTTTCCCAAGTTTCTCAAGATTTCTCAAAGGCGAAATGTCCGAAACTCTGGTACTCCAAAGATGAAGTTCTTTAAGATTAACAAGATTACTCAAAGGTGAAATGTCCGAAACTAGGGTACCCCCAATACTAAAGTGGGTAAGATTAATAAGATCTGCTAAAGGCGAAATATCTAAAAACCAACGGCAATATTCAAGATTAAGTTGCTTAAGATTTTTAAGATTTTTCAAAGGCGAAATGTCCGAAACTTGGGCCCATCTAAGATCAAGACCATAAGCCAATAACGGCATAGCGTTATTCATTCCGCGTAACGTATCAATTGATTTTACTGTTACTACTTTTTCAGAAGTTTTCTTAACAAATTTACGAAGGTTATAAAAACGTTTACAACTCCACGACATTTCTAATACATCTTTTATACTCATACCCTCCATAATCGTTAAAACGATCTCGTCTGGAAGATCGTTAAACTTTGTCATTTTATGTTTAGTATATTTTAATTTGTGTAATATATACATATAAAATGAGGTCATTGTTTTGCATCATCAATAATTAAGATTTTATATGTCTTTTTTTACTAGTTAGATTAAAAAGAAATCTTAATTGACAATTCCAATATGTCTTTTATGTTCATGTTTTCCATGATTGTTAAAACAATCTCATTTGGAAATTCTTTGATTGACGACATCTTATAAAGTAAACAACGAGTTAATCATTTACAAAGTACTACTTAATCATATTCATCTTATTCTTAAGTTAGGTTTCATTTTTTACTGTAGTATTTCTTGAAACTCCTACACCTTCCCAAATAAATTTATTAACATGTTGATGATATTTAGTCATCCATGACCATTTACCTGTATTTTTATGATAATTTATTGACGTAGAAATTGTTACTATTAATTTATGTTGAATAGGAAATTTATAATTACCACAAGAGTAATGTTTAAGTTAATCTTAACAGTATACTAATTAGCTCATCATAAGTAAGACCAATTTGTTCTGCTATATGATACTTTTCTCTAAATGTTTTATTTTTTATACTGTGAATAAAATCAGTTAATACTACTACAAGACTACTTTCATTTGTTAAATACGCTCTTTTGCATACTTCTAAAAAATCATTCATTGTTATAGACTTTATGTAATCATTTATTAATAATTTATTTTTTATAAATTTCATTTGAGCCTCAGATAATCTATAACTACAAAACTTCAATTGTTTAATGAATTCTACGTATTGTAAATAATTAATACGCTCTTTTTTATCTATTCTAGTTATCAAATTACCAGTTGTATCATAACCTTTAAGTATCCATGTTCGCGTGTAAGGAATTGGTATCCTCATATAACGAGTATGTTTAGTTTTATAAACTTCGACTTTTGAAACAATATCTAAATTACTCCAGCCCATTCTCTTGATACTTAAAATTAAATTAATGAAACTTAATAAACATGTATGTACACTTTTATAATTATTTTAATTTTATTTCAATATTGAAATCAAAATTATTATTATAGAAAATTGTAAACAACGTCGTTGCTAGTACTGTTAGTACTATCTCCAAGATATTTAATAACTGCGCCTTTTGATTTATACCATTTTTCACATAATTTCCAATGATTTTCAAAGGATCTATAATTATCTACCAAATGATATATGATATTGTTCGTTGTTCTAATACGCCCTTCATATTGACGTACATCTTTTGTATCAGATGCTATAATAGCCATAGTAAGATTAGGGTCGTTTAATCCTACACCTCCTTTTTTGAAACCTGCTACTAAAATTCTACTACTTTTATCGTACGACTTTTTCTGACCAATTAAAAGTGCAACGCTTTCTCCGCGTTCTTTCAAAATTTTATAAACACCTTCAGACAATACATTTCTATTACATAAAATAATTACTTTCTCGTTTTTGTGTTTTATAGCAATATTTGCGATAAGGTTATGCCGTTTAACATTTTCTTCTATGGAATTTACTACAGTGTTCCAATTGGGTACAGTTCTACCCTTAACTACAGTAAGATTTATTTCTGGTTTAAATGGTGTATTAATCTTGTAAACCGTGAATTCTTTTGTTTCTTTTCTTACAATAAATTCCGATGAATTTCCGAAATAATTTGTAAATAAAGAATGTAAACCATCTGGGCGATCCGGTGTTGCGCTTAGACCTATAAGATATCTGGGTCTAAAATTCAATAGAGTTTTTGAAAACGCAGCCACAGTTGCAACGTGTGATTCATCGATAATTACAGTTCCTATATCTGAAAATGATTCTGGTGACATATTCGATGCCTTTTGGACACCAATAATATATACATCGGCATTTTTATCTAATTTACATTTAGCACCTTGAACAAATTGAACAACTGCACCTCCTTTACTAAACTTTTCGTATTCACCAGGCCATTGTTTTCTAACAGTATCAAAATGACACATTACGGCTGTTTTTAACCCTAATGTTAAACTTAGATAAACACCCATTGCTGTATTATGAGTAACCATATAATTACCTAGTAAGAATCTTCTATTTCCATCTATTTCAAATCCATAATATTTACCAACCTGTTTTTTGAAAATAGTAAAAGATGTTGTTATGTGAATAGGATTTTTTCTATCATAATTATCAATAAATTTTCTACTAGTTATAAGATTTCGTTCACATCTTACATCGCATACTTGGTTAATTCCGAATTTTACAACATAATTGTTAAGAATTCGTTTCATGTTACACGCAAAACCTAAAGATCTACACACATCCTTTACGTCATTTGCTAATTCCATTGAAGTATAAGATAAAGTATATAATCCCGTGTCATTATCGTTATCTTCATATGTACATAAACTATGAGCTTCGATTAAACCAGATAAAAGTTCTAATCTAATTTTTCTTGAGTTTGCTTTATAATCCAATGGTATTCCGTACGGCTTATAATTATAATATTTATATACATCAACGGTTTCTATACCTCCTAACCATAAACCCATTTTGTATGGATCCATTTTTACATCTTTACCTTTAAAATCGATATTTGTCCAATAGCACTCGAAAGTATATTGTATTTTAGTAGGAAGTTTCAAAAAATCTTTTACTTCTATATCTATAGTTTGTTTTTTCAATATATTAGATAATTTTAGCGCGTCTTGAAGACTTGTAAAACTTTTTATAATATACTTGTCATTATCAAATATGTAAACTGTATATACTTCAATTAGATTGTCTATACCTGATTTTTGTATATGACCATGAAATATAGATTTTAATGATAAAATATGCGATTCGTTTACAGTAAACGATTTTCCTTCTAATGGATCTATTTCATACATCTGTTCGTATCCAGTGCATACACTTAATACATTTCTGCATTTAGAATCATCGCCCATTATTTTATCACCTATATAAACGTCCTCTACGGGTTTTACAGTTCCGTCGAACATTAATACAGGTGTTCCGGGTGCTAAGCATTTACCAAATCCAGTGAATGATGCTATAAAAATTGACCCCTCTTTTTCCAATCTATGTAAAGCTTTCTTAGCAACTACATCTTGATCACGTCCTCTCTTACTTGGATCGGTGTCAATAGTTAGTAATTTACCGTTAAATTTGGCATTTTTACCCATTCTATGAAAATCTTTGATATCGTTTGGAAATTCGTCTAAATACGAACGCCATGATCCTAATGGCAAAACAAGAGAGTCTTCTGAAGCGTTAGCTCGAAAACATCTTATTTTATCAGGATCGGTATTGTACTGCGTCTTTTTTGGCTGTATAGAAAATCTCTTAAGAGTTTCGTAGCGCTGTTTTTTAGATAAAGAACTGAGTTCTAATTCAAATGACATATTTAAAATATACTACATAATATTTACATGTTTCTATTTGAATTTAAAATTAATTTTTTTTATATTACAAATGCTGTGGTTAAATATTGTAAAAGCAATTCCTAAATGGACTGGTATTTATTTTCTAAAAGATAAAGATTTAGGTATAACTCTATCATTCATGACAGGTGTTTTATATTCTTCCATCGTATTTTCAACGACATATCCAGATGCAATTAAAAATTCTATAAAAAATTACGGTTGGTTTGGTTATGCTAAAAGATTTTCTTTGTTGTTGGGTCTTTTGGCTTATTGGCTTATCTACTATTATCCGTCTTATACTTCTACAAGGATAACTCAGTATATTTTATTTATAAATGTTATAGAAGCTGGTATTCTAGCTATTCAAAATAAAGAATATTTCATAGGTGTATTATTATTGGCTATATCTCAATTTACCCCCGAGTTTACTATCAGTGATATATCACTTACTGTTATAGCAAATAAAGGTAGCATTTTACAACTAGAAAATTACGGTATCGGTATGAGCGTTGATTCTTATTTTAAATATCACTATTCATTGTTAGCAAGTTTATACCTATTTGGAAATTACTTTTCTGTAAATAAAATCGGTATATGGGCCGCTGCTACATGCCTTGCACCTCTTGTGATAGATTCCATGGAAATTAATAATCACGGTTCTAATTTTCTTATAAGAACAATGATGCTTATTCTTGGAACGATAATTGATACAACTATAGACCCTAATTTTATGGAAAAGACATATTTCAAAACAAATCTTTTCGAGACCAATTACTTGTTAAGAAATATCGTGCAAGCAACGACTTTTGTAATATTATATAATCTACCAATGATGTTAAGATAAAATAATATTTTCTATATTTTACTCGATCGAGTAAAATAATTAAATTAACAGTTATCATCAACGCCATTTTCTTTTAGTAGTTTAACCATGTGAGGATTGAGTCCTATAGGGCTATTGTAAGCATACTCCATTGTTTTACAATCAGGGACGCATCCAGAATCTATTAAAAATTTAGTAATATCTAAATTTCCTGAATCGACAGCATACTCCAACGAATTAAATCCTAGATTGTTCCTATAATCAATATCAGCACCTTTTAGTACAAGATATTTTACGAGTTCTATATCTTCCAAGGCAACAGCTTTCATCAACATACTTTCTCCATCCTTGAAAATAGTATTAGGATCTGCATCGGTATATTTAATAAGTTTGAGTCTTGACCCCTCGTCTACATTTTGTTTGAAAATAGATGTATAGTCATGTTTAATGCTAATTCTGCTAAAATTGAGATATATTATAATATACGTTAACGAAGCAGTAATTAATGAAAAACCTAAATATGTCTTTGTGATAGAAATCCATGTATCTGGAACTGCTATAGCTAAAATTATTTCAGCATATAGAACGATACACGCCACCCGGAATACTAAATAAAATTTGTCCATGATTATTATGAAAAAATTTGTTACTTATAACTTATTGATTTACTCTACACTAAAGTTTTCATTTTTATTATATATCCTTTTTTAATTTTAGATTTTTGTTTTTATAATAAATGAAAGGTCTTATTACAATATGCTTAATTTCTATACTAGTAATGGTATTCTTTATTGCTTACACATCATGCGCTGGTAATGATGAAGGTTTTATGCAATTTTCCGAAATTAACCCAGCATGTCAAACTGGTTCAAGAATGTGTCAATTATCAAATGGTAAAGGTGGTCTCTGTGACCATCGAAGTGGAAGGTGTGTAGATATTCATCCTTTAGATCGTGTTCCTTCTCCATTACCGCACCATATACCATTGCGTCCTCATCAAAATCTTCATGAAAACTGTATCCATGGTTTATCAGTATGTCATTTGCCAGATGGTAGTTCTGGTGCATGTGGTATAAGCGGTGTATGTTTCCCAGCATCTCACATGGCTCAGTAAATATTGTTAATATTAAAATTTAATTATACAAGTAAAATAATATTTAGATATAATTAGAAATGTCTCAGCAACTTTATACATATAGATATAAGGGGTTACAGGACCAACCACAAGATGAAACCAGACGCAGGGTTATTCAGGCAACGGTAGGTAGAACGGTTAAAATCAAAAATATGTTACCTATTGATGTTATTATTATTCAAGAAAGACCTCATCCTCATTTTATCCGAGAATTAACAACCATACCAGCAAAGAAAATACTAGAAATTGAATATGATAACATTCGTGATAAAGATATTTTACATTTTCAATACATAGTTGATAGTCAGGGTAAAAAGGAATTTGCGTGCCCTTCCATAGAATATCGTTCTCACCATGGTTCGATTGCCATTGGTTCGATTGCATCTTCAAACGGGGGATATAAAAGAGACATTCATCCGAACGGTGATGTATCTTCGATAAGGATATGGAATACTCTTCCATTTCCTATAATTGTATATCATAATGATAGAAAAGTAGGGTTTATTCATTCAAATGATACTCTTGGAAGAGAAGATTATCACGGAAATATTTTAGCTTCTCCCAATATTTATTTTGACAATGGAAACATGGGATTACATTTGGGTGATGTTTTTCAACTTAAAATAGATAATTCTAGTAATCCGCGGATTCCCGAAGATCTATACGGATTCTCATTGAATGATAGAAATATATCAGAAATTATGATAGGGCAAGGTTCTGTAGAAATAGATGATAAAGTTAAACCCGAGACTCATATTTATCGTCTAGGAGTTGACGGTAAGAGTATAACATCTCGTTTAAGAGGAGATTATTTTCCAAGAACTCACAACGCTAAAGGTACGGATTTTCACAGATCGAGTATGAAAACAAGTCGTGTTCCTGTAGCAAGATATAAATCTTTATCAGGAAGTAATGTTCTTAAAGTCTAAATTATTAAATTATATTACCCTTTGGGTAATATAATATAAAATTTAAGATGTCCATTGAACATTTTGTTCATAGAATGGTAATGGGCAAGGTATATTTTCTACAGTATAATTTAATGTATCGTTAAAACCGTTATCCTTGGCGATTTCTTCCCAGTCTCTGAAAACGCTTATAAATATCGTTGAATTTAACTCGTTTTCGGTAAATATGTTATACATATTATCCCATAGTATAGTACGTCCCGAAATAAATCCCTCGATTCCCCATTCTGTATCATTCATTTGTCCAAATGTATTTTTTCCCCACTCCAGTAGTTCCCTTAACGTTATAGTTGACGCTATTGTTCTGAAATATGCTAATGCATAATCTTTATCATCGGTTTTTATTTTCAAACATTCAACATCTTTACATGATCTAAATTTATTTTCTTCGAGAACATTTTTATTTCTATATTGTTCAATATCAGAAAATTTTCTGAATGTTACATTATAAAGAAGGTTTCTTATCATTTCAAAATCACTATCCTTTTTAATTCTATTCATTGTATTCATCATGTTTATCGTAAGTCTATTATGATATATACCTTCTCCTGATAGAACTAGATGACTAACTAATGGGTATGGATTTAAAGTAAAACTATATAAAACTAACGCCATGTCAGCACTTGAAGGCCATCCTATATAACAACTCAAATCTCTATAACAAACATAAGGGTGTGTATGCCATGTTATAAAATGATTAGGAGGTGTTACTGCAAAACTTTTTGGATCCCCGGATATTACACCATGAGGGCCTGATATCGGAATATCCAAAGAAAACACTGCGTTATCGTTGTCATATGATTTTACTGCAAATATACCTCCGTATTCTATTTTCTCTTCAAATGTATTACTCTTGATAAACTCCAACACGTCAATAGGTATTTTAATTCTAGTGTCGCAAATTCCCACGTTATTAAGAAAATATTGTTTCATATTATTTATTGCTAGCTTGTTATTTCTAATATTTTGTAAATTAGATTCTAACATATCATTCCTATATATCAATCTCAATACGTGTGTATCTAATGTTATATCTGACTCGCAATCTTTATCCGTTATTATAGGGCTGCCAAATCCTGCTTCCAGAGCGATATCTATTATATTATTCCACATTGAGCTATCAATACGAATAATCAAACAAACTACAGCACTGTAATTATTTATCTTTTGTAATAAACCTTTCGCGACTTCGTATTCTGATTTTTCTACAAAAATCCCGGATATACTTGCATGTGATTCGTAATTTCTTAAAATAACAAAACCTTTGATACATCCATAATATATACTATTTATATTTTCCAGAGTAAGATTCTGGGACCACTTTTTTATGATTTGTTCCGGTAGATACGATATATCGACATATAAGACTATAACGTTATCATCATGTTTTTCTAATTTCTCCAGTACATTATAACCTGATGTTAATTCAGATAAATTACCAATTTTATTTATAATATTAGTATGAATATCTGTGAAAATAATAGATGTTTTTATAAAAACATATTTTCCAGAATAATAAATACCATCTCTTTCAAATGCTTGACCGATTTCAGCTACCTTGTTCATTATTACATATATATGTAATAATATAAATTTTATTTATTTAATATCCCATCATTAATCGAACTACAAGAGCGAACACAAGACCGTGTACTACAAGACCTGCAGTGTTTGGACAACCTTCTTTGCTTGCAATCTTGAGACCAAAGCATTCTGTGAGCTTTGAAACGTTAGAGAATAGAAACGGAGACGCGATAATCATAAATAAGAGACCGCAAATAAGAGATGTCATCAGTTTGTCTTGACCAGTAAGTTTTGCCATTTTTTATTTAGACGCAATACAATAATTATACGTTTTTATTTTTTGATTTTATCAATTAAATTTCCAAGGTCAATATTTATAGTTGGAGACCCATAAGGTTTTTGTAAAACAGGTGGACAAATAGGTCCTAACGTTTTAGGATCGATTATAGGCTTTCCCGTTTTATGGTTTACAATTGGTTTACCACCCCCAGGACACCCCGCTTCTACTCTAGCCATAGCAACTTCTTTCATTGCCTTTGTAATTTTACCTTCATCTCTACCACTTGTATACATTTTGGAAATAAAATATACTACACCAAGTACAGCAATTACAGAGAAAAGCTGCGCAATGGTCGATTTCTTTCCACCTTTCTTGTCCTTTCCAGACTTTGCCGTATTTGTTGCCATGGCCGTAGCACTTGCCGCTGCTGAAAGTTGATTTGACAATTGACACGACCCCTTTGCACTACCTTCTTGGTCAATTTTAATACTCCCGCCTATCTTGGAATTGGCAGCTAAAATATTTACATCTGTCATTTGATTTAAACTAGACATTTCGCAATTTTCAGATGTCTTTTGAATAAGTTGTTGTTTTATATCTTGTCTACTTGTATTAATCGCCGTTTCTATTTGAAATAACCCAGGTGCAGATGCTGAACTAGAATTATTAGCTTTAAACAAGACGTCCGATGTCGCATCAGAAGCACTTGATATCGAACAGTTTGCGTCAACTGCACATTTTTGTGTAAGGGATATATCACCACTTACTATAGTATTTATTATATCTATATTTATACCGGATGCTATATTTTCGCACTTTACATTACATGACCCTGAAAATTGTTGAGAAATGAATGCTTCAGCCGATTGTTCGGAACGAGTTATAGACGTACTTGCTCCCATTGTTATATATTATCAACATTATTATTTTCTTTCATCTTAATAAATGTCAATGAATGTTGTACATACAATAGCACCTGGCGCTTCTATTAATTCCGGATATTTTGATGTAGACAATATTAATTTTATACAAACACGTGTATCTCAAGAATTATCCAGAGAATTTGAACAGCAGATAATAATTGATAGGGCAAGTATAACGCGTATAATGCAACGTGTTTTGGCTGAAAGACGAGAAGTTGTTCCTAAGATGAATAGAAGAGTTATAATGTACATTTGTAATGAATTTAGAAATCATCAAAATGAAGTAAATAAACATTTAAACTGGGAGAGCAGCTACGTATCATCTCAAAGAAATGTAGATCATGCAGGTAGAATGACAAGATTCGACCATAGAGGTATCAAAACTAACGACAAGAAGAAATACGACGGTAAATCAAGAATTGGTGGTTCTCAAAGATTTTATTTTACATAAATCTCTTAAAGAGCGTAGATATTCAATATATAGCAAATAAAAACGTCTTTTTGGAATAAACAGAATATCCCTTTAGGGATGAACTTGTAGCAATTACACGATATTATTCATATCGTATCGTAAGACCAGTTTATCTAATAGTGTTAAAATCTAAATTTAATTATTTTCACATATATTATGTGAAAATTGTAATAACTTATAATTATTGCCGTACCATTAACTCCGCTAACATTTCTTTTAATAAATGTTCTTTAAATTTTACACACAAGAACATTCTAGAATATTCTTTATAATCTTTACCACATCCATTTCCCCAAATATGATCTTCATGAAACTTGGTTTTCCAATAGAGTTTTGTAAGATCACGGCATATAAAGTAGTCAGTTTCATCAAAAGGGTTATGCTCAGTATAATCATAATCAACATCCGCATCCTCATCAATATGCATTTCTTCGTGTGAAAGATTCCAGAAAGCAAAATCTTTTATCATGACTTTGACACCCAAGTTTCGGACGTTTCACCTTTAGTAGGACTTAAAAATCTTGAGTATCTTGGTCTTTCTAGTTGCAAAATACTTTCGGATATTTCACCTTTGAGTAATCTTGTTAATCTTAAAGAACTTAATCTTCGGGATACCAAAGTTTCGGACGTTTCACCTTTAAAAAATCTTAAAAATCTTAAAAAACTTGATCTCGATAGTACCAACGTTACAGATATTTCACCTTTAAAAGACCTTAAAAATCTTGAGATACTTGATCTTTGGGGTACCCGAATTTCGGACGTTTCACCTTTGAGTAATCTTAAAAATCTTAAAAATCTTCGTCTTGAGTATACCCAAGTTTCGGATATTTCACCTTTAGATAAACTCAGGAAAGCTGGTCTTGAAATTATAAGATAATAATCTAATAAATATTTTTACTCGTAAGAGTAAAAAATGAAACCTATATTAAAGAATAATATGTATCTTATTAAGTAGTACTTTATAAATACTTAACTCGTTGTTTACTTTATAAAATAAAATGTCGTCAATCAAAGATTTTCCAGATGAGATCGTTTTAACGATCATGGAGGGTATGAGTATAAAAGATGTATTGGAAATGACGTGGAGTTGTAAACGTTTTTATAATCTTCGTAAATATATTAGTAAAACTTCTAAACAAGTAGTAAAAGTAAAATCAATTAATGCGTTACGCGGAATGATTAACGCTATGCCTTTATTGGATTATGGTCTTATTCTTCGGGGTATCAGAGTTTTGGATATTTCGCCTTTGAAAAACATTAAAAATCTTAAAAAACTTGATCTTGCGGGTACCAAATTTTCGGACGTTTCACCTTTGAGTAATCTTGTTAATCTTACGTACCTTTATCTTAGTAATTGCAGCTGGCTTTCGGATATTTCGTCTTTGAGTAATCTTGTTAATCTTGAGAAACTTGATATTGGGGGTACCCAATTTTCGGACGTTTCACCTTTGAGTAATCTTGTTAATCTTAAAGATCTTGATATTGGATGGACCGATGTTTCGGACATTTCGCCTTTAGCAGACCCAGAGGGTCCTGTTAATCTTGAGAGACTTGGTCTTAGGGGTACCGATGTTTCAGACATTTCGCCTTTGAGTAATCTTGTTAATCTTGAGAAACTTGATCTTGAGTCTACCGATGTTTCAGACATTTCGCCTTTGAGTAATCTTGCTAATCTTAAAGAACTTTATCTTGGGGGTACCCGTGTTTCGGACATTTCGCCTTTGAAAGATCTTATAAATCTTAAGAGACTTGGTCTTTGGAGTACCCAAGTTTGGGACGTTTCACCTTTGAGTAATCTTGAAAAACTTACCTACCTTAATCTTGAATCGACCAAAGTTTCGGACATTTCACCTTTGAGTAATATTAAAAATCTTATAAAGCTTGATCTTCGTGATTGCCACGGGCTTTCGGATATTTCACCTTTGAGTAATATTAAAAATCTTAAAAATCTTAGTCTTAATCGTACCAATGTTTCGGATATTTCACCTTTGAGTAATATTAAAAATCTTATAAAGCTTGATCTTTTTGGATGTACCAATGTTTCGGATATTTCACCTTTGAAAGACCTTAAAAATCTTGAGGATCTTGATCTTTATTACGGGTGCCCAAGTTTCGGACGTTTCACCTTTGAGTAATCTTGAAAAAGATGGTCTTGTAATTCTAAGATAATAATCTAATAAATATTTTTTTACTCTTAAGAGTAAAAAACGAAACCTAAATTAAAGAATAATATGTATCTTATTAAGTAGTACTATGCAACTGAGTATAAATCTTCTGGTATCCATGGCGCTCTGGAGATATCAAAGTTTCGTCTCCATTGAATTTAAACAGTAAAATTTCATTGTCATTATCTAGATTATATAATAACAACAAATAATGAAAAACACGATATATTATATTTTATTTGCTGTAGCCATAGCATTTTTAATATGCGTATTTGCAGTAAAAAAGGAAGGGTATTCTTACCATTTTGGATTTCCAACATGGGGCGCGGTTGATAATACATTAACAGGATACGGTATAAATCCTTTCATGCCTGGTCCTAGGTATACAGGTAGATATTTTCCAGGACCCCCAGGATCTTATTTTCCAGGGCATTATCATCCAATACCGGGTGCATATGGAGGAAGACCTTATTATGCTACAAGTATTCTTCCTTATCTTACAGACAGATGCTATACATCTTCTAGATCTGACGACTGTGTACCTGGATACAAAAGTATAAAGGTTGGTGGCAGAGATGATAGACGGTTAAATATGACAGGTGAAAGGTCAGAAAAAGGACAATTCAAATGTTGTAGAAGATTTTATTAAATATTTTTCTTTGATATCAAAGAAAAAATAATTTACGCAACAAGTAGTAGAATCATACGAATTAATTTGCAAGATTAAAATAGCGGAAGATGTGTTATGTTATAAACAAACATTGACACCACCCGGTGGTATAATATAGAGACCATATTTTTTTTAATTTATAAAGTAAAGATGTCAATTAGAATTTATTATACCCCCATATAGTTTTAAAATCGTTTTTATTAGCTACAGTATCACATTTTTCTTCATCTACAACGAAAACCTTTGATATATGCTGAGCAGTTTCGTCTTCAGCGATTATAGTTGCTTGAATGTCAATAACGTCTCCATGTTTTATGTTAAATGTATGGAAATATGCTTCAAATCCCATACCATCATATTCTGGTTTAGTATTTATCTGATACGCTTCGAATGCTTTTGTTCGTATCGTAGCGCCATTAGTTATAATTCTCGCAGTTGCTTTACCACTTTTGAATTTTTTAGTCATTGAACCATATAAAAATAAATTATTACAACCCTGGGTTGCTACACCTAATGTTCCAGGAATTATAAATTTTGGGATTTGAGTAATGTTTCTACTTTCCAATGGTTTCAAATCTTTAAGGTCAAGTTTAGGGGGTTCATTTATAACTGGAGAAATCATATATAGAACTACAACTAGTAATCCTAGAATCGAAACTAAAAACACAGTTCTATATTTGGTGTCAATCATTTTAAAAATACTTATTAAACTTTTTATTTATTTTAACCAACCAATTAATTCTATAAATTCATTAAAATTCATTAAACCATCTTCGTTTTTATCAAACATGTCAAATGTGTTGTCGTCGTGTCTAATTTTGTTATCATCAAGTAATTTTTCAAAAGATGTGTATGTCAAAGTTTTATCTTTTGCATATGTTTTGAATATTTCATGAGCTCTTACAAGCAATCTACATGTATCACGGCCATAAAATTTAGAAAAATTATCCTTACTCAACCACCAGTCGCGTAGCTTTTCAAATGATAGTTTATCTATTTTATCAGTGTCATAATAATCAAAAACTGCATTTGTTACAGCTTCATCTACACATCTGATATCTGGTGCATGATCTGCGATTTTTCTCATTAAACAGCTAAAATCTTTTTTATCAAGATACCCGTCTTTATTAGAATCAAAATTATTGAATATAATATTCAAGAATTCTAACTCTTCATCTCTATTATATATAACATCATGCTTCATACTTCATTTATATTTATAAAATATAAATAATATTGACAAAACTTGTATTTAAGTAATATAAATTTATTGTTGTTCAAATTCTTTAGAATACATATCAGGTTTTACTTTACTATTATCCTCATAGTTGGGATTTCTATTTTTTATGTCTCTCATAGAAGCATATCTTGTTCCGTTTTTAGGAGTATAAAATTTTGCGACATATTTTTCTTCGGATCCGGTGGTTCCTTCTGTTTGTTGTTTATCATCCTTTTTAGGTCTATAAAATTGTCCGACAAGTTCGAATGTTCCTTCTGTTTGTTGTTTATCATCTTTTCTAGTCTTAAAAAAGTTTATTACATTGTTGGTTTTTAATACCAGGGTTTTTAAAATGCTGACATTTTTGTATTCATGTAGATAGCTGGATACGGAAAATCCGACTATAAAACCTAGTAGTGCGTTTTCGATCATTATTACGATATACTATTTAATTACGATAGTTTTAAATAAATTATTTATTATACAAATACAAATAAAAATGGGTAAAGATATAATAGATAAATATACATATCTTCATTTTGCATCTGGTATAATTGCATACTTTTTTAAATTATCATTGGTTGAATGGTTTGTATTACATACTATATTTGAAATAATAGAAAATACGACGATGGGTATGTATATCATCAACGAGTATATAACAATTTGGCCTGGAGAAAAGAAATATGAAGATTCGCTTAGTAATAATATCGGAGATACTATAGGTGCTATATTAGGTTGGTTATCTGCTTATTTAATTAGTTGTATTTAATTTTTTTTGATTATGGAAAATCATAATCAAATATACTAGTTTTGTATCCACGATATATTTATATCGTAGTCTTCTATATCCCCCGTAAAAGACTTAATTTTTACAATATAATCTTTGGCTCTTTTCAAAGCAATAGAATAGCTATTATGTGATTTTTCTGGAACGAGAATTGTATTAGTTTCATAGTCATTCATGGTATAATTGAAGTGATATATTGGCATTTATTTATTAATACAATTTCGTATTAATAATTCAATTTTCATTACTCATCTTTTACAATAAAAGGGCAATCGTTTATGGTTGATTCGTCATACAGTTCAATAATTTTATAAAAATTGGGATCATACCCAAGAATCATTCTACGGCAACAAGGTTTTTCTAATCCCATTTCATCTAGAACTTTCATTATAATATCATGAGATTTTTTATGTACAGTCGCGTATTTTTCATAATACTCGTCTTTCATAGTATTTCCACACGAAAAACACAATTTAGGAGGACCCATCATTTTTAATTCTTACATTTACTAACTGTTCAAATAGTGATTTTTAAATATCATATTTTTATAGAGTTTTAACATGGTTTGGATAAGACACAATCTCTTTTGTTCTTTTGGTTCCCCACATGGGTCTAGGAAACGAATAAGAAGTGTATTCACGAGATTCAATTACATGCCTGTTAGTGAGAGGGTATACTTTATAATGCCCCCCGCCTAGAACTTTACGTCTTCCTAACCCGGTAGGATGAGTTTCTGTAAATTTATTATCGTATAACGTTCCTTTAGGTACTATCTTGAATCTTTGTTCATAATTTAAAGGTTCTTTTGAATAAAGGTGTTTCACAGTTGATGGAGCCATAGGTTCGCGCCTCATTTCTACCTTTTTTATAGCAGATGTAGTAGGATGTGTGGTGGTGATATTTTTATAATTACAACGACCATCTTCGGGTATCAATTGAGATTGTTGATTATGCGCACAAGAATGGTTGTGTAAAAAATTACGCGGAGAAGGACCTCCTGTTTGATAATTAGGAAGAGATTTATTCATATTATATTTCAGCAACAAAATATAATTTATAATCTAAAGAATAGTTTTGTTATTTATAACATGAAATTAAAAAACCACGAACTTCCAACTGTAAGTTTATGCACACCAACTTATAACAGACGCCCTTTCATACCTTATGCTATAAAATGTGTATTACACCAAGATTATCCTAAAGATAAAATCGAGTGGGTAGTAGTAGATGATGGTTCAGACAAAGTTGAAGATTTGTTTTTAAATAATGAAGATTTGAAAGATATAAATGTAAAATATTTTTATTACGAAGAAAAGATGAATCTTGGTAAAAAGAGAAATCTTGTTCATACAAAAACAACAGGTGATATATTGATTTATATGGATGATGACGATTATTATCCTCCGGAAAGAATTTCACATGCTGTAGAAAAATTATTAGAAAACGATAAATACCTAATGGCAGGATCAAGTAAAATGTATGTATGGTCTAGTTTTCATAATAAAATGTTTACTCTTGGTCCTTATAGAGAAAACCACGCTACGGCAGGAACATTCGCTTTTAAACGAGAGTTGCTGGAAAAAACTCGATATAACGATTTATCATCTATTGCAGAAGAAAAGGAGTTTCTCAAAAATAATAAAATTCCTGTTTTTCAATTAGATGCGGAAAAAGTTATTGTTGTATTTTGTCATCATCAGAATACATTCGATAAACGACAAATATTAGACCAACCAGGACAATTTGTAAAACCTTTGGATAAATCGCTCGAGGATTTTATAAAAGACGAAGAACTCAGGAATTTTTATGGAGGAAAATACGATAGCGATATAGTAAATTACGATGATGGTTATATAAATAACAAACCTGACGTTGTAAGTGAACTTGAGAGACGAAAAACGGACCCCAATTTAATGATGGTTAACGTAAAACAATATAATGGTTCTAATATTGCAATGCCTTTGTCCAATCTTATAGAATCTGTTCCTCAGTTTCAGAAAATGATTAAAGATAGAGACGTTGAGATCGAAAAGTTAAAGTTATATGTTAAAACCCAAACCAATATTATAAATTGTCTGAGAAAGTAATCAAATCGAATACAAAATGTCATAAAAATGACATTTATCTTGTATAAAATTCGTAATTACAGAATCAATAAGTAATCAATAAATTATAAAATAATTGAGATATACCATAAAGTTTTAAACTTTATTCAAATATGAATACCCAAAGGCTTAAGGCGGATAGCTATATTTTAATTCTAGGAGACGAACACGTCGAAAGTAGAAAATCTATATGCGATGCAGCATGTAATTATTTAACTACAAAATTAATAGTATATGAAGATAAATTTTCAAATATATGTTATAGTCATAAGATAGTTTGTACGGGTAGTAGTTATACAACTAAAAATAAACACATTTCACAAATAATGAAAGATTATTTAGTAGCAGGAGGGCTTCCAGAAGATTCGATTATAATAGAAGATAAAACTAAAGACGCTATTTCAAGTATAATACGATTTAAGAATATGCTTATTGAAAATAATATAATAGGTTCGAGAACATTTGGTGGATTTGTAAAGGAAATAATGATCTGTAGCCCGGATCACAAGAATTACAATGACTATTATGTAATAACTCGTAAAATATTTGAAAATTATAATATTAAGATAAAAGGTCTTGTCCCGTTAGCCGGGCGCACCTTGTCTTCTTCTAATTCAGTCATTAAAAATATTTACAATATAATTCTAAATAACGAAACTGAAAATATATACGATGAAACTACTCGTCCTGAAAATATGTATGATGAAACTACTCGACTTCATAATATATATTATGAAACTTGTTATAATTTAGCATAATTATTCTAAATGATTAGTCCTTTTTTCACTTTAACAGGTGAAAAAAATAATTTATATTTTTCTAACCAGTACTGCCAAATCCACCTTCACCTCGCTCTGTATTTGACAATTCTTCTACTGTTTCTATATCGACGTCAATTAATTCATTCTTTCTCAAAATAAGCTGAGCTATACGCGTTTGGGGTTTAATCAAATTGTTTTTCCAACATCTATCGCAATACTCAGATGCTTTATTTTGATTGTCAAGATTTAATTTAATATTAATAGGAATAAGAGCGATGATTAATTCACCCCTATAATCAGAATCAATGATACCAGTAGAATTAACTAACATCCACCCTTTTTTATGAAGAGAACTTCTAGGGTGAATTTCAAGATAATACCCTTTAGGTGGTTGAACTGCTAATCCCGTCTTCCAGTATACAACATCTTTGCCTTCAGTATAATCTCCCGTGGTTGCTAAATCCAATCCCACGGATCCTGGTGTTTCTCTAGTAGGGATAAGAGCATTCTCATTTAGTTTCTTGAATTTGATAGCGTTAGACATTATTCGGTGTTATATATTACAATGTCAATTTGTATTTGATTATCAAATACAAATTGATGTTATCATTTTTTTCTATCTAAATAACGCCTAGCATTTGATTTATGCGTAGTGTTATATTCTTTAACATTATCTATAACATTAATACCGTCATCTATCGTATGGATTATCTTTTTAATACTTAGTCTTTTCATAACATTTAAACAGTCCTGGCATGGGGATGATTCTTTATACTCAAAACTACTATTTGTTCTTGCTATGTATATCTTTGTTCTATTGAAAATTTTGTCAACCCGTCTATCACGTGTATAATTATTTTGATGATAACCAAATGTCTTAAGAACATCTATAATTGCCGCCATTTCTGCATGACATGTACATCCTATTTCATCTTGTCCATCTGGTGTTTTTGTTCGATTCTTGTAATCATTATACCCTCTCCCTATTATTTTACCAGAAGATACCGCTATAGCCCCGTGTTGCGTCCTACAAGGTGATTTCAACGCTTCGATCTGAGCAACAAGCATATAACTATGGTCTCGTTTGCTAGTCATAGTTCAACGAGGTATTATCGTTATCTTTATACACACATAAAGATATTTTTTTAAGTTTTTGTTTTTGAGTATCGTAGGCTATAAAAACATAAAAATCCAAAATTCAAAGATTATTTCGTAAGATTAGAATGAATATATTTGAAAATTTATATTTGACAGATATAATATATGATAATTATATACTATTATTGGTAGTATTTCCTGTTATATTGATATCAATTGGAGCTTTTGTATTAAAATATTGCGGTATCAATGTAAAACCCTCTAAAACTTATAAACTACCCAAATTTCGCAGAACAAATGAAAAGGATGGAAAATTTTATAAATGGAAAGTCGTTGAAGATGATGAAGATGAAATAATATCATTTATGGGTTCAAAAAACAATAAAAATTTGTATGATTAATTAACAATATGATAGATATAACTTTTGTTATAACCTTGGTTTGTTTTATGTTAGTTGCTTTAACTTATGGTGTATACCGGTTCGTTACAGCTTCTTCGGATGATAACTGCAAGTACAATAAACTTTCAAATAAGAATAATCTAGTTACATCGGCAGATGCGATTGATTATAACGTATTTGTTTATAATCACTATAACGTCCCTGTGAATGTTGTTATAGCGTCAGAAGACAATGGAAAAGTTGGCATTGACGTTGCACCCGGGCAAAAACAGGGTATGAAAAATAGTGATGTCAGAGATTATCTCAAGAAAGGAAGTGTGGTTGAAGTTTATACCACTAAAAACCCTAAGCGTGTAGGTCATGATGAACATCACAATAACCCACTATTGATAGGAAAATCGGAACTAGTAGTTCAAGAAGATAGAACGTTAAAAGCTATTCATGTTGGAATGAATACCGGGCATGAGGATTTGAGTATGGCTGGTGAAAGCACAAAGAGCACTCTTGGTACAGCTATACCTCGAGTGAGACTTGTAAATACAATGCCTAAAGTATTGACACTTACTATCGGTTCGGATACTGTAAAAATTCTTCCAAATTCATCGCATTTATATTATGGTGAAAATCATATGGGTATTCACTTGGGGGTTATAGTTAGAGACCAAGAGAAACATTTGCGCGATTATGTTATCGATAAACCAATCACAGACCTTCACCTTGGATTAATTTCGGATGTTAATGTTCCTCTGTTTAACGGGTCGAAATTCGGAGGAGACTTTGATGACACTGTTGACGTTCCAAATCATGTAATGGAAATTTACGGAGTGGGCGGCCCTCATAACGGAATGTTTGCTGATCGAAGTTATATACCTTAATAAATCAAAAAAAATAAAATGAAGTATTTTTTTACAAACTTTGTAAAAAAAATACTTTTCTACCAAAAGCTGATAAATCATGTCTTACGTTAAGGTTTCTGAGAACATTTACTTTGGATTACATCCAAGTATCGTTTTCCCCGAACCTTTTAATTTGGGAGAAAATTCAGTCTTTATTAATTTGACCGAGGCGAACGAATTTCCTGATTACAAGACCAACATAGAGACTTTCTCTTTTCCTATTATCGACCGAAAAGTTCCATCTCGGCAAGTTTTAGTTGAAATACTAAAACAGATTTTGACCGAAATGGCTGTTAATAAAAAGATTTACATATTTTGTAAAGGCGGACACGGTCGATCTGGTACGATTGTCTCTATTTTATACGGGCTTGTTAATAATCTCGATGGTAAAAAGTCAATGGAAATTATCAATGGTATGTGGAAAGTTCAGAGAGACATGTCTAAGCTTAAACCCGTTGTTAAAAAGCTCGGGTGCCCTCAGACAAAAATTCAAAAAGACACGGTGGTTAAGTTCTTGCAGAATATACCTATTGATATATACGAAAAATTACTGTCGTATCATATTCAAAGGGCACTGGAATTGTCAAAAATCATGAGTGGAAACACTACCGCGCCTTCTGTAGAAGTTGAAGAAGAAACACCTCCTAAATTTCTCAGGATAAACGACCCTGCCAAGATAAAAAAGCTTGGTAGGACAAAACCCCGGGTACTGGATATCGACAAAAACAAGCTGAAGGGGATAATATTCGGGCACGCGTTGGGGGACGCTCTCGGCGCGCCTCACGAGTTTCGGCCTTATGGTAATTACGATGGAACGCTCACACACCCGATCATCAGAAACTCGATGTACCACGGGCACCAGGTGTCGGCCGTGGGGCAGGTCACGGACGACACGGAAATGGCGATGTGCCTATACGAAACGGTCATGGGCGGCTACACAAAAGACAGGGCCGTCTTAGAGTACATGGCGTGGGTGAATAACACACACGACCAGACGATTACAGGGGTGGCGCCTTTCGCCGGCAACAACACACGGGCCCTGTTCGTCATAGGCAAACGCTCCAACCCTTCAGTCAAGCTATACCAAAGAAGGTACGACAAGCACTTCGATACGCAAGAAAAGAAAGACAAGGCCCAATCAAACGGGGCGTTGATGCGAAGCTACCCGCTGGCCTTCGAATACGACGAGGCCCATATCAAGGAGGACGTTTACCTAACAAACCCAAACAAATTATGCCTCGAAGCTGAACTGCTTTACCTGGAAGCAATGGGTATGGCCATAAAAGACACACCAAAGGACACGATAAAAAGCACAATCCGGGGCAAAATAGAAAATGAGCACCTGCGGTCGGCATTCGTTCAGGCGGCGAATAACGAGCACCGGGACGTGACCAACAACAGGGGATGGGTGGTCCACGCGTTTTACTGCGCGTTCTGGGCGTTGTTTAACTTCGAAAACTACAAGACGGCCATAGATTCTGTGATCTGTTTAGGCCCCGAGCCCGGCAGACCGGCAAAAATCGCTCTGAGCGGGAAGCAAACAGGCGTACTTGTGGGCGACACCGATACGAACGCCGCGATAGCTGGCGCCCTGCTGGGGGCCTTCTACGGGTTTACGGAAATGACAGAAGACAGAGTAACCAAAAGCAACATGAAAACCTTACAGCAGTGCGATCCGAATACGGGCGGGATCAAAAGACCCGGAAAGTACTCTATGGGGAATTTCGCAAAATCTTTCATGGATTGATTCGGGTAAACCGTTCACAATCGCGGCTAGACCGCCACTTTTTTGGAGTCAGGCCCTCATAACGGAATGTTTGCTGATCGAAGTTATATACCTTAATAAATCAAAAAAAAATAAAATGAAGTATTTTTTTACAAACTTTGTAAAAAAAATACTTTTCTACCAAAAGCTGATAAATCATGTCTTACGTTAAGGTTTCTGAGAACATTTACTTTGGATTACATCCAAGTATCGTTTTCCCCGAACCTTTTAATTTGGGAGAAAATTCAGTCTTTATTAATTTGACCGAGGCGAACGAATTTCCTGATTACAAGACCAACATAGAGACTTTCTCTTTTCCTATTATCGACCGAAAAGTTCCATCTCGGCAAGTTTTAGTTGAAATACTAAAACAGATTTTGACCGAAATGGCTGTTAATAAAAAGATTTACATATTTTGTAAAGGCGGACACGGTCGATCTGGTACGATTGTCTCTATTTTATACGGGCTTGTTAATAATCTCGATGGTAAAAAGTCAATGGAAATTATCAATGGTATGTGGAAAGTTCAGAGAGACATGTCTAAGCTTAAACCCGTTGTTAAAAAGCTCGGGTGTCCTCAGACAAAAATTCAGAAAGACACGGTGGTTAAGTTTTTACAGAATATACCTATTGATATATACGAAAAATTACTGTCGTATCATATTCAAAGGGCTCTGGAATTGTCAAAAATCATGAGTGGGAAAGTTACCATGCCTTCTACGAAAGTTGAGCCTTCTGTAGAAGTTGAAGAAGAAACACCTCCTGAATTTCTATTCTTTTGGAGCCACAACACCGACACTGGCTACTTGAGCAATTGGTACAAGAGTTCATTTTCCATTGACGGTATTGATTTTACCACAGTCGAAAAATACATGATGTATTCCAAGGCGAAATTGATGGGAGACGAAGAAATCGCAAAGGAAATTCTCAGGATAAACGACCCTGCCAAGATAAAAAAGCTTGGTAGGAAAGTTAAGAACTGGGACGAGGATCGCTGGGTAAATAACAGAGAACGTATTGTATCAGAAGCTTTGTTTGGCAAATTTTCCCAAAACGAGGAGCTAAAGAAAAAACTTTTGAAAACAAAAGGTTCAATTCTTGTTGAGGCGGCCCCAAATGACAAAATATGGGGTATAGGAATGCGCTCGACGAACAAAAATGCTACTCAGCCTGAAAAATGGAAAGGTTTAAATTTGCTGGGAAAATGCCTAATGGCGACCAGAGATAAACTTGAATAAAATATCTTGCGTTTGTTTATTTTATTATAAAAAAATTTACTCGTTAGAGTAAAATTGTAATTCATTAATGTGATTATTTACAGTCGTTTACAGACAAAGAGTATAGTTTAGAATAAATATCGAGTGTTCTTGCGGAAGCATCAGTTGCGTTAGCGATAAACTGAGGCATCCACATATATGGAATAGGATTTTCGTTAGGAAAAAGTTTATCAAATATAGATTTGTAATATTCCTTCTCTGTTGTATTATTCGCGGCCGTAAATTCCTTTATGATATCATACCATGACCTCTCTTGTTTGCTAACACCGTCGCTAAACGCCTCTTTTGTTCTGAACAAAATATCATATGGTAACAAGTCTGGATTAAGGTCGTGAATAATTTCTCTGATAAGATATTTTTCACATTTAAAGTTGTATGCGTGATCTCTAATATCACAATCAATTGACAAATAATTTTGAACAAACATTTTATCGAGAAATGGCGTTCTAGCTTCTAGTCCATGAGAAGAAATACTTCTATCCGACCTCAATACATCAAAATAATGTATATTGGATAACAATCTTCTACATTCCTTATCAAAAGCAATTGGATCCGGTGCTTTATGAAAATATAGGTATCCTCCCATAACTTCATCCGAACCATCACCGTTAAATATAACCTTTGCTTCACTCTGTTCTTTTATCTTTTTACAAATAAGCCAATTAAATATACTTGCTCTAACTGTAGTGGTATCATAACTTTCTATAGCGTATATTACTTCTGGTATAACATTCAACATTTCACTTTCACTAACAATAATATTATGGTGGATACTTCCGATATGATCTGCCACCTTTTGTGCGTATTTTAAATCCTCGCTTCCTTCGAGACCTATACTCCATGTATGGAGTTTTACTCCATTGGGAAGACACTGTTTTACAATAGAGGCTACTAGACTGCTATCTAACCCTCCCGACAAAAGACACGCAATCTCTCTTTCCGTATTTTCCACCCGTTTCTTTACAGCATTATATAGAGATGTGTAAATACGATTACGCATTTCCGCGTACTCTTCGATTTCGCGATTTAGTGATATATTAGAAAATATAGTAGGTTTATAAAAAGATTTGAATTTAGGTGCGGAAACCTTATGTGTCTGTTCAAACATCATGTAATCACCCGGAGTAAATTGTACAACCTTTGACGTTTCATTTGACAATTGAGTCAATTGTTTCATTTCAGATGCTAAAGCAATCCACTTTTTATTTTGTAAAATAAATAAAGGTCTAACTCCATATTGATCCCGAGACGCGTATATTTTGTTATACCCATCTCGTGTATCAACTAAAACAAATGCAAATACACCATCTAAAATCTGGAGAGTTTGTTCTATACCATATTTTAAGTACAAATGTATAATAGATTCACAATCAGACTTACTATATGTAGTTATATCAAGAGTTTTAATTATTTCTTTATGATTATAAATTTCTCCATTACAGATTAAATAAACACCGTTTATATTAAATGGTTGATTAGCATTATCAAACTCTTCTTTGGTATTCCATCCATTTATAGCAAGTCTATGAAATCCTAGTTTTATATTAGACACGCTCGCAAGATGACTATATTCAGGACCCCTACCTTTACCAATATTAAAACAATATTCTACTTTTTCATCGTCTATTTTGTGGTCGCCAGCTATCATAAAAATACCACACATATTATTTAATTATAGATGCTGTTTTAAATTGAAAAAAGTAAATTATTTAAATTAATTGATATTACCAAAAGAAGTAAATGAAATTTCACAACTCGAATTTCTTAATGAATTAACGTAATTTAACTAAATTTACTACTAATAATAAAACCTCCAAATTCCTTAGTGTATAAGAGATAAATGTATTAAACTCAGGCGAAATATCCGAAACATTGGTACCCCAAGCTAAATATCTTTTTTACCTGTAAAAGTAAAAAAACTATTTGTTAGATTATTATTTTATAATACCCTAAGATTAAGATCTTTAAGATTAACAAGATTACTCAAAGGTGAAAGGTCCGAAACTTGGGTAAGTCTAAGATCAAGATCTTTAAGATTAACAAGGTTTCTCAAAGGCGAAATATCCGAAACTTCGGTACGTCTAAGATCAAGTTCCTTAAGATTAACAAGATTTCTCAAATGTGAAATATCCGAAACTTTGGTATTATAAATTGGAAAACTCTTCCTAGTGTATAATAATTATAAAAATATTTTATAATCATATAAAATATAATATTTACTTAATATAGCATAGAAGACTAAATATGATTTACATTAATCTCAAAGACCCTATAAAAGCTAACTCGTTCGCTTTAGCAGAGCTTGCTATAAAAATATGCGAAGAAAATAATCGCGATGACGGAGATCGTATAACAGATGAAATGTTAAGTGGTGATAGAGAAAACGTTATAACTGTATTTAAAAAATATTTTAGTAATTATGTTGTATTAAATTAATTTTATTTACTTGTAAATAAAATATATAATTAATCTTCGCTTTTATTAGTTCTAAATTCTTTAGCTATAGGGAATCGCGGAATTCCATCTTCTGAATACTCTTGAAACTTTACTGTAAGCCATCTACCAATATATTTATTTCTATTTTTATACCATTCCTTCTTTTCTTCTCTTGTTCCTTTAGGCTTTGCAGAGAATACAGTATCACCGGATTTAAGTCTCCATACAAAATGTTCATTAGATACACCATCATCTAGTTTACAATCTACAATTTGGTATTCCTCGTCAATAAAATTTTTATACTTTCGCATATCATTACTACGTTTACCTACTTTATAGAAATTATTAAAAGAACGAAGGACAACACCTTCGTATCCTTCTCCTGCATATTTATCATGATATTCGGAAACATCTTTAACATCGCATACTGTATGTATTGGAACTTTAATTATACGTTTCTTTAGTTTTTCGGGAACGGCTTCAAAAAAGTTATCTAATAATCTAAAACGTTCAGTTTGTGAAAATTTTCCAGATTTATCAACTAAATCAAATACGTGAAATTGAATTTGATCTTCAAGTTCATGAGGTTCTGTTCTAGCTAAACCGCATATACTACAAATCGTAGAAAAACGCTTATCATCAGGCATTGGAATTTTATTTTCATCCATTAATTCAAGAGCATATAATTCTCCGTCTAAGCCATCAAGAATATTAATTTTATTCATATCTATCTGATTGAAAATATCCCGTAAAGATTTGAACCATGGATACTGTTTTCCACTATTTGATGTAATGAGAACTTTACCGTCTGTAATTCTAACTATTGCACGCCAACCATCTAATTTAGGTTGACAGTAAAAATCTGAAGATTTAAGTGTCATGTTTTTACCCTTACCTTCCGTTTTATAAAAGTATTTCAATACTTTGTCCTTTACACTTCGAGGATCTTTTTCATCTTCTAGCTCCCATACCTGAGCTTTCATAGGAATTAATACATCTTCGTTCGTATCAACTATACACGAATCCCCTTTTCGTCGCGTGATTTTTTTACTCTCTCTAGCTCCTATTGCCGCACCGGTATTTATATTGTGACCACCGGATTCTAATTTGGCTTTTTTAACCTTTTCGTATAATTTCAAACCTTCTTTATCATCTTTTGCTGGGTGATAATCTTTATCTATATGTTTAACCCATTCTTTATTAGCCTCAGCCCATGCTTGTTCTTCCGGGGTCGTTTCATTCTTTTTTCCTATTGATTTTCCTTTAAATTCTCTCTTGGACTCTACTTTTTTACCACTTACTAGACCATGTTCCCTGTAAACAACATTTTCTATTATTTTACATTTCCAAACTCTTTCCTTTCCTTTCGAATCTATAGAGTATAGTGATGGAAGCGTTTTTGTCATGATTCATTCAATATTTAAACTAATAAAATAAATCAAATAAAATAAATTCGTTTTTATTATTTTGATTTATTTTGTTTAATAAGATAAAATGCAACCACAACGAGTGGATACTTTACCACATGAAGTCTATTATTACAGGCACCCTGATCCATATTTACAACCGGGACAATCACGATATCATAATCTTGGATTAAACGGTCATTTACAATTTCAACCTGGTATTCAATGGGGTGGACATTATCCCGGTAAATATCGAGGAAAACTTGGAGATTATGGACCAAGGCAAACAACACCAGACCAAAGAAATTACGTTTATCCTCTGGACAAAGACTTACATGACTCTTATCATCAAGCAACGAAGGCCGGTAAGACGACTCATTTTGTAGGATGTAATTTTCCACATGACAGGCGTCACAAGTCTCCAGAACTTACAGCTAAAAAGTAAATATAATTTTATCCTTTTACAGGGATTATCATTCAAAACCATTGTCTCTATAAAAAATATGAATTTAAATCATACCATAAGAAATGCGATAATTTAAAAACTATTGAGGATGGTTGCTATTGGTGATATAGTTTTAAAATATTTAATTAAAAGAAAAATTTTGATATAATCAAATAGTTATAATGAACCCTCATTTATCAAAAAAAACGACAAACAAATGTTCTACAAGTATTTGGATAAAAAAAGTTGTTATTTTGAATATGGTTCAGGTGGAAGTACTTATCAAGCAAGCTTAAGAGATAATATTGTAAAAATATATTCAGTTGAAAGTGACGTAGTTTGGCAAGAAAAACTTAAACAAAATGTCAAAACTAATAATATTACATATATAATGAATGATATGGACACTAAACCCAATACATGGGGACACCCTGGTAAAAATGCCACTGATGTTCAGAAAAGAAAATATAGTGATCATATAAGAAGACTAAGTAAAGAAGAGTTAAATCAAATTGATACATATATTTTTTATAAAATCAAGTTTCGCCTTATTTCCACTACCAATAACATTGCAATTTTTTTTAAATTTTGAAGGGCATAAAATATCCACGTATTTTCTCATTTCATTATATAATATTAATCTTTGTCCTCCTCTGTCATGACGTGCTATTAAACTACATTTATTTTCTTTAGTGGCAATATTTTTTATATATGTATTTTCTAGATAAGTTATTATATTTCTATCTTTATCATTAAAATTATAATATGGATAATAACACATCCATAGGGGTAATCTAAATTGTTTCTCCTTTTTATTTGAATACTTAAAACCTAAGATAATATCAAATTTACTTTTTAATAATTCAAGATTGTTATACGGAGGGTATCTATCTAAATTTTCACCATAGAAAAATATTTTAACAGTACTATTTATTTTATCAATATTGTTAATATTTCCCATACAAGAACTTATTAAGATATCTGGATTACTATAAGGATTTATTTCTTGTAATTTTATATTTAAATTTGTTTCTATAAAAGTAGTAATCCATCTGTCTTGACATTCCCCACTATTAAACCAAAAATTTACATAACCTATTGTTTTCATTATAAATATTTCTGTTAATTATTTATATATTTTGTTTATATTTTGTTTATATTTTAAATATAATACATTATAATTACAATGTGTACACCTATGAATATAAGTAAATCAGATAATTTTAATTCTACTACCGTTTGACTTATAATTATAGAACCATTTATACGTTTCGATTAAACCGTCGTGTAGTTCTGTAAATTTAAATTCAGGATACATATGTTTGAATTTTTTGTTTGAAACAGTCTTTCTCAAGCACCCGTCGCTTTTTGTTGTATCCCATGACAAATATTTAGTGGGGATATTCATAACATTTGCTATAGTTTCAATAACATCCGTTATAGGTAATTCTACATCATTACAACAAATGATAGGTTCCGTGCTATCATATCTGTCCCCGAGAAGCACTTCGCATATAATTCTTGCAAAATCGGGTGCGTATAAAAATTGTCGCAAAGGTGTACCGGTTCCATAAGCTACAAAGCTTTTATCATCATTTTGCAGATTATTGTGAAACCTATGCATAACCATAGGTATTAAATGACCATCATTTAAATCAAAATTATCATAAGGGCCATACAAATTCACTGGAACCACGCATATATATTCTCTACCGTACGCATTATTATAATTTCTACATTGAACTTCTAACATTCTCTTTGCATAAGCATAGCCAGAATTAGAATGATGAGGAGGTCCAGAATGAATCATTGTTTCATCCATAGGAAACTTCTCAGGATTTGCTGGATAGATACACGACGATAGGCAGAAAATTCCCCTGTTAATATTACATTCATTTGATGCTTCAAGAACGTTCTGATTGATTTTTATATTGGAATTAAACATTTCAACATTCTTGTCCATATTCTTGTAAAGACCACCCACGTTAGCTGCTAAATGAATTATGGCATCGTATTTATTCTCTTTGAAATTTCTCATTACAGCATCTCTATTCTCAAGGTTGATACCATACCTCCCATTTAAAAATACAAATTCATAACAAGGATAATTATTTGCGATATCTTTTATACACGATCCGACCATACCGGACCCCCCGGTAATACAAATCTTCATCTTATCATAATCTTGTATCATCTTTAAATACATCGTTTAAAGATTTACCATGTATACTATATACATATTACTACATTCAAAATATGAAGTTAGCATTTATTACAGGTATTTCTGGTCAAGATGGTTCTTATTTGGCAGAACTTCTTATCGATAAAGGATATAAAATCTTTGGAATTGTTAGAAGAACATCGTTGTTGTATAGCCATACAAGGTTAGATCACATCTCAGATAAGCTTAATTTGAGATATGGAGACTTGTCTGATGGTTCTGGATTATCTAACTATATCAGAGAAATTATAGATAATCATAAAGGTTTTGAAGTATTAGAGATTTATAATCTTGCTGCTCAAAGTCATGTTAAAATTAGTTTCGAGATTCCAGAATATACTTCTGACATCGATGGAATAGGCGTAATGAGATTACTTGAAATAATTAGGTCTTGTTCGGAGGATGTAAAATCAAAAATTAAATTTTACCAGGCCGGTACAAGTGAAATGTACGGAGATGTATTAGAAACTCCTCAATCTGAAACAACACCATTTAATCCTATTTCACCTTACGCCGCTGCAAAAGTTTATGCATATTACATGGTTAAATGTTATAGAGAAGGGTATGGATTATTCGCGACAAATGGAATACTTTTCAATCACGAGAGTCCAAGACGAGGTGCTAATTTTTTAACAATGAAAGTTGTTAATGCTGTGAAAGGTATAGTCGAAGGCAAACAAGAATTTGTAGAATTAGGAAATCTTGATAGTAAACGTGATTGGGGGCATGCTAAAGATTACGTGAAAGGTATGTGGTTAATGCTTCAACAAGATAAACCAAATGATTATGTGTTAGCTACGGGAAGAACGTATAGTGTTAGAGAATTTGTTGAGAAGACATTTGCTTACAAAGGTATAGTTCTGAAGTGGCAAGGAGAAGGAGAAGATGAATTAGGTATCGATGAAAACGGAATTACAAGAGTTAAAATTAACCCAAAGTACTATCGTCCGTGTGAAGTTGAATTATTGTTAGGAGACCCTTCGAAGGCGAATAAAGAACTTGGATGGGATATGAAATACGATACGCTTGATAAATTAATTGAAGATATGTTTGATTAGTAGCTTTTTTATAAATGCTTGCATAGGATTTTTTATTACTTCATTTTTTTACTCTTACGAGTAAAAAATATTTATTATATTATTTTCTTATTTTAAGATCAGTTTTTCGAGTTCATCTAAAGGCGAAACGTCCAAAACTTCGGTACCCGCAAGCTTAAGTTCCTTAAGATTTTTAAGATTTCTCAAAGGTGAAACGTCCGAAACTTTGGTCCATCCAAGATCAAGAACTTCAAGATTTTTAAGACTACTTAATAAGATACATCTTATTATTTAATATAGTTTTTTTACTCGTAAGAGTAAAAACATTTATTAGATTATTATCTTATAATTCTAAGACCAGATTTTTTTAAGAATACTCAAAGGTGCGCCAGAAACTTGGGTACGTCCAATAACAAGTTGTTTAAGATTATCGAGACCCGCTAAATATGAAACGTCAGAAACTTTGGTACCCCAAAGATTAAGTACTTTAAGATTAACAAGATTACTCAAAGGTGAAATATCCGAAAGCCCGCGGCAATGCCAAAGATCAAGTTCCTTAAGATTTTTAAGATTACTCAAAGGTGAAATGTCCGAAACTTGGGTATTACTAAGATTAAGTTTCTCAAGATTTTCAATATTACTCAAATGCGAAATGTCCGAAACTTGGGTATTACCAAGATCAAGATCCTCAAGATTTTTAAGATTTTTCAAATGCGAAATGTCCGAAACTTGGGTATACCGAAGATTAAGTTCCTTAAGATTTTCAATATTACTCAAATGCGAAATGTCCGAAACCCAGGTACCCCCAATCCAAAGTTCCTTAAGATTTTCAAGATTTCTCAAAGGCGAAAGATCCGAAACTTTGGTATGAGTAAACCAAAGTTTCTCAAGTTTTTTAAGGTTTTTCAAAGGTGAAAGATCCGAAACTGGGGTACTATAAAGAATAAGTACTTTAAGATTAACAAGATTACTCAAAGGTGAAATATCTGAAACTTGGGTACCCCTAAGACTAAGTCTCTCAAGATTAACAGGACCCAGAGGGTCTTTCAAAGGTGAAATGTCCCAAACTTCGGTACACTCATTAAGATTAAGTCCCTTAAGATTTTTAAGGTTTTTCAAAGGTGAAAGATCCGAAATCCTGTGGCAACCCAAGAGACAAAGTACTTTAAGATTTTTAAGACCCGCTAAAGGTGAAATATTAGAAACTCGGGTACCCCAAAGATCAAGACCATAAGCCAATAAAGGCATAGCGTTAATCATTCCGCGTAACGTATCAACTGATTTTACTGTTACTACTTCATCAGAAGTTTTCTTAACAAATTTACGAAGGTTATAAAAACGTTTACAACTCGTTGTCATCTCCAATACATCTTTTATACTCATACCCTCCATGATCGTTAAAACAATCTCATCTGGAAAATCTTTGATTGACGACATTTCATAAAGTAAATAACGAGTTAAGTATTTATAAAGTACTACTTAATAAGATACATCTTATTATTTAATATAGTTTTTTTTACTCTTACGAGTAAAAAAACATTTATTAGATTATTATCTTTTAATTCTAAGATCAAGATACCCAAGATTAACAAGATTACTCAAAGGTGAAATATCCGAAAGCCAGTGGCAACCCCAGAGATTAAGTTCCCTAAGATTAACAAGCTTACTCAAAGGTGAAATGTCCGAAACCCAGCGGCACTCACAAAGATTAAGTTCCTCAAGATTAACAGGACCCTCTGGGTCCTCCAAAGGTGAAAGATCAGAAACTTTAGTCCATGAGAGATAAAGTTCTTTAAGATTTTTAAGATTACTCAGAGGTGAAATGTCCGAAACTTGGGTTTTGTCAAGTTCAAGTTTCTCAAGATTTTCAAGATTACTCAAAGGTGAAATATCCGAAATTTCGGTACTTTGAAGATTAAGTTCCTTAAGTTTCTTAGCACCATTTTTAAGGAGAATTTTAAACATATCAGTTTCATTATCGTCTAACGAACGTCTTACAAGTTCTTGCAACAGTGTATTACTAAGATCAGTTTTGCTAATCAACATTTCTACAATTTTTACATGACCATTCTCCGCAGCATACATCAACGCTGTCTTACCTGTATTATCTTTATCGTCTATATATGCATCATTTTCCAACAATATTTCTACAATTTCTACACGACCATTCTCCGCAGCATGCATCAACGGTGTCTTACCTGTATCATCTTTACAATTCACATCTGCTATTTCACCCCCAAATATAGACGAATCCAGAAGAGCTAATACAAGTTTCACATTGTTTTCTTCTATCGCCTGTAACAAGGTATTACAATTTTGCTTGTAACAATTTTTATTATAAGGTAACGTTAAATAAGACATGATTTCCGATTTTACTGATTTCAGAATTTATATTGTAATATATTACTTGGTTTATATTGTAAATATATCGAATCAGGATGTCATTTTTTAGACGGTTAATATTTTATAATTTTCTCTTTTGAATTCAAATGAGAATTATAGTTATTGTTTATATATAATTATCAGTTTTCAAAAAGTTTCTCATTTTCTATATAAACTTCACTTTAATATGTTCATATCTTGTAAGAGGTTCTACTTATATGGTTCGGCTTAATGATCGTAGATCGAGAATTCCAGGTTACCTTTTGATGGCCTGTTTCTCGGGAGTCATTCATATATATTATTATCAAAGTTAGATTTATTTTTACTCGTAAGAGTAAAAATATTTATTAGATTATTATCTTGTAAATATAAGACCAGATTCTTCAAGCTCTTCCAAAGGTGAAATATCCGAAACTTTGGTATATCCTCCAAGACGAAGTTCTTTAAGATTAACAAGCTCTTCCAAGGGTGAAAGATCCGAATCTTGGGTATCCCAGAGCTCAAGTTGTTTAAGACTAAAAAGATTTCTCAAAGGTGAAATGTCCGAAACTTGGGTAATCCCAAGAGAAAGTTCCTCAAGATTTTCAAGATTACTCAAAGGTGAAATGTCCGAAACCGGGATACGCCTAAGATCAAGTACTTTAAGACTAACAAGCTTACTCAAAGGTGAAACGTCAGAAAGCCCTTGGCAATCAAAAAGATTAAGTTTCTCAAGATTTTCAAGATTACTCAAAGGTGAAATATCCGAAACTTGGATACGTAAGAGCTTAAGATACTCAAGATTAACAAGGTCTTTCAAAGGTGAAACGTCCGAAACTTGGGTATTACTAAGATAAAGATACTCAAGCTTAACAAGCTTTTTCAAAGGTGAAATGTCCGAAACTTTTGTACTTTGAAGATCAAGTTCTTTAAGACTAACAAGCTTACTCAAAGGTGAAATGTCCGAAACTTGGCAACCCCAAAGATCAAGTTTCTCAAGATTAACAAGGTCTTTCAAAGGTGAAATATCCGTAACTTTGGTCTGCGCGAGGTTAAGTACCTCAAGATTAACAAGATTACTCAAAGGTGAAATATCCGAAACTTTAGTCCATGAGAGACTAAGTTCCTCAAGATTCCCAGCACCATTTTTAAGGAGAATTTTAAATATTTTAGGTTTATTATATTCTAACGAACATCTTACAAGTTTCTGCAACAATGTATTACTAAGATCAGCTTTGCTAATCAACATTTCTACAATTTCTACACGACCATTCTCCGCAGCATACATCAACGCTGTCTTACCTGTATTATCTTCATCGTCTATAACATCATTTTCCAACAACATTTCTACAATTTCTACATGACCATTATTTATAGCATACATCGACGCTGTCTTACCTGTATTATCTTCATCGTCTATATATGCATCATTTTCCGTCAACATTTCTACAATTTTTACATGACCATTCTCCGCAGCATACATCAACGCTGTCTTACCTGTATTATCTTTAACGTCTATAAGTGCACCATTTTTCAAAAATATTTCTACAAGTTCTACATGACCATTCTCCGCAGCATGCATCAACGGTGTCTTATCTAAGACATCTTTACAATTCACATTTGCTATTTCACCCCCAAATATAGACGAATCCAGAAGAAATAGTACAACTTTCACATTGCCTTCTGCTACCGCCTGTAACAAGATATAAGACATGATTTCCAATTTTACTGATTTCAGAATTTATATTTTAAGATATTACTTGGTTTACCATGTAAATATATCGAATCAGGATGTCATTTTTTTAGACGCAACCGGTTTTATTGCTAAACTTTGAATAAATTCATCCTTTTATTTTATTGTATTTTGAAGTCTGTGTATCTCGTTTTTGAGTCTAAGTATTTCTTTATTCTTTTTTATAACATATTCTTCTTCTTTTTTAATTCTTGCGTTAGTACATTTTTATTACTTTTGTAATAAAAAGGTAATTTGTCAGTTATATTTTTTCGTAATTACTAATTCTTATTACATCTTTAGGAAGAGAATGTTTTATATCATCTGAAACTATAGTAAGTTTGTGATTTCCTAAAAAGGTGCAAACCGTAGATAGGCCACTTATTCCAGCCAAAAAAACATTGGAATGTATAAAATCACTTAATACATTTAAAATATCTTCATTTTTTGGGTAAACTATATAGTTTACGTTATACTTTGATAAAATATTGGTTAAAAAATCAGCGTTACCGTCTGTATGTATATAAAATATATAGTCCCTAAAATTATTTGCTAACTTTGGTAAAATATTAACAATCTTTTTATTATAACTATTAATTACATCACCTCTACCGCAAGTAATCGCATCGCCTTGTCTCAAATGAATTACAACATTTTTTTCATTTAACCTATTTTGTGGTAATTTTTCATTGATAAATAAATGTCTTATTTTTTCTATGTTTGTTATATATTTTTCGTATTGACTTTTATTTATCGGAATTCTATCAAAATAATAAGAATTATCTAACGAATACAATATATCACTATCATAATTATTTGGTATTTTATACACTTCATGCGAATGTATTATTTTTTTGTAATTTCTTTTTACTTGATTATTAACTTTTATAAACTCTTTTACAATTTCTATAAAGTATTCTTTTACCTTTAATGAACTATTTTGATTTATATGCTGAAAATAAAAGTTTTTATTAATAAAAGCATATCCATCAAAGTAATAATTACCTACCTTATTAAGAGCCAAACAAGATAATAACCCGTGTAGTTGATGCCCCATTCCATCAACACCATGCTGTATTATAGAAATCTCTTTCATTTATATAATAAATGAAACTACTTTAGATTACTTTACTAAATTAACTAAAAACTTCTCATAAATGTTATATTGTAATTATCATTTATGATCAAATCATAGTTCTTCTTTATACGATTGATTAGCTTATCAGTATCTTTATTTATGTCTTTCCTTTTAAGATACAGGTCGAATTCTATTAATAAATATACAGGAAATATACCATCGTCAAACATTTGATTAACTACATTTACTTCGGCACCTTCTATATCCAATTTAAGCAAATCTATATGATCATGATTATGATGTTTCATAATATTTGATATAGTATCAACTCTTACAGTATCATATTCAGTTCCAAACATATTTTCTATGAGAGACTGTGATACGTAATTTTTATTAGTTTGTTTGTAAAATTTTAGTTCATCTTTCTTATTCCACAACCCAATATTCATATAATCAATTTTAGATAAATCTGGTTTTAGGTTCTTGATGTGAGTATAGTAATCTTTCTGTATTCCGCCTGTAAATGGCTGGTTATTGTTATAATACTTTTTTACTTCATCGTAATGTTTTACAGCTTTTTCTGTAGGATCTATCAACAGGATATTACAATTATATTTAGATTGAAGTGCTAAGTCAAATGATACATCTTCGCCAACGCCTCCGGAATAAACTATACTTTTCTCGTTAAGATGCATTTCTTGATGAACATACCATCCTCCATAATTTGTTCCTAGTTTATAAATTTTCATCTCTTGATTATTATTATATAAAATATTTGTTATCATATTTTTCCAACAATTTTTACTATGAACGTTTCGTTGATACCATTCATACCCAGCCATAGACATTTTCTTCCATTCTCCTACAGGAATATCTTTTATCTTTTTTAATTCTTCAGGAGACGTAATGGATATATAATGAATATTTTCAATTAGCGGTTCTGTATATGATGATACAGAAACTTCCGGTGTTATTATAGGAACAGTTCCAAAAGCCATTAATTCCACTTCTCTATGGCATTTGGAACCGTATCCTCTCAAACATAATCCATACTTAGAATTTCTTAATTTCAATAAATATTCTTCATGTGTGAATTTATGTTTAAAACCTGAAGTGCAATGATATTCTGTTAATGCATTTTTAACAAGATCACTCCCCCATGATTTACGATATTTGTTTTGGACACTGTTCTCAATATTACCTATAAATATACTTTCTATTTCTCTATCTTCGTATGATAAAATGCCATGTTCATCAAGGACCTTTTCAAGTGTAATTGGAGCTCTCGGCCAAAAAATCCAAGGTTTAACTGTAGTATTAGAATTAACATGTTTTAGAGCATTTCCTTCGGATCCATTAACATCTCCATTTCCAAGTAAAATAAGAGAACTGCCTGCAACTTCATTATTAACCCACTCAGTTGTAGGTCTATCGTAAGTTAAAATATTTGGTTCAATCCAACAATGAATAGATTTATCATTATACCTAACATCAATATCTGAATGGTGATTTTTAAACATTGTTGCTAATTCTCTATAACTATCACCTGCATGTTTTCCCATACCTCCCATTGGCTGTTTTGGTAATTTTAAAATCCATTTCTTATTAAAAACTCTAAATATAATAGCTAATATTTTATACATCTTAGCGATATTAAGGTGCTGAATAATCAGATTATTGAATTGCTTAAATGTATTTTCGTGAAAATGCGTATGAATAAATTTTAATGGAAGATTTTTATAGTAAATTTTATCATTAACTTTTGAAGAAATATTATTAGCTACTTGTGCTGACCCTTCCGGAGACAGTATAAAACGCCATCCTTGTAAATTATAGTTTTCTCCGAATTCGAAGTAAGAATATTTTTTAGCTAAATCTTCTATAGATGCCTGATCATAATATCTTGATGTTTTTGTAAATTTTACCCAATCATCTGGAACATTTTTATTTTTGACCCATAACATTCCGCCGTTATAATGACCATATTTATTCATATGATTTTGATTTATAAATGCAGGCGAAACTCCTATATCTTTAGAACTTTCATCTTGTGGAATGCAATTAAGAGTGTCTGTTATTATTATATCACTGTCAAGAAAAAGAGTATCGGGACTACTTTCCAATGCATATGAAATAACTTTAGCTTTAGTCATTTGAAAATCGCTCCATACACCTTTTCTTTCCATTTCACTTCTATTCATACCATCATATTTATCAAGCTCAACCCGCCATACAATATTTAGTTTAGGTGATGGTGTCATACTTTCTATATCATTCTTTGTTTTAGTATCAGTTATTACATAAATCTTCTCATTAGGATGAAATATAGATAAAGATAACAATAACCCAACAAGTTCAAAAGCGCATGTATATGTGCACATTGTAGAAAAACTTGATGGTTTTCTAAAAATAGATTTTACTACTTTATCCAAATCGCGTTTTACAATTGAATTGCATTGTTTTTTCATAACATTATTAACCTCATTTACTAACTCAGTCTGATTTCTATATTTTTTATTATTTATATCATATCTTGGTTCTCCGCCTACATTTATACATAAGTGTTTACGTAATGGTGAAAACCTTCCAATACCTCTATATACTTCATTTATCCAATCATCGCAAAACCAATTTATTATTTCTGGAGGGAAATAGTATCCAAATAATTCCATATGTTTTCTTGATACAAAACTTTGAGTGAGAATTCTACAGTTATTATTAATCGGTCCTGTTAAGCATATATTATTATTTGCTTTTTGAATATCGATACAGTCTACAATCCATTTTTCCGTTTTAAATTCTATATCATCTCCGCATTGAAAAAAATATTCACAACCATCATTATAAGCTAAGTTAAAAAGTTTGTTCCACATTACAGTCAGATGACCTTTTTTAACACCTTCCATATAACTAAATATTATATCGATGTTATCAGAATTTTTTGATAACATTTTTTCGAAGGATTTTTTATTTTGTTTGTTGTCGTAGATATAATCATTCTTATCGATACCTATATAAAAAGTATAATGAATATCTTCATTCGATTTATAGTATCTATCGTACGTCGATATAAAAGTTTTTAATGTGTGCTTGTATAAATAACTTTCTTCAACATTTTTCCACTCTCTACCTTTAGATGTAGCTGGTATTAATAATCCTATTTTCATAATGCTTATACATTGTTAAATTTTTAAATCAATGAAGTGCAAAAAAATCAGTACAGTAATTTTTAATATTCATCTCTAAAGATTTATATCCGTTTAACGTTTAAATGAAGTTTTCAATATTGAAAACTTCCCTGTTTGTTTCACAATTCACAATTGTGAATATCAAAACAAACCGAGAATAACAGATTCCTAAATTTTTAATTTTACAACCCATAGTAATTTAAATATTTATTAAATCGCTGTATAGAATCTTAAGTTTGAACAGGTTCCCATTTTAAATATTATTATCTCAATTTAACTTAAATTGCTGTATAGAACCTTGTGTATCATAAGACAAATACATTGATTATTGATTTCATACCCTGGAAAACATCAAACGTTGTTTTCGTGGTAGGTATTTCCCACATTTCATATATGAAATCATCATATGAACTCATCTTATGATACGTATATAGTATACGTACTCTTTAAAATACTTTTTATCATAGGCGATTCAGATAATAAAAAATGACATAATAATATTGATAATATTGTTTTTATCAGAAAATTGTATTATAATAATATTATCAATATTGTTTTTATCAGGAAAAATGTTTTCATTATTTGCTAACATGTTTGCAACGAAAAATCTCGGAGAAAACGGAACCGTTCAGCACGGATGGGGAGTTGAACCAGGTGATTACACTGAGGAAAATGAGTTTAACTCGCTAATAACTCAATTGTTTTTTCAACTTGTTCGTACTAATAATCACGAAAAGCTCGAAGACATAGCAAAGACGTTAATATCAAGAGATAAACTTACTAAAAATCAGGAATCTATTCTGGTTCGTCTTACTCTTCAAACGCGTGATATCGTAGACGGAAAGGGAGAATATCACTTGGCGTACATGCTTGTTTGGCTATGGTCTAAACTAAAACCACGGGAATATGCTGAAAAGATTTTTAAACGATTTGTTTTACCAACTGAAGTGTCACCCCATCCAATGGGATCGTGGAAAGATGTAAAATTTATATGTCATTATCTTAGCAAAAAAGAAAATAGGGATTATTGGCTTATTGATTATATTATCGAATTGGCGGTCAACACGGCCATGGAGGAATACAAGTCTCTTGAAACAAATCCGAGTGATTTATCCAAGATTTCTCTTGTTGGCAAATGGATGCCTCGTGAAAAAAAATCATGTAAATTCGGATGGATACATAAAAAGATGGCTAAAATCGCATACCCTGATAAACACGATAATCTACGCTTATGGAATAAGGTGATTACAACTCTAAGTTCAAAGACGAATACCACCGAAATTAAAATGGCTGGAAAGGCATGGAGTGAAATTAATTTCAACAATGTTCCGAGTCGTTGTATGATGTTAAACGCTAATAATTTTAATAATTCAAATAACAAGGAAGATAAGGATAGAATAGAATGCGCGGAAAACTATAAAAAACATAAAGAAAAGGCGTTGAAAAAAGATGGTAATACTAAAATTCATGGAAAACGTCTAAACGTAGGAGAGTTGGTAGAAAGAGCGTTGGTCGGAGATACAGACAAGGAAATGGTAAATCTTCAATGGCAAACTCATAAAGAGAATAACTCGGGATTAGAGAATTTATGTATAATTCCTTGTTGCGATGTATCTGGAAGTATGTATGGCAATCCGTTATATAATGCCGTAGGATTAAGTATCAGAACATCAGAAATTTGTCATCCAGCTTTCAGAGATAAAATATTAACGTTTAGCGAGATGCCAAGTTGGATTGATTTATCATCATGCGAAACATTTACAGAAAAGGTTGAGAAAATTACACATGCAGATTGGGGTATGAATACAGATTTTAAAGCTCTATGCAATAAGGTACTTTCAGATTTAGTTGCAAGTGAAGTTGATCCGGAACAAACCAAGGAGATTATACTGGCAGTTTATTCAGATATGCAGATGGATCAAGCATCGGATATTCCACTTGAAACTACATTTGAATATGTGAAGCAACGTTTCACCAAAGCAGGTATAGATAGTAAATATAAAAAACCTTATGCTTGTCCTCATATTTTATTTTGGAATCTTAGAGAAACTAAAGGGTTCCCATCCACGACTTTTGAAGAAAATGTAACATTTTTAAGTGGGTATAGTTCATCATTATTAAATATATTCGAAACAAAAGGTATAGATGAATTACGAAAACATTCAGCATATTCAATGCTTGTTGAGCTATTGAAAAACAAACGGTATGATTTTGAATAGATAAAACTTTTTACTCTTTTACAAGAGTAAAAACCATTTTCCATATTACAATTCAAATGCTGATATAAAATTTATCAATATAGCCATTATAATAATAACACATGCAACCCCAAGATTTATTTTAAAAATTTCGTTTCCCCATGACTCGGAATCATCTTTACATTTCTTGTTTTGATAATGTAATCCAATACCAATTAACGCTATAGCTGTTCCTAACAACAATGGTTGAAACATTAGACTAGAAATAAAACTCCCCATATTTTATAAATAGTTAATTTATTTATTAACCTTTTTTTCATTCAGCTTTCTTATAGTTGTTGTTTTGGATTTTACTGAATTTATCAACGTATCCAACAAAGAAACGTACATTCTATCTTTTCCATAGGTATCTGAAAGATTCTGTAATCCTGATACAGATAATTCCAATGAATGTATCAGTTCGTTAATATTATCCTTGTTCTTTTTATCTGACTCTTCAGAGAGATATTGTTTAAGCAATCCGAACGCTTTATTTATTACATCACTTATAAATCTAAACGTGGTATCACGCGATTCCCCTCTTGAAAAAAACGTGCGATATAATCTGGTTGCAAATGAAGATGTAAAGGCGGTTAAGGATTGTGTATCAATCTTTTCACCCTGTTCTATTTTTGATATAAATTTTAGTTTACTGACAATATTTATAAAATCATCATCATCATCATAATGTACCATTATTATAATAATATATAATAAATGTTAAATGCATTATTCAAGTTTATTTTTCAACAGTATAATTTGAATGTTAAACCAGATCGTATTCATTTAACTTCATGGTATGGAATGCCATCTATTGAGGATATTATATATATAAGCCGTAATATAACTTACAAATACTTTGACTTTTATATAACTTATTACGACTTTGATGTAATACCAGATGATATTACAAAGAAGATAAAACGTAAATTCAGTAAATTTGGAAGAGGAGATTTATGTAATTGGGAAATTAATAAAGAAAGTTTTTATAAATATTTGGAAAACTCTGATAAAGTTATTTTGATTTCTTTTGAAAATAAAGACTATGAAGACGAAACAAAATTAAGAGATTACCCTGATACTATAGCAGTAGGAAGTAAAATAAATAAAGATGATTATTGTATGTCTTTATTATGTTCAAGGCAAAAAACAGAAGTTCTCGAAAATAACAATTATAGAGATTTAAAACTCGGAACAGGAATTATACTAATGTATATACTTGCAAAGAATTTAAAAGAAGAGGGGTACAAGAGAATGTATATAAGAGCAGCGCATAAAGGTTTAATTCCTTATTATGAAAAATTTGGATTTAAAAAGACCGATGAACCTGATAATGCTCAAGGAATTAAAATGGTACTGGACTTGAATTCATTAAATAATCTACAAAAGAAATCAGAAGAAAATATTAATAAAATACGTGAATTTTACTATGATGGTAGAATTATAGACAATAATCCTAGTTAATTTAAGATGAATATTACTTTTACTTATATAATAAAGATATATTATATAGAAATATACTAGATAATGAGTAGTCAAATTAGACTAAAAAGGTTATTTAAAGAAGTGCGAGAAATAGAAGAGGAACCTATTGAAGGGTTAAATATATCAGGAGACGTGTGTTCTAATGAATGGACAGCAACAATAAATGGACCAGTCGGTACTCCTTATGAACAAGGAGTTTTTAATTTAAGTATATTCTTACCAGAACAATTTCCATTTGTTCCACCAAAAATAAAGTTTAAAACTTATATATATCATCCTAATATAAATAGTGAAGGTGATATATGTATGGACATATTACGTTCAAACTGGGCTCCTAGTTTAACAATTCAAAAAGTAATACTAAGTATTATATCACTAATCGCATCCCCTAATCCCAATGATCCCCTTGTTCCTGATATAGCAGAATTGTATGTAAATAATTTAGAACTATTTAATATCAATGCTGTAAATTATACTTTGAAATGGGCTAACTAAATCTTTATATATACATATAAAGATTTTGTTTTTATTGGTTTAATAATTTTTATTGGTTTAATAACTAAGATTTTTAAGACCCAGAGGGTCCTTCAAATGCGAACGATCAGAAACTTGGTTCTTCGTCTTCAGGATTAGCGTCTACTTTAGGTTTAATCTCCGTATTATGAATAAATGCTCCTTCTCTCTCGAGATTGCAAATTATCACATTTGGTTCTTCGTCTTCAGGATTAGCGTCTACTTTAGGTTCAATCTCCGTATTATGAATAAATGCTCCTTCGCTATCTTCCTCTTCGCTATCTTCCTCTTCGCTATCTTCCCCCATCATTAAGTTCGTCATCTGTATGATCTTTTTTATCAAATCTTCCCCCTCCTCCCCCACATTTGGTCCTTTGTCTTCCTCCTCTACACTCTTGGGATTGCAAATTATCGCATCATCTAAAAGTTCCACTGCGCCGTTTGCAAATTGGCGTTTCAAAGGTCTACGAGGTGTAGTCTCATTATATTTCTCTCTGAACAATTGCTTTGATTCGCTAGAAATTTTTGGCTTTCGCGGTGCATTAGATGACGTGTCATCTGTGATTGTCACCTTTGAAGGCGAAGGATTATGAGGAACACAAGACATATTGAAATATATTAGGTATTATCATTAAATGTATCATTACAATTTATTTTTCGAATTTACGAAAATAATTTTCGTTTTTTTTCTAAAATCGGTAAAATGATACTTATTGTAACGACTTGTCAAATAAATAAAGCGAATCTTTATACATATATATAAAGATCTTGGTTTATTGGTTTAATATAAAGTTATCCGATTCCACGATTCGTCCTATTCCTATTCGGATTGTCTTTTACTCTTTAGAGTACCCTTTTTGCGGCACCCAATGGACATGCGTTTCGTCGTCTCTAAGATACTCGTCTATTGTATTGGACATATTCACCCATCCGCGATAACACATGGTACTTAGTCGCTTTTCTAAGTATACAGGAGATACGCAAGATATATTTAAAAATGAATTATTAATAATTGTAATATTACGATTTATTACCATATCGTCAAAAATAAATTTCATTTTTAGAGGTCGGAAATTTATCTTATCAGGTGAATGTAAACTTGGAATCCAAAGGTTTATTTCCAAAAAGTTCCAAGTTTACTTTCAGTTGAACCAAATGGTTTACTTCCGAATATACTAGGTTTACTTTCAGTTGAACCAAATGGTTTACTTTCAGTTGAACCAAATGGTTTACTTCCAAAAGTTCCAAGTTTACTTTCAGTTGAACCAAATGGTTTACTTCCGAATATACCAAATTTACTTTCAGTTGAACCAAATGTTCCAAATTTACTTTCAGTTGAACCAAATGGTTTACTTCCGAATATACTAGGTTTACTTTCAGTTGAACCAAATGGTTTACTTTCAGTTGAACCAAATGGTTTACTTTCAGTTGAACCAAATGGTTTACTTTCAGTTGAACCAAATGGTTTACTTTCAGTTGAACCAAATGGTTTACTTTCAGTTGAACCAAAAGTCTTATTTCCGAATATAATAGGTTTACTTTCAGTTGAACCAAAAGTCTTATTTCCGAATATAATAGGTTTACTTTCAGTTGAACCAAGGGGTTTTGAACGATTTAAATTGTTTACGAAATTATCAACTTCAAAAGTTCTTGGGTAATCCATAAGATTAAAGTGAGAATCAAATCTTAATTTCATAAAAAATCTACTATGTGCTACGTTTAGAGAATACCCCATAGATGTTGTATTAACTGGTTGATAATATTTAATACCCCATTTATATACAGGATTTTCTATTAAAGAAGATTTGAAAATTTCTTCTGGTTTGAGATTTTTATATATCAATTCATGTTCTATATAAAAATTTAATCCAAATTCTATTTCATTTGCAGATGTATATGTACAGCATGATTTAATATTATCAACAACGTATTTAATAAAATCTGAAAATGCGTTGTTAAAGAACGTTTCTTTAGATTTAGACGAAATTATAATATCCATTCTGTTAAAATGTATAACAAGTTGTACCACCGAAACTCCTGTATTGGACGTGGTTATAACAGTTTTATTTGTTGGGTACATTGTTATAGGAATATATGATGGATCATATTGTTTGATATAACAAAGTGTCTCGTGTGATAAAGATGAATTATACACAACTTTTATATTACCATTGGTATATAAATCTTCTAAAAGATGACTAGTTTGGAAATAAATCATTTTAATTTGTATTTTAATTTGTATTTTAATTTGTATAAGTAGTTTTCATTTTTGTTATAAAATTTTATAAACATAAATACCGCTAAAAATATATTTACTATAGCATAATGAATAGTATATTAAATACCCCTGCTTTTGATATAATTGTAAAAGAACTTGATTTTCCTGATATATACCAATTGTATAAAGTGTTTGGAGACGTTGTAGTGTTATCAATACGTGTTAATAAATTACAGTACAAGATGATATTGTGGATATTATACGATTCAACTGATGAAGACGCAGTTGACCCAGAGTTTTGTATTAAAATGATTTCAGTTGAAATAAAAATCAATGATAATATAATTTACATACCAACATCTAATAGTTTAATATACCAGGCGTGTCGTTTTGATAATTATGAAAAGGTCATAGACGCGTTAGTAGAGGCTGGTTGTGATGTAAATCAACAACGTCGCAACGGTATAATTCCTCTACACATATCTTCAGAGCGTGGAAATATAAATACTGTAAAAACACTTTTAAAACATGGTTCAAATGTTAATCACCGTTCGCTTATTACAAGCTGTACTCCAATATTTGTAGCGTCTTATAACGGTTTTGTAGATATTGTACAACTTTTATTAGATAACGGTGCTGATGTGAATGACTGTAATATATATCGTCAAAGTTTGTTATGGGTGTCATGTTCAGAAGGGTATATAAAAGTCGTAGAACTTTTACTAGCTAAAGGTGCTATCATCAACATGTACGACATGTTGTATTTAATGTCCCCTATACAAATAGCTTGCTATAATGGTCATTCTGATATAGTGAAACTGTTAATAAAAAACGGAGCTAAATTTGATGAGTGAATATAATTGATTTTTTTTTAAAAAAACTTTACTAATTTGTCTTTTGTAATAATAAATCCATCCAAAATGAATGACATGTCTCTTTGTTATATACTCACCATCGTTGCTTCTGTTGCACTTACCATCTATGGTCTTATGGACATCCTTCGCAAACAACAGGCAGACGAACTCACTCAAAATGAAGTCATCAGTCGTCAAATCCGAGGCTTTGGTATCCTAGTCCTCGCCCAAGTTGTTCTCCTTGTAGGAGGTGCTACTTGCGCTGGTCTCTCCAGTGGGTTAGAAAAACTCATGAAAGATGTAAGTCGTCTTTTCCAGTAATTTAATTAATTTACCTTTTACACACACTTGTGTGTAAAAATATAAGTTTTACGATACTTGATTTATTTTAATTAATACTCTTACCACCACCGAATGTGGCGGTACTGTTGAAACGTCCCGTAGCGTAAACACCACCCCCATCAACAGCTATACCATTACCAATATCAAAACCCACTCCATCAATTTTCTGTACCCATTGAAAATTACCACTAGAATCAAGTTTAGTGATATACGCTACACCATTACTACCGCCAAGTTCTATACCACTAGAATCAATTAGGTCTCCACTTGAATCTTTACCACCACCGAATGTGACGTTACTGATGGAACCGTCGAAATATCCCGTAGCGTAAACATTACCTCCATCAACAGCTATATCTACACCTTCATCAATACCCGTTCCATCAATTTTCTGTGCCCATTGAAAATTACCATTAGCATCAAGTTTAGTGATATACGCTGTTGCAAAACCAACACCGCTAAGATCTATACTGTTAGAACCACTTATATCATCTCCATTTAAATCTTTACCACCACCGAATGTGACAATGTTACTGCGGTTGAAACTTCCCGTAGCGTAAACGTTACCTTGATCAACAGCTATACCATAACCAATATCACCATTCGCTCCATCAATTTTCTGTACCCATTGAAAATTACCACTAGAATCAAGTTTAGTGATATACGCTGCAACAATATTACCGCTAAGAACTATACTGCTAGAATCAATTACATTTCCACTTGAATATTTACCACCACCGAATGTGGCGGTACCAGCGACGACACCGTTGAAATATCCCGTAGCGTAAACGTTATCTCCATCAACAGCTATACCAAAACCTTCATCAACACCCACTCCCTCGATGTTCTGTACCCATTGAAAATTACCACTAGAATCAAGTTTAACGATATAGGCAAAGCCTTTATTACCACCGGCGGTACGTCCCGTAACGTAAACGTTATCTCCATCAACAGCTATATCTCTACCTTCATCAACAAATAAGACATCAATTTTCCGTGCCCATTGAAAATTACCACTAGCATCAAGTTTAGTGATATACGTTACACTCTCATCACCGCTAAGATCTATACCACTAGAATCAATTAGGTCTCCATTTGAATCTTTACCACCACCGAATGTGGCGTTACCGGCTAAACCTCCCGTAGCGTAAACATTATCTCCATCAACAGCTATACCAAGCGCACCATCAGAACCCACTCCATCAATTTTCTGTACCCATTGAAAATTACCATCAGCATCAAGTTTAGCGATATACGCGACATTACTACTACCGCCAAGTTCTATACTACCACTTATATCAATTTCACTTGAATCTTTACCACCACCGAATGTGGCGGAACCTTGGAATAGCCCCGTAGCGTAAACGTTATCTCCATCAACAGCTATATCATAACCAATATCAACACCCGCTCCATCAATTTTCTGTACCCATTGAAAATTACCAACAGAATCAAGTTTAGCGATATACGCTACCCTATTATTACCATCAAGTATTATAGTAGCCGTAGGGTCAAACGGGTCAAAAAGGTCAAACGACGGGTCAGTAGGACCCTTAGGGTGGAAAATAGAAAATTGTTTAACACCTCCTAGCTTTTGCCATTCGTAATTTTGTATTGCGAAGCTTGACATATTTATTAAATATTAAATATTTATTTTTTTTAGAATATCCTCTAAATTATATCCAAGTAGTGGGTTAGAAAACTCATGAAAGATGTAAGCCGTCTTTTCCAGTAATTTAATTAATTTACCTTTTACACACACTTGTGTGTAAAAATATAAGTTTTACGATACTTGATTTATTTTAATTAATACTCTTACCACCACCGAATGTGGCGGACTCGTTAAAATATCCCGTAGCGTAAACACCACCCCCATCAACAGCTATACCATTACCTTCATCAGAATCCACTCCATCAATTTTCTGTGCCCATTGAAAATTACCATTAGCATCAAGTTTAGCGATATACGCTACATTACCACTACCGCCAAGTATTAACGACGGGTCAGTAGGACCCGTAGGGCGGAAAATAGAAAATTGTTTAACACCTCCTAGTTTTTGCCATTCGTAATTTTGAATTGTGAAACTTGACATATTTAATAAATATTAGATATTTATTAAATATTAAATAAATATCTAATATTAAATATTTATTTTTTTAGAATATTCTCTAGATTATATCCAAGTATAAAATATCCAATAATACCTAATACAATTCCCGTATGATATGTTTTTTGATACGCGATATACGTATCTCTCCATTCTTTTCGTTGTTTTTCAGTATCAAGAGCTACAATCATCCATTTATCTTTTGGAGATAAAATATACCAAAAATATTGAACAAGAAATGCTACACCTGTAAATATACACGCGGATTTTAAAGCGTTACTATTTTTGGAACTTTGATTATATATTAAGACACTTCCTAACCCAAATACTATACCTGCTATACTAGCATTCAAGAAAATATTCCATCTCTCTGCCTTTATATTTTCGTAATCGCGTAATTGATCACTTGTTAAAGACTGTATAAATTCTTGATTTTCTTTTCGCGTTCTACAACTAAACGCTGTGATGAACATTGCGACGATAAGAGCGATACCTATTATACACCAAATCATTGTATTTTATATTAAGTATTATAAATTTTATCGAGAACAACATAAAAGTTAATATGCGCTATCGTAATATTTTATTTCGCTAAATATATCCCATCCGTCTCGTGGTGTGCCATAAAGGCTTCCATTTGAACGTGGATAATAATCAGCATATAACTTGTACGGTTGAGACCATATAGGGTCAGTGTAGTTCTCCTTCAATCCAAAACCAGTGGTCGCGTAAAATAAAACTATTAAAGATACAAGCATAATAATCAGAATATTTATATTTTTCATTTTGCCCTTTATAAAAAAAAATTATTTAAATTTATGATTTTATTATATAAAATCATTATCTCCAGAAATCATGTTAAACTCGGAATTTAAAAATGCAATCAAAACGATTGTATTGGGTCGCTGTAAACTTAAGCAGTCAATTTATGACAAGTACATTGACAATAGTTATGGATGGAATACATTAGAAGCCGCGTTCACCCATGCGTCTGTCCCGAATAAAGAAAATTACGAGTTGTTAGAATTCGAAGGTGATGTAATGGTCAACGCAACGGTAGTCGAGTATATAAGAACCAAATACCCAAAAATAATAAATGTCGGATTTATCACACGCGTTAAACACAATCTCGTGTCCAAAAGTCTTTTATCAAAAATTTCTTTGAAACTTGGGCTATTCAAGTTTGTTGAAATGTCAGATGAATATAAACATGCAGCTGTTCCTGGAACGTCTTATTATACTGATATCAACGAAGATGTGGTAGAATCATTACTTGGAGCAATCAAACAATTGCTTAACAAATCAGCAATGGGTATAGCTTACAAAGCATGTTATAATTTCATGTCTAGTTTTCTAGATGAGATGAAGATTGATATAGATTACGACAAAGTGTTTGATCCCAAATCAAGATTAAAACAGTTGATGGATTACCAACAATGCCCGTTTCCATCTGTGTTAAAAACGTATGAAATATCAGAAGGTTCCATAAGAGATGTTACAACTAAACATTCCAAATTTGTTTATAAAGACACAATTCTAACCAGTATAAATAGTTCTAGATTATTGAATGATGATCAAAAGAAATGTTACACTACGCTAATCAAACATACAACATCAGGTTTTATTTGTATTGGTTACGTTTGTGTAAAAGATAAAGGTCTTCATGATATTTTAGTCGTTAGTACAGACAATAAAAAGGATATGGAACATGATGTATCAGAACTTTTATTAGAACATCTAAAAGATGAATATAATATAGTTCTAAAACCAGTTGACCCATTCACTCGTTCAAAATTAAAAACACTGAAAAAACTTTAAAAAATTAAAAAAATAATATTATTTTGCTATTACAAATACAATTATGAATACTCATACACCAGCTATGTTTCCTTATCAAGATGGAAGAGTTCCTGTTGCCGGCATGACAGCTGAAACCATGACATGTGCATTTCCAGATCCCGTTCCCCGCGCGCAATATTGCCACCCAGCTCCCTACAGCCAGGTTAATGGCCAACGTTACCATACCCTCACGCAGGCTTATGGTCAGAGCCGCCGCGTCCACAGCTAGAATCTCCCCATAAGCACTTTTTATAAAATCGTAAAATCATAAATAACTTTTTCACTTATGAAAGTGAAAAAAAACAATTATTCTTCCGAGTGTAAAATTTCTTTTTCATTAGGTGTATCATATTTGAATTTGTACCTGGAATCGTATCCTTTTGCAGTTTTGCTTTTTCCTCTACAACAGGCACTAACAGTACTTGCATCTATACTCAGTTTTCTTGCTGCTTCCTGAATTGATTCGTACCTAATCCATTCATCGGAATCCGTGGAAGACTTTTTTTTCGTAAATTTACGACCCAAGATAGACTTTGGCTGGTTGCCAAAGCTTCTCCCAGGTTTTATATTATCGGCGGAATTCATATTCATGGCTTCATATTTAAATTCATAACCCTTGGTTGTTTTGCGCTCTCCTCTACAACAACTTCTTATAGTACCGGAATCGATGTCTAGCTTTCTTCCAGCATCCATACTTGATTTGTATTTAACCCACTCGTTAACATCAGAACCAACTTTACGACCAAAAATAGGCTTAGATCTTTTAGTAGCAGAAGATTTACGATTTTTATTTGTAGCATATGAATGTTTTACATTTTCACTACGACTTACCCATTCCAAGTTATCAACATGATTATTTGACGGGTTACAATCTTTATGATTAACTTCCTTTTTTTTCTCTGGGTCATCGTTATGAATAAATGCTTCAGCTACTAAACGATGAACTTTATGATGTTTAGTTCCGACGGAACAATATCCATTCTTTCCAGTCAAAGGCTCTGATATGACACCGTGACAGTTTTTATAACGACCAAAATTCGATATCATTGCATTACGCCCTTTATTTGTTTTTAGCTCTTTTCCATCTACGACGATTACCTTCCAATTCTCTTCCATACTCATATACACTTGCGCTTGCGCGTTACTCTAATTTCATTATTGAAAATTTGAATATAATTTTTCACTTTTCACAAGTGAGAAAATAGCAGTTTATATTTTATAAGTCAAGGATCCTAAAGGTAAAATCATTCAAATCATACTCTTAACAGGCACCTTCGTAAGTAATTTTTCATTACCTATCGCTATACATGCGTCCAGTTGAATATACTTTTCTTCTAATGTCAAAATTTTACTGTCTTGGTCCAGAGACAGCTTATAAACCGTTCTCTGATTATCCTTATCTACTCTATCAACGGTCAGTTTTAACATTTTTCCTTTCGGGTCCTTGACGTATATTGTCTTACCATCATCCATACGTTTACAGATACTGAACGTATTTCTTGCGGAGTCCGTATTGATGACGTTCCATTTACCGGTAGTCTCGTCTTTGAAAAGGTATTCACACTGTTCCTTCTTGGTCTCCTCTATCATCTTCGGGTTCAAACCGTGGTTCTCTATGGTATCCTCCATCATCAGACGACAGTGCTCTATACGTTCGTCCATCAGTTGCTGATTGTCTAAAAAATCAAGACCTCGATTACCTTCAAAGTATTGATTAATATTGAAATGATTATTGTTCGTGGTAACAGTCGGTCTACTTGCCATGCTCTGTATAAACTCGTCTTTTTTGTCTATAATCCTTTTAAGCTCTCGAATTTCTTCATCTTTCTCTTCTTTTAATTTAATTATTTTCTTATAAGAAAAACAATTTTTAATGTGCTCCTCGTATTCTACATCTGAGAATTTTTGATTACATCCCGTACATGCTTTTTTGGCCCTCGCTTTGACACACTTCTTTGTTTTATAATGCTGATATCTATTTCTCGTGAGCGTATTGGTCCCGCAAAATTCGCAAATAAAACGTTCTTTCATGTTTTCTGACATAATCATATATATACTATTATAATACTATTTAAATAAAAAAGTAAAAAAAAGTAAAAAAAAGTAATCGAAATAACTATTATTATATTAACTACAACTCTAAAAACCTACGAAATATATAATCTTCCACACTGTCTATAAGTAAAAAAAGTAAAAAAAAGTAAAAAAAAGTAATTGATAGAAAAATTATAAGTTGACCTTAAAATTCTTGAAATCCAATATTCAATCTAAGACGAGTATTACTTACTACCGACGTCTAAACGCAATATTAAAATTAAGAAATTTGAAAACATTTTTGTTTGAAAAATGGAATCTCTACACACAAAATTTTGTGTGTAGATGATCAAAAAATAATTATAATAGTTAATTTATATTTATAATTTATATTTATAATTTATAATTTATAATTTATAATTTATACTAGATCAAGTATAAAATTATTCAAATCATACTCTTAACAGGCACCTTCGTAAGTAATTTTTCATTACCTATCACTATACATGCATCCAGAGTAATATAATAACATTTGATTTTTAATTTTGCTACTATCGATATTTATAAAAGGTGGACCGCGAAGTATTTGTGCACCCCCCCCCGTACAGCAACTGTAAAATGAAGTAGCAAGCTACTTCAGACTTATAAAAGCGATCTTATGGATGGAGTTTGTAAGTCTGCAAAAAATATTCATTATCACATTTAGGTTGGTTTTACTACCTTGTTGGAAGTTTTATTAATAATTACGAAGATTATGAGATAGCTTACACTTCCACAATGCTTTTAAGATTTTCGTTATACTTGAAGATTCCGTATCTGTTTTGATAACTTATGTATTCTTTTGGGTTTTCTTCCACTAAATGTTTTAGGACAGAACAATCATGCGGGTACGTATTAATACTTCCGTTTTGATATAAGATCACCATTTTGTTGTAATTAACTAGCTGACTATTATCATTATAATGAAATTTATCAATAAAACTCATTTTATTTGATTTGATAGTAAAACTTCCTGTTTTAGCAATAATCTTTAACTCAATATGAGCAAAAGGAATCCATGCAACTACCAATGGCTTCTCTAGAGTAAACCAATTTTTTATATCCCAAGAGCCGTTAATCTTTTCTGATACGTATTCTCTGTAGTCATTTCCTAATGTAAGAACTACACTTTCGATAATATTATTATTATCTATGATTTCAATATCACTAATGGCATCAGAATCTCTCAATAAATAATTATACACATCTCTGGCACCATCAATACGGGGTGTATTGGAACATTCTCGGAACTTTATAAACATGTCTGAAATTTTATTATTGGCAATATCGTATAATTACTAAAGCTTACACAGTTAGTTAAATAATACTCACAATTTTCATTTTTTTCTTGTGATCATTTTTATATTTAACCATATCTAATTTATCGCTACTGCAAACTAACCTTGTCTTAGTGTCATCATCTGTAAGATCTTTTTTACGTTGATTCCATACAATATTACCTACCTTTACAGTTGCCCCCAGTTTTAAGTAGTACTACTTTAAACAAAATACAACACATATAAAAATATTAATTATCAGGACGGATAAGGACGGTTAATAGCATAAGAGACGTCTAAATAAATTTAAAAAAAACAACAAAAAACAACAAATCACTGAAACGCAAATAGAATATATTTCACAATGAAATATGATCCTGATTTTTTTTTAAAAATACAACATTCAATCTAAGACGGCTAAAGCTTACTACCTACCATTAAACGTAATGTCAAAATTAAGAAAGTTGAAGAAATATTTTATTAAAAAAATGGATCATCTACACACAAAATTTTGTGTGTAGATGATTATAATAGTTAATTTATATTTTTGTTTTGTAATTTATAATTTAATTTATAGTTTATATTTTATACTTGATCGAGTATAAAATCATTCAAATCATACTCTTGACAGGCACCTTCGTAAGTAATTTTTCATTACCTATCGCCATACATGCGCCCAGTTGAATATACTTTTCTTCTAATGTTAAAATTTTACTGTCTTGGTCCAGAGACAATTTATAAACCGTTCTCTGATTATCCTTATCTACTCTATCAACGGTCAGTTTTAACATTTTTCCTTTCGGGTCCTTGACGTATATTGTCTTACCATCATCCATACGTTTACAGATACTGAACGTATTTCTTGCGGAGTCCGTATTGATGACGTTCCATTTACCGGTAGTCTCGTCTTTGAAAAGGTATTCACACTGTTCCTTCTTGGTCTCCTCTATCATCTTCGGGTTCAAACCGTGGTTCTCTATGGTATCCTCCATCATCAGACGACAGTGTTCTATACGTTCGTCCATCAGTTGCTGATTATCTAAAAAATCAAGCCCTTTGTTTCCCTCAAAGTATTGATTAACATTGAAATGATTATTGTTCGTGGTAGTTGTACTAGGTCTACTTGCTAAGCTCTGGATGAACTCGTCTTTTTTGTTTATGATATCCTTGAGTTCGAGTATCTCCTTTTCTTTCTCCTCCTTGAGGTTAAGTATCTCCTTTTCTCTCTCCTCCTTGAGGTTAAGTATCTCCTTTTCTCTCTCCTCCTTAATGGCTAGCGCCTCCGCTAATTGCTTTTCTAACATAATCATATTCTTATTGCCAGATAGAATACGACTTTTCTCTAAATCCCCCCTCGCTTTGATACATTTCTTTGTTTTATAATGTCTACTTATATCTTTCCTGAATATATCCGACCCGCAAAATTCGCAAATAATTCGCCCGGGCATATTAATAGTTTTATACTCTCTATATATCGTATCTTTAAAATGTAAATCGAAAAAAATCGACACCTATAATAATTGGGTTATATTAACTGATTAAAAGTTCAAATCTATAACGGGAAGTGTTAATTGATGATAGAAAAAATCGACAAAAAATCGACAAAAATCGACAAAAATCGAAATGCGAAACGAATATATTTCACAATGAAATATGATCCTGATTTTTTAAAAATACAACATTCAATCTAAGACGGCTAAAGCTTACTACCGACGTTTAAACGCAATATTAAAAATAAGAAATTTGAAAACATTTTTGTTTGAAAATTGGAATCTCTACACACAAAATTTTGTGTGTAGATGATCAAAAAATAATTATAATAGTTAATTTATATTTTTGTTTTGTAATTTATAATTTAATTTATAATTTATAATTTATACTAGATCAAGTATAAAATTATTCAAATCATACTCTTAACAGGAACCTTCGTAAGCTCTAAAATAAAAAGTGCAAAAAAGTGCAAAAAAGAGAAAATAATAATTCTAAGGTCTCCAACTCCAGTTTAATCCTGAATTACATTTATACTCATTAATACGTTCACACGAAACTTGACAATGTTTTGGATCTTTGGTATGTGAACAATAATCCATTTTACACCATTCAGAAACTTCCTTTTTACAGTGTTCCTTTTCTCTTTCCATGGATGAAGCGTATTCGATTGAATGGCGATTAAAATCGTCCATATGCATATCTTTTGCTCCTTCTGCTACACCCTTGTCAGCCTTTCTATTACACCTCCTTTCACAATGAAACTGCATCCAGCTATAGTTATCTCTGAAATGAGTAGAGTGATGACGATGACAATCACTTAAACATTTATTGTAATCTATATGCTGCGTAACCATCATACCATTTGTATCGGCAAACCCTTCTCTTGGCGTTTTATAAGCGGCTAATATAAATATTCCGAATATTATAACGATATATAATATGTATTGAAGTAATCTCATTTAATATTTATTTCGGAAAAAAATAGTAAAAATAACATTTTTATACTTTTTTTTGATACTTTTTCTCAAGAAGAATATTAAACATAGTAAAATGAAAAACCAAGAAATTCTCATATTATCTATCGTCGCACTTTTAGCTGTTCTATTTCTTTATGCTCAGTGTAGAAAACCCGAGTCTTATCGTAGAATGACGCTCACAGAAGACGGTTATATGAAACGCTCTCCAGTTAAGACTGCATTTAAAGGCGATGGTATTAGTGGAAATCCTCACTACCAGGCCGATCCCGCCGATGAACTTGTCCCTCTCGAATACGGAGGCGTCGATTTCTATGAAGATGAAAGAAAACTAATCCGCGGTGATTTGCACGCTGAACACGGTGAATGTTATCGCTATAGAGATCACGAAAATACTCATCTCATCAATGATTCCAAAACACGGCACGATCTAGTTGGAGCTGGTGATATCGGATGGCATAGACTTCTTCATAACCTTCCCCATGAAGCTCATGCACAATCTCGCGCTGCCGGTCCAATTGAACCAAAGCTTGCTACTGCCGATCCACGTGATTTTGACGATGGCTTTTACCATCCTGTGTTCCACAACGATCACATAGGCAACTAAAAACTGAAATATAAATATATTTTAAAATAGAATTGTAGAAAAATAGAATTGTAGAAAAAATGTACAGGGTACTATACGGATCACAGCTTCGTCGAACTGTTCGAAATAAAATTCATCTTAATAAAATTGTTGTTAGAAAAACAAGTACATTTATGAAACGTACACCTATAATAAAAATGCCCAGTACTACCAGTGCTACAAGTGCTGGTACCAGTGCTATACTAAAATAAGTATTTAATTATTTAGTTTTTTTTTCACTTGTACAAGTGAAAAAAAAGATGTGTTGTTATATCATTGTAAAGAAATGATATATATATACCATATATAGTATATACTATATATGGTATGTGATATAACACAGAATAGTTGTATGTAATGGTTTACAGAATGGTTAATAAAAGTAAGTTAGAATATCTTCCAGACGAGATCGTTTTAATGATCATGGAAAATACGACTAAACGAGATATATTAGAATTTTCATTGAGTTGTAAACGTATTTACAACCTTCGTAAATTTGTTAGAAAAACTTCTGAAAAAGTAGTGGAAGTATACTCAATCAATCAATTACATAGAATGAACAGTATAATGCCGTTATTGAATTATCGCTTAAGAACAAAGGTTTCTGATATTTCAGCTTTAACAGGAGTTAAAAGTCTCGAGGATCTTACTCTTCATTATACCTATGTTTCGAATATTTCTCCTTTAAAAAGTCTTAAAAATCTTAGAAAACTTAGTCTTGATTGTTGTCATAAACTTTCAGATATTTCACCTTTAGCAGACCCAGAGGGTCCTGTTAATCTTGAGAAACTTGATATTTGGAGTACCGAAGTTTCGGACATTTCACCTCTGAGTAAGCTTGTTAATCTTAGGGAACTTAGTCTCATACATACCGGAGTTTCGGATATTTCACCTTTGAAGGACCCAGAGGGTCTTAAAAATCTGATCTACCTTAATCTTCGGGATACCAACGTTTCAGATATTTCACCTTTGAGTAATCTTGTTAATCTGATCTACCTTAATCTTGAAGATAATACCCGAATTTCTGACGTCTCGCCTTTGAGTAATCTTAAAAATCTTAAAGAACTTGATCTTAGACTTACCCAAGTTTCGGACATTTCACATTTGAGTAATCTTGTTAATCTTGAGTATCTTAATCTTTATGATTGCCGCGGGCTTTCGGATATTTCACCTTTGAGTAATCTTAAAAATCTTAAGGAACTTTGGATTGATGAAACACAAGTTTCGGATATTTCACCTTTAGCAGACCCAGAGGGTCCTGTTAATCTTGAGAAACTTAATCTTAGGTGTACCAAAGTTTCGGACATTTCGCCTTTGAGTAAGCTTGTTAATCTTGTTAATCTTGATCTTGATCATACCAAAGTTTCGGACGTTTCACCTTTGAGTAATCTTGTTAATCTTAAAGTACTTTGTCTTTGGCGTACCGAAGTTTCGGACGTTTCACCTTTGAGTAATCTTGAAAAAGCTGGTCTTGAAATTCTAAGATACTAATCTAATAAATATTTTTTACTCGTAAGAGTAAAAAAGAAACCTAAATTAAAGAATAAGATGTATCTTATTAAGTAGTACTTTATAATGCTTAACTCGTTGTTTACTTTATAAAATAAAATGTCGTCAATCAAAGATTTTCCAGATGAGATCGTTTTAACGATCATGGAGGGTATGAGTATAAAAGACGTATTGGAAATGACGTGGAGTTGTAAACGTTTTTATAATCTTCGTAAATTTGTTAAGAAAACTTCTGAAGAAGTAGTAAAAGTAATATCAGTTGATGCATTACGCGGAATGATTAACGCTATGCCTTTATTGGCTTATGGTCTTGATCTTAGTTGGATATGATTAAGTAGTACTTAACTTGTTGATATTATTTAAAAAACAAAAAAAATAATACCAATTAATAAATGCCAACTAAAAAAACTGTTGATAAAAGTAAAAGCCATGTAACCGGAAAGAGTAAAATTAACCCTGACGATTATACAAAGATCGAACTTGTCAATCTTGTTTTGGAAAACGATAATATTGACGTTAGCAAGGCAATGGCTAATAAACTAACAAAAGCAGAACTTTGCTATATTTTATCCGAAGCCGATAAAAAGATGATAAAAGTCAAACCTCCATCTCATTTTGATAAAGTTGGTTTCGATACCGAATTAGTTGCAGATAATATTCTAAAGAATATTAGAAGTATCGATGAACTTAAAAATATCGTTAGCAGCGGAATTGGAGGACCGGTATTTAAACAGTTTGCCAAAGAAAAACTTAAAGAGGTTAAAGAAGCTACTTCAAGACTGGAAGAAATAACGAAAGACCATGATAGAATTTCAGTCAATAAAAGAGAAGTCAAAAGTTTGATTAGCAAAGCTGATATTAATAATACACTGTTGAAAGAACTTGTAAAATATTCGTTAGTACATAATGAAACTGATATGTTTAAAATTCTCCTTAAAAATGGTGCTAGGAATCTTAAGGAACTTGATCTTCAGTATACCGAAGTTTCGGACATTTCACAATTGAGTAATCTTGTTAATCTTAAAGAACTTAATCTTGGGGGTTGCCGCGGGCTTTCGGACGTTTCACCTTTGAGTAATCTTGTTAATCTTAAAGAACTTGGTCTTTATCAAACCCAAGTTTCGGACGTTTCACCTTTAGCAGGTCTTATTAATCTTAAGGTACTTAGTCTTGATCATACCAACGTTTCAGATATTTCACAATTGAGTAATCTTGTTAATCTTAAAGAACTTAATCTTGGGGGTTGCCGCGGGCTTTCGGACGTTTCACCTTTGAAGGACCCTCTGGGTCCTGTTAATCTTGAGAAACTTGATCTTGAGGATACCCAAGTTTCTGATCTTTCACCTTTGAAATCCCTTGTTAATCTTAAAGAACTTAATCTTAAGGGTACCGAAGTTTGGGATATCTCACCTTTGAGTAATCTTAAAAATCTTACCTACCTTAATATTGGGGTTACCCTAGTTTCGGATCTTTCACCTTTGAAATCCCTTAAAAATCTTAAAAAACTTGGTATTTGGCTTACCGAAGTTTCGGACTTTTCACCTTTGAGTAATCTTGAAAATCTCGAGGAACTTGTTCTTGGGGGTAATATTACTATAGAAGCATATGGGGGTGGGGGTCCCCAATATTTGGACGTTTCACCTTTGGATAATCTTAAAAACCTTAAGGAAATTTATCTTTGGGCGGACCAAAGTTTCAGACATTTCATAATTGAGTAATCTTGAGAAACTTGATCTCCGGGCTACCCAAGTTTCGGACGTTTCACCTTTGAGTAATCTTAAAAAAGATGGTCTTAAAATTATGATTTAATAATCTAATAAATATTTTTTACTCTTACGAGTAAAAAAAATAAATCTAACTTTGACAATAAGATGTATACGATTAAGTAGTACTTAACTTGTTGATACCAAAGGTGTAAAAACAAAAAAAATAATAATCAATATTTTTACCTTAATAAAGTAAAAAAGACATGTACAATTCATTGTTAATAATTCATATTCTAACAATAACAATAACATAAGATAGTAATTATTAACAATGAATTGTACATGTATAATGATACTTTTCAATATGCTATTATTTATAATATTATTTATAGTACTGATGGGATTGTATTATAACAAGTTATATTTAAAAAATGATTATTGAAATTATAATACCAACTAGAGTATAAAAGAGACTTTAAATACAATTACAATGATTTCAATTTCATCTCAGAAAGGTGTTAATGAAAAGATTAGCATTGATATTAGTAATTTAAATAATCTAAAAACTGGGTTCGAAAACGATATAAACCAAACGATAGAATATGGCGTTACGATTCTTCATCTAGCAGTTCATAATGGCAATTTAACATTAGTGAAACGATTGATAGAAAACGGTTCAAATGTAAATCAAAAGACAGATGATGGGACGACACCTTTATATATAGCTCTAAGGAATAATAATTATAACATGATTAATCTACTTATTAATTATGGAGCCACTATCTGTTAATACTGCTAAAATACCTTTTTCTTTCTATAGAAAGAAAAAAAATTAATCTCTTATGTTAAGTTCTTTGATTGTCCATATTTCTTCTCTAAAATTGTTTTTATTCTTGTAATCTGGAATTTTTCTAACAATTACAAGAGGTATAACTCGTTCGCTAATCTCTTGTTTAGCTATTTCTATAGGGTTATAAGGAACATTACTATCTACGCTTACTTTAGGTTCCATTCCAAGTTGTAATTGCCTAGCCCTAACAGATAACAATTTAGCATATTCATATTGTGTCATCGTCGAGTCCGTTATACGTTTTAGCTTTTTTTCTTTAGGGCGATGTTTATCGCTATCACCTGAATATTCAACTACAATTGCATCACTCATGATTTACCTTTCAAGATAATCAAATTTATCCGATTCTATTAAGCGTTTTTATTTCTTATTGCAAGGTTTTGTTAAATACCATATCAACACAAATATAAGAGCTACGACAGCGGAAAAAATCAGTATACTAAGTAGATTATAATCAGATAAGCATTTAACTCTTCCACTGGAATAAGAGTCCTTTAGCGTCTCTATATCTTCTGCATCATATCCTGAAAGTTCGCATTTGTTTAGATTGTGATTAAATCTCCATAACCGGCATTCTGGGTTTGATATACATTCTCTTCGGCATTCATCATCAGAAGAAGAATTTGTTTTAGCTATCCAGTTGCTATCTGGAACATACCATACGTTATTTCCATTTAATTCATGGTCTGAATATCTGACACAGTCTGACATTTACTTTAAACTGTGAAAAAAACAATTTAATAAAGTTATCCTTCGCATCTATTGATAAACAATATAACGAGTATTCCGAATATTAATATCCATAAGGGCCAATATGATGGAGAACTCGCTTTTAGATAAAAATCGTTTGAATTAACACTTGGAGAAAATCCATTTATTTTTGAATACATCTTACATGTCTCCACTTCATCGTCTTCCGATACTTGAAATCCTAAACATTCGGGAATATCATTACAATAACGCCTGCACAATGTTACCGAAGGGTTAATAATATCACCAATATCTATAGTTTTTCCTGCAACAGTTGTTTCTGGAAATATTTTATAAACAGACATCTTATAATCGTTAAACTAAATTTTTATTTTATTATTCGGTTCTTGTATTTTAAAAAATATAAGATTGTTATAAAGAGTATGATTGTTCTTGTTGGTGAAAAAAATATAGATAAATACGAGTTGGATACAGATAAGTCTTTACTGAGAAGATACTGTGCTCAATTAGACGATACTCCTGATGCCAAAGGGTTATACACATTACCATCATATCTAACATTCGAAAAGACAAATGTTATAGATGTGAGAAATTATATAATAACTGAATTATCTGCTATTTATTCTATTGGTGTAAAATTCCAGAACCTTGATATAAAGGAGATTACGTTATTGTGGATTATATATAATTACAATGAACTTATAAATAATTCAGAATATGATATGATTAGAAATGATCTTTATGACATTGACAAGAGGTTATTTGGGTCATACAGTAGATTGAAAGCAAGTGTACGAGAATACAAAGAATCAACTAAAATAAATTTCGATCTAAACAAAAAATTGGTTTCAAAAGAGGTTAAAATCTTGTCAAAACTAAGCAAGTTAAAACCAGTTAGTACCGGAGATTTTATAATTGAAAAAGTAAAAGAAAACGTCTATTTAGAATTGAAGAATAAAAATTCTATATACGATGTTTTTAATGAAATGACAGCGTCGATGGACATACCTTTTATTTTACTAAAAGACGATGGAAAAAAGTTATACAGGGTTTATAAAAATCTCTCTGATTATATTCCAGAAACATGGTACAACCAAGAACCAGAAGAAAATGGATTGTATTTTTATGTAAGAAACGAACCTATTTCTAAAATAAAGACTGATTTGGACGACGTTTATAGTTCTGCAGTATGGAACACAAAGGATGTATTTTCAATAGATTTCAATACAAATTCGGAACTTGACTCTGAAACAATAATAAACGATATTATCGATTCTATAAGAAAAGAAATTGAAATTGAACAAAATCCAAGTTCAAAACAAGTCGGAGTTTCTGGAACGTTTAAGATTCCAGGGACGCAATTAAATCGAGGGATATTGGGTGATATGATTACAAACGATTCTAATGTTTCTCATTTTATATACGTTGACGAATCTTCAAAAACGTTTATAGATAAACCTAAATTCACGTTTTATTTCACAGATGGAATGTTAAACGAGAATATAACTAGTGCGAGTATGACAATCACGATTACACAGTTAGAATCGGGTTTGAATGTTCGAGTATCTAGAGCTAAAAATATTGAAGATGTTAATAATTTTATTAAAATATTTTCACGTATTATAACATTTTATGATCAAAACAAGAATGAGATTATAAAAGATTATAAAAGTTTCAATTCAAAATTGACATTTGATGAGTATAATTTTAAAACTCCTGTCAAGGACGAAAATATAAAATCAGGAGATCGTCTCAAGGCTTTACAGAAACATAATCCAAGTATATTCGAAAAGGGTTATGCCAAGGCTTGTCAAAATCGTTCTAAACAACCGTATTTAATAAAAGGTGATTATAAAAAGGTTAACTTTCCAAAAGAAATTTTCAAAGACCCAGAACACGCTGTTCTAAATTGGCCCATGGGAAGTAAAGATTGGTATTCTTGTTATCCAAGAGATAAAGATGACAAAGAGAAACATTATATCTGGCCCGGTTTAACCGAAACAACTTCAGATATATACGCTCCATGTTGTTTCAAGGCCGATCAGTACAGTAAAAAGTCTAAATTGAATAGTTTTCTAAATCCAGATGACACTGCTACACAATCTGAAACATCGCAATCTCATATTTTGGGGTCAAATAAAATACCTCCTGTTGATAGGTATGCTGTTTTACCATATTCTATAAGATCGATAGCTATCAGAGTAGGGTATGAACAGATTATAAATAATGAACAATTTATAACACTGATGGCTTTAGGTGTTATCAGTTCTAGAAGTAGTTTTATTCATTGTATGGAATATGCTACGCACAAACCTTATAAAAACATGGAACAAAGTGAAAAGACAAAAAGAGTTTCAAAATCTATTAAAAACATGTCTAAAATGGACAACTTTGCTGTCGGAAAACAAGAGTTGTTTGACAAGACTGATAAAGAAATACAAGAATCTTTATCCAATAAAGACGAATATATAGATCCTTTCAAATACATATCGATTGTAGAAAAATATTATGATTGTAATATTATCGTTATAGAACACGGTAAAGACGAAACGAATATCATGATACCAAGGCACGATTTATTTTATATTAATCGTCGTGTAAATTATAATAAGAAAACCGTAATTATAATAAAATCAAAAGATAAAACTTCATGGGGTTATCAATGTAGTGTCATTATAAAATACAATACCGAAGAAGATGTAAATCATACAACCCAGTTTGACACTAATTCAGAATTTATAAAAATCATGAACGAATTACAATTTAAATCAAACATTGTTCATAATATATCTATTCGTCATGGAGAATTTTAATCAAATGCTAAACTTTTGTAAATAATATTATTTACAAACTATAAATGTGTTGGAACGCGGAGACGTCAATAATAACATTGGTTATCGGAACTATACTTAACGTATGGAATATCACATATTACAAGCATCCTACAATCACAGCAATATCAATACTGTGGCAGTATGTATTACTCATGCAACTATTCGAAGCTGTTGCGTGGATGAATCAACCTGGTAATGGTAAAACGTGTAATAACGCGAACAAGTATGCCGCAAAAGGAGCGTATTTAGCAAACGTTACACAACCTATCGTTTTTGCTGTTATCATGTTCGCCATGCAAGGTCATAAGGGCAATGACGAAAGCCATCTGGACCAAACGACTAAAATCATCGCCGCGTGCGTTCTTATGGGTTATACGTTGTGGTTGCTTTACGCTACAAACAAGGCACCAGAAGTCGATTGTCTTAAACCAGAGACAGAGTGTGGTAATTTGACTTTTACGTGGTGGCAACATTTTGAAGGAAATGCAATGGTTTACATGGTTGCGTTAATATCACTAATACTACTTATGGTTAAACCATTCAAGTTTGCAGCGATGCAGTTGTCGTATATCGTAGCGACGTTTCTGATATCCGCATATTTCTACTCGTGTGGTGTAGGAAGCGTGTGGTGCTGGTTCGCAGCGTTCGCTCCATTGTTGGTTGGTCCGATGTGGGAAGCTTCGCAATAAGTAATACGTATGTACAAGTGAAAAATTTATAAAAATTTTGTAATTATTTATGAGTTTTTGACCTCCTCCTTATTTATTCATTTGAGTAAATTTAAATTTCTTCCTTTGATTAAATCCATTTATTTTAGTGCGTTCTCAGGTGTTAACAATAATTCAAAATAAATATACTAATCAATAATTAATTATTTTTTAGAAATAATTATAAATTAATAAAAATATTGTTATCAATATTTATTTTTATGATCCATCTACACACAAAATTTTGTGTGTAGTTGATCCATTTTCAAAACAAATTTTGTCTTCAACTTTGTTAATTTTGACATCGCGTTTAACGGTAGATAGCAAGCGATACTCGTCTTATATTGAATATTAATATTTTTAAAAATTGACATATAATTAAATATTATAAAATACATTTCATGATTGTAGTATTTTTCGTATTTTTTCGTATTTTTTTCGTATTTATGAGTTTTACAATAATCGAATTAGTTTATAAATAGAAATCATTTGGTTTATTTCTAAGCTAATATCAAATTTTCACATTATTAAAGTTCGTATTTTTTTCGTATTTTTTTCGTATTATATTTAAAGATAGTATGTAAGCTATTTATATGTATCGTAACTATGATAGAAAGGATTATATGCGAATTTTGCGGTTCTAGTATTTCGAGAAAGGACCGAAAACAGCATTATAGGACAAAGAAATGTATCAAATCAAGAACAAAAAAGAGATGTCCTGGTTGTAATCAAGAATTATCAGATTCTGAATATGAGGGTCATATTAAAACATGTTTCTCTTATAACCAATTTATCATGCTTAAGAATGAGAATGATAAACTCAAAGAACAATTAATTAATCTTAAGGAAGAAAAAGACAAGAAAGATGAGTTTATACAGAGCATGGCAAGTAGACCGACTGTTACCACGAACAATAATCATTTCAATATTAATCAATACTTTGAAGGTAATCGAGGTCTTGATTTTTTAGACAATCAGCAATTGATGGACGAACGTATAGAACACTGTCGTTTGATGATGGAGGATACCATAGAGAATCACGGTTTGAACCCGAAGATGATAGAGGAGACCAAGAAGGAGCAGTGTGAATACCTTTTCAAGGACGAGACTACCGGTAAATGGAACGTTATCAATACTGATACCGCAAGAAATACGTTTAGTATATGTAAGAGAGCCGACGACGGCAAGACAATATACGTAAAGGACCCTAAGGGAAAAATGTTAAAACTGACCGTTGATAGAGTAGATAAGGATAACAAGAGAATGATCTATAAAATATCACTAGAACAAGATAACATGACATTGGAAGAAAAGTTCATTAATCTGGACGCGTGTATTGCCATAGGTAATGAAAGACTACTTACTAATGTTCCTGTTAAAAGCATGATTTGAATAGTTTTGCATTTTCTAAATATATATTGGCACGATATGAGTTTGTTATCTTTGAGAGATTGGTTATCAAAATACATTGTAAATGCAAAATATTGTCTTGTAAATTAAAAGGTGAACTATAGAGATTTTTCACTCTTAAAGTGAAAAAAAATCGTTTTAATAATATGGTAAGGTTCATGATCGGAATGAAAAAAAATGATAAAAACAATCAAAACTTTATCATAAACATCGCATAAACATCGCATAAACATCACGTAAATATGAGCTGGGGTAAAAAAGAAGACGTGGATTTATCACGCATATCCACAAAATACAGGTCGGAAAAAAGTATTTCTGGATACTCACTGAGCGAGGTGAAATCTGCTATTCAGAAATACATTAGGCGAAATAACGTTGGAATGGCGATAAAAATGCTAATGGAGTTTTATAGTTTTGATTACGTAGATGGAGGAAGTCGTATTTTGACAAATTGTCTTCATAGATTGCAGATAATTTATTTGGAAGATATTGGGATCGGAAATTATGTTGCATGGTATGATTTGGATAAACTGTTTACGATTGTATATGAAGAAAGGAAGAAAAGCGATAGGAATAGAAACATTGAGATACGAGCGTTGAAGAAGATTGTTATTATTCTTTGTAAAAGTAAAAAGATACGTGGGTGTAGTTTTATGAATTCAGTGTATCAACTTAATAATCAGCGCGAGGAATATAGTAAATATATAGATGATTGCGAATATTTGGAAGAAATTGGTGAAGTGACATTTGACTTGTTTGAGAAATTTATAAAAGAAAAAAATTGGCGAAGCATTGTTGTGTTTAAAAGACTGATATTGTTAAAGAATGAAGGGTTTAACATTTCCACTCGTAAAGAAAAAAAGATTTTCATATCGAAACTTAATGATATAGTTTCTAAATATTTTGGAAAGAATATAGCATTGATTATTGCAAAATGGGAAAAGGACATTGGTAAATTAAAAGAAGGTTATCTTATTTACTTTTTACCACTTGCTTCATATCTTTACGGGTGCATGGGTTCTGATATTGACGTTAGCGACGTTAAAAATAAGTGGAAAAAATCGGATCTGGGTATGGTTAAACTTGACGACTTTGTATATGATAAACACGTTCTTAACGCTAAAAATAATTCCAATATGTATTTCGCAGAAGTAAGTTCTCAGGTTTTTCCCAAGGCGAATATTCCCTTATTTCCCACCGATTTTGAAATTATATATATTTATTTAAAATCTGGTAAAAAAGAAAACTTGGTTTTGGAAAAGTGTACAAAATTACCGGAAAGTACTATTTCGTTTCACAATGAAAATAGTACAAAGATAAATGATTTGGTTGAAAAAGACGAGGATTTGTCAATTACTGACTTTCCTGATAGAGAAAGCAAATTGGATTTTATTGTTAGAGCGCAACTCGTCACAAGTCATGGAAAGACTGATACATATTATGCAAAGTATAAAGGTAAAACGTATTTTGTAAAAGGTCCATTTTTACATAATAAAGGTATAGACGAGTTTATCAAAATTCAAAATGAAAAGGAAAAATACGGATTAAGAACGCAGAAGTATTATCGAGTGAAAATGAAAGTGGATAGATGGCCTGAAAGGCCTGGTATAGGCGTTAGAAAGAGTTTTGGAGTAGATGATTATGGATATTTTTTGATAGGAAAGTCAATGATTGATGATTTCGTTATTATTGAAAAAGAGAGTAAAACGTGGAGTAAAACGAAGGTGGTTGATTTGAGTAAATTTAGTGTAAATGTTTTCAAGCTTAACGATATGCAAATGGTAAGTTATATAAATAACGTAGGGTTCAGGTTGAAATACAATTTATATGATTTTGCTGATAGAAATTTTATGTTGTTTGGAGATTATGTATATTCCATAGACGAAAATAAGAAAAATGGTGATGTAGATTTGAGAGCAGAATTAAAGAGTAAAAAATTCGAATTTGTTAGAAAAGAGTATAATAGGCTCAAGGGTAAGGTTAATAAAAAGTTTTTAAAAGTATTATCGAAAGAATTTGAAGATTGAATATAAATTAAAAAAAATATCTTTTCTCGAAAGAGAAAAGATAATAAAGTAATACATCATTATATAATTTAAAAAATATCTTTTCTCGAAATAGAAAAGATATTTTTTTTATCGTTAATTCAAATTTTTCTAGGTAAATAACAACTCGCCAATACTCCTATCAATACATCACAGACTGAATTACATCAAGTGGTCCTCGATATGAACAGAAGCCATGTCCAAGTCCTCTGTGGTAACGCCCTTTCTTTTGGCATGTTTTGCATGTTTAACCGCCTCGGTGGTTAAATCGGATAGCGTCATTTCGATAAATATTTGAAAATATATAAGAAAATCAGACGAGAATGCAAGTCCTGTTTCAAAATCTTGGGCGATCTCTCTAGTCAATCTATTAAACGGTAATCTGGGGATAATTAGACAATCGGTATTCTTTTGCTGATACTCGACACGCTTCGCGGCTGTTATTTTCTTATAAACAGTCGCGGCGTTTTTACAAGCCTTTACATTTGGCTTTTTGGAAGAAGCCAGAGACTTGTTTCTGAGTTCTAGCGCGGTTTTAAAATGATCCGTTGATACGGTTTTCTTCTTGTTATAGTCAGCGATTACTATAATATCATGAAGATACGCTTTCATAATACGACTCAGATAACTTCTAGTGTATTCTACCAGAGGGGTAGGAACAGCTAATGCACCTCCTCTTCTATAAAATCTTTTTATAACCGGCGTTGATACACCATGAATGTTATTTCTGAGAATTTTTCTAACTCGAGGTGGCATTTATTGTTATTTAACAAAAAAAATTATTGTTAAATAACAATAAATGCCTGAGCTTAAACTAAATTTCGAAGTTTATATTAAGAGGGTCGTTTCGCAAGTTCATCCCACTCTTCTTCTGGAAAAGAGAGCATCGGAATGCTTAAACGCGATTATCAATTATAGTCTTCTTCGACTAACTCAAACTTGTAATACAATAAAACCAGAAGATAAAAAGACGCTTTCCCCGTTGGAAATCCAAACGGCGGTAAAACTTGTTATACCTGGGGAGTTGTCAAAACACGGCGTTGTCGAAGGATTCATGTCGGTGAATAAAGCATCATCAGCCTATTCAAAGAAAGGGTCATTGACAGAAAAGGCGAACTTACTCGTATCAGTTCCTCGCGTTAGCTCTGGTATGAGAAAACTTTCCATATACGAGAGACAGGGTAAGTATGCTGGGGTATACGCCGCTGCTGTATTAGAATATTTATTAGCTGAAATATCAGAATTAGCGGGTAATATTACTCGTAAAAAAGGCAAGAAAACCATCACAGTAGCTGATGTTAAAATGGCTATCAATAATGATGAAGAATTAAGACATTTTTACAAAGATGTCATTATCAAAGGTCCATTCAGAACGTAAGTTTTACAATGTATATAAAGATATTTTCTTTGGTCTGATTATTAATTCAAATTTTCCTAGGTAAATAACAACTCGCCAATACTCCTATCAATACATCACAGACCAGTGGTATAAATGCATATTCTGGTTTATAGAATGACAATATAAAGAATAGAATATAATTGAAACTATGTATAGGTCTTACACTATTCCACCATATGGGTTTTCCAAATGTCTCAGGACCAGTTGTTCTTGTTCCTGACAAATAATAATACATAAATCCTATACCTACAGTTAATGAGAATGATCTAAGTATAATGTTTGTAGGTGAAATATATGCAACGTAAGCTATAATAAATCTTGTTATAATACAAAATATAAAAAGTGTTTCAGGTGTCATATTTATTATATAATAATAAAAAATGATATAGGTCTTTAATATTTATTCTATAGAATAAATATTCATACGCAACTGATTTCGTTGAAAATGTATTGCGCTACATCCGCTAGCAAGAGACGTAGAATTTTAGAGTCGGATTCGGAATATGATCCCGATTCTCAATCACTAGAAGAATATGATCCTGATTCCCAATCTCTAGAAGAATATGAAATTGATCATGAACCCGAGTTTTTGAAACATGTTGAAGAAACAATATCAGAAAATTCTTCTGAAATAACCGAAATTGACAATGAAAGCGATAAAGATTTAAGCAAAGAAAAAGATGATTTTAAAATTATATTATCCGACGTTATCGCCAAGGCTATAAACGAAAGTTATAGTCATAAAGATGAAGAAAACATATTCGAAGATTGTAAAGATAAAGAGTTATTGCGAGCGAAATTAAAGGAAATTAGAGGAAAAATTAAAGAAAATACCATAACATTGGAAGATATCCTTAGAGAACCAACGACTGAAAAGGATAAGATTGAACTTGTGAGACATTATGATATACTAAAAAATATGGACCCCGAAAGCATGGAATTTTTAGAACTTGAAAAATACATCAAGAATAAAATATTAAAGATTAGATCTATTCCACTTGATGAATTAACTAAAATTAACCAAGAGCAGTCTCGATTAAAGACGGTTCAACCACCATCCGATTATGAAATAAAGAGAAAAATATACAATCTCGACGCTAACGATAAAGTGAAATCTAAACTTTATGATATGCATAACGATTTGGAGAATATAACTCGTGAAAATTCTGAATACAACATCATTAAGGCCAAGTTATTATGGGCGATTTCTCTTCCTCATAGAAAAATTGCATCACCTATGCATCAAATTACGCATAATTCGGATATAAAAGACATAAATAAATACTGTTCTATGATTTATAAAAAACTCGATGAAAATTTATATGGAATGACTAGTGTAAAAGAGCGGTTAATGCAAACTGTTGTTAACAGAGTTTTTAATCCTCATACCAAAAGCATGCTTGGGTTATCTTCGCCTCCTGGTAGAGGTAAAACAGCGGTTGCTAGTGCTTTAGCTAAAGCCATGGATTTACCATTTGAACGTATATCACTAGGTGGTATGGAAGATCCTTCTATTTTCAAAGGTACAGATAATTCATGGGTAGGTGCCTCACCTGGTATTATTCTACATATTCTTCGTAGAATGAAAGTATCAAATGGAATCGTATTGTTTGATGAAATAGACAAACTAGGATCATCAGTAAGAGGAAGGGAGATTCAATACGCTTTATTACATATAACTGATTATGTTCAAAATAAAGAGTATCATGATTTATTTCTTTCTGAATTTACACATGATTTATCTAATATATGGTTCATGTTTGCCATGAACAACCACGAATGGCTTGACCCTGCACTTAAAGATAGATTGGATATAGTAAAAATTGAAAAATATAGTAGGAAGGATATTAATAATATAATAACCAGACACTTTTTACCAGCAGCGGTTGCTAACGCGGGACTTAAACCAGAAGATATTACAATTACAACAGATGCTTGCAGAACGATTCAATCAAAGGTGTCTTATGGTATTGATACAGAATCTGAAGGTCTTAGATCTATAGAAAAAGAAGTCACGACTATAATTTCTAAAATCAATTTATTACGGGTTATTAATGTGGAAGGAGAAAACTGTATTAAATTATCATATAATCTTAAAGATTTTAAGGGGTTGCCATATCAGATAACGAGTGAAACGGTCGAAAATCTTGTAGAAAGAAGGCATGTAGATCCTTCTTACATTAAGATGTATATGTAAAATACCAATTTATATTATCTTTATACTTTGTATAAAGATGCCTGGTAAGCTTGAAATACAAAATGGGTCTATTACAAATGATATTCATATATCGCTATGGTCCATTGACGGTGAGAAAAAACATTTAGATACTAAAAAGATTGAAAAAAACAGTAGTATATCTTTAATAGTAAAGGGAGGGGTGAAAATGTTAAATGTTTCACAAAACGACTTAATTATATGGAAAGGTGTTATACCATCATATATATCATCACCTATAATTATATACCCAGAATACAAAAGAGTTGTTTATAAAGACAATACTATTGTTAACATGTTATCTAATGATACGAACATACTTGATATTTTTAACACTAGTATAGTTATATTATTAATTATAGTTATATTATTTTGTATATACATATTAATATGAATTATGTTAGCGTAATTACAGATTTATCATATAATGATAAAATGATTGGCTATAGATTTTCCAAATTGAAACAATTGATTAATACAATAAAAAATGACACTGACTATTTTATATTATGCGATTCGAATTTGGGACTTTTATGTTCTGAATATTTAATTAAAAGTGGATTTCATAATATTATAGTATATCATACCGGTTCGTATCCATCTAATGATTATAATTCTATTATTAAAAAAGTTGGAGGATTTGATTCGAATACCGAAGTTAGAAATAGAGCAAAACAAGATTCATTCTTTAGTATTTTTATATGATTAAACAGATGACATATTCGTGTCATCTAGAGAATAATATTTATACGCATTTCGGGCATCTTTCTTCAATGCGAAGAACTAGTTCAATGTCTTCAGCCTTAATAGTCTTGCGATTATTGTGTTGGGTGACTAGTAGAACCGATTCCACAAGTCTTACCAATTCTGCTTCAAGATAGTATCGAAAGCATTTGATGGTATCGTTTCCAAACCTAGGCTTCTTTTCACCTTCATAGAATCCATCTGAATCTGCAATCTTTCTACATGTACGTTCTGCGTTAGCATTAGCAATGAATAGTATCTTTTCGTCTGCCTCGTCGATCATTTTAACTACATCTTCAAATGTATGAGAGTACTTTCTTGCTTCTACAACCTTGTTTACATCTTCCGAGCCAATAGTAGTTCGTTTATCAGCTGTCGTGAAAGCATATGCATCTTTAAGTAAAGATGTAAGATACTTTTGCGTATGATTTCTAACGACCTCAAATGCTTTTTCATTTACACGTTCCATTCCAGCCTTGGACATGATATTCCTAAGAGGTCCTTGCCTAATTTGCCCTTCTAAAGTATCCTCTAAAGATTCTGAGTTATCCTTGTTTTTCTTAGGTTTGCTTGTTTTTGTTGTAGTTTTTGCTGATACCTTTTTGGACTTTGCACTGGTTGTCTTTTTATTTGGTTTCGCTGCCATGTTGAATGATGACTATTGTTCTATATTAGATATAATAAACCTTTATATAATATTTTACTATCTCTTGTGTGTTTTTTATAAATACAATCATAATATCATAATTTATTTTAAATAAACAATAAAATTAACAGTTTTCGATAATCTAAATAGTGTATCTACTTAAACAATGTAATACAATGATATAGTAAAGATTGATAATGTCAATGGATAAATATTTATTTTATGCAAAAGCGTCGAAGGGTTTTATCCCTAAAACAATGTTTGATGCTTTAGCAACAAGTATGAATAGAATTACACTTAGATTAACCAAAGATGGTATATACATGAGACAAACTGACACAGAGGAAATAAGATATTCCAAAATATTATGGGATGTAGCATGGGATAGAAAAAATTTCTCAAAGTATATACACAGAAAAAGTTTTAATATAACACTGAATTCAAAACATATTCAAAAGATGCTTAGAAGTGTAAAGAAAAAAGAATCGGTAGCTTTTTTTATTACAAAGGATGATGAGAATTGTATTCAAATTACAATTCAACCTACTGGAACCCAACCAGACGGTCCTGTGGAAAGATCGGAAACGGTAAGTTTGAGTATATACCATGTAAAAGATGAAGATTTATCAATTCCAGAACTTCCGGATGTATGGGTAGATGAGCAAAATATTGAAAGGAAAGCTTATGGTTATCCAATGGTTATTGGAGCCAGTGATTTTCAAAAGATAAAGAAAATGTCTACCACTGCAAAAACCATAAATATTACCATACAGAGAAATAATTATATTTCCTTTTATGCTGGAGATACAATGGTTTTAAGTTCAAGACTTACATTCGGAGAACTTACAATGAACCCTGATATTGACTCAGAAGATGAATATGAGACAGTGTTATCAGAGGAAAATGACGAGTATCCTCATTTATACAAACAGTCTTTTAATATGGTACTTTTTGCTTCTCTTATAAAACTACCTGGTCTTACTACACAAATGGAATTTTATGCTCCTAAATTTGAAGGATTTCCATTAAAAGTGACTATGAATGATATAGCTGGATTAGGGGTTATAACTGTTTTTGTCAAGGATCAAGAACAAATTGATAACGATGAACAAACAAGATTCAATGATAATCACAATATTAAACTAAAGTCAGATAAAAATAAAAAATGATTTTAATTGTGTAAAATACGAATATTGTAATATTACAATAATTATGTTTGATTGCGACGAAGAAGATTTATATGCATCTGAAAACGATTTACAAAATGTAAAACAAGCATTTCAGCAACAGTTTGGAACTTTTACGAGTACACAAGAATGTCTTCATTCCGATTTAAAAAAATTTGTAGGAAAAGAAATATGCCCAGATTGCGGTTATGTTAAATGTTTACATCCAGATGTGCACAAAGACGAATCTGGAATATTCATATGTAAAGTTTGTAACGAGGAATTAAATCCTTTAGATTTTCAACAAGAATGGACGTGGTATGGTGCTTCTGACAATAGAAGCACCAAAGATCCAAGTAGATGTCATAAAACAAAGTCGGTTCCCAAAGGCATTAGAAACGTGTTCAAGGATAACAGAATTGATATATCTAACATGATGCTTGATATTATGGAAAAGAAATATGAAATTGTCATAGAAAAAACTAGAGTAACAAGAGGTAGCGGAAGAAATTCTATTATAGCCGCTATTTTGTTTTATACATATCAGGAATTCGGAGAATTCAGAACTGCGGAATACATTAGAGATAAATTTAATCTTCAACCTAAACACATGTCTTCTGGGATAGCAAAGTATTTAGAAACATTTCCCGAAGCAAGGGATATTCATATATCACCTGAAATTTTAATTCCATGGCTTATGAAATTGACAAATATTGACAAGTCTCACCACAAGCGTATTTTGTATATAAACGACTATATTAAAAATGCATCAGAAACCATAAATAGAAGTAATCCGCAATCTATAGCGGCAGCTGTAATTTATTTTTATTTATGTATAAATAACGAATATAAAGAAAAATTAGGTATACATAGAAGAACATTTGCTGAAAAAACTAATTTATCGGATATTACTATAACAAAATTAATAACTGAAATAAATAGGGTCTGTACTTAGATTAAGTTTTACACTAATAATAGTGTAAAACAATTAAATTATCTTTCATTAACAAACAGTATGTATACACCTGCTAGTATTGTAAATATTCCAAATATTTTTCTTAATAACTCTTGATCCATATCTATAGCATATGAAGAAGAAATAAAAGAAAATATCGTAAATACGAGTGCCATGTATAACCCCGCGAATACATCAACGTGGCCACTTTTGTAGAATTTCATCGCCGCAAATATTCCTATAGGAGGTAGCAACATGAATAAAGATGTACCTATTCTCATTTTCGTAGTCGCCAGTAATCCAAATATAGTTAACAAAGGAACTATTAATACCTCAGCGCCTGCTCCGATTATCCCAGCCGATATACCTGTTATAAAACCTGTCAATGTTAAACCTAATAAATAGTTCATACTATTAGATAATTTTATATTATTTCTTAACTAAAGAAATAATAAAATCTATAAAATGGTTAAAAATCAAATTTCTAACGCGGTGTTATTCTTTAGCAGATTTTCAAATGAATCAAAAATTTGCGTGACTAGAATAAGAGAGTATAATCTTCCAATACAACTAATATCTCTTGATAATCCTAAACTTCGAGAGCTTGTCAAGAGAGGTAAAATGTTCCAGATTACAAGTGTCCCAACATTGTTGATTGAATATATTTCTGGGGACGTTCAATTATTTACAGGAAGGCCAAAAATACTGCAATGGGCTTCAAATTTAATCGATAATATGAAAAGAGAAATAAATAACCAGACTCGGTCTCATGAAACAACGGTTATAGAAGATGAAGATGAAGATGAAGATGAAGACTATACAGAATTGATATTTGAGGAAAATGAAGAAACCCCTAAACAATCTACTAGTGGTCTTGAAATGAAAACAGAAGATAAAAGTAATAAAATGAGTAATGTTCAGAAAATGGCAGAAGAGATGAAAAGAACAAGAGACAATATGATGAGTAATAATCAACAACCGATATCAACTTAATTTTATATTTATTAATAATTAAATGGTGCAACATAAAAATATAACATTACCAGTAGAGACTAATTCAGAATATTTTAAATATGGAATAATTATATCCGTTATTGTTATACTTGTAATTCTTGCCTTAGCTTCATTTATTTATATTAGAAGTAGAAAGAAACCTAATGATAAAGTTAAGTCTGGAAACTTTACTTCGGATATACACAATACAACTGACTATCATTTACTTTTGACAACCAAGAGTGATTCTACCCCACTTAGACCTCGTAGTATTACACCTGTAACTATATTTCACGATGACGACCTAAAGGTAGAAGGTATAACGATAACCGGAAGCAAGTTAAATTTTGTTTCTAAAATAAAAGAAGATCATAGCGATATTTATATTACCGAAGGAGGTATTGGATACTATCATAATACAAATATTGATACAACATTTATAAATCATTCAAGCAACGATGTTATTTTCGCTCTTGTATCTAAATACGGTGGTATGAGATTTCCAACAACAGTTCCTGCGAATTCGTCTGTTTCTAATGTAGCTGTTATGAAAGGTCAAAAATGGCATGTCGTTGAACCTAAACAAACTCAAAAAGTTTTGAGCGAAATTATGATAGGAATTATACCAAATACAATCTCGTTTGATGGAAAAAAATTAATAGTACAATAAGTATTTAAAAAAAGTAATCGTATTAAACATATAATACGATGGTTGTCCAAAAAAAATCTGATATTTTACTTGAATTAAAAGATACTATTTCGGATCTTATTTCAGATTTAAAACAAGTATTTAATACAAAAACTGAGAGAGGGGAATTGGCACTTGTAGAATTTTTCTATAAAAAGCTTCACCATCAAAGGATTTACGATAAAGTTAAAGATTTATTACTTCCCCATTCTAAATACATCAAGGAACGTGATTTAGAATTTTTTGAAAAGAATACAATTTTATTCTCTGATCTACCCGATGATAGGGTAGAATATTATAAAAGGCAGATACTTAGTGATAGATTTGACGATGATGATATAAATATGATATGGGAATATTTAGATACAATCGTAGCTCTATCAGAACTATATTTAAAAACATAATAACTAGATATAATAAATAAGAATTATGTCAATAAATAATAAATTGGTATTTGATTCTATAAAAGAATTGAGTGAAGCATGCTGGGATGTATTTGGTGAAAAAGAAGCTTCTTCATCACCCCTTTCTCTGTATAACACTATAATTTCACGCATTGACGAAAGTAAGGTAGAAAAAATAGATTTGGGTATAAAAAAATGCATTGACGGATTTGTAGATTTTTTTAATGATTATTCTGATTATTTAGACGATTCGAAGAAAATGATGGAAAATATTCCACGTGGAACAGTTATAAGATATGGAGATAGTGAAAAAATATATATTGAAATCCAAAGATTTCTATTTCAATCAAATAAAGATAATCGCGAAATAATTAGACAATATCTTCTTACAATTTCTGCATTACTTGACCCTTCAGATCAAAATCTAGCTATTCTTGAAACTGTTGATAAACTTGGGCTAGAAGATGGTCCTGAAAAAGATTTTATGGGAAATATCATGAAAAAGGCCAGAGATGCAATGCAAAATGTAGATAGCAATGACCCTACAGAGGCTGTAATGTCTCTATTATCAAGCGGAATTATAAACGATGTAATTTCTGGTGTAGAAGACATGAGGAACGAAGAAAATGGTCTTGATTTTGGTAAATTAATCGGGTCAATGCAATCGGCAATGTCTCAAATGATGCCTGAAGGAGCTACAAGTATAAATGATATCATCCCTCCTGGAATGATGGAACAAATCAACGAGAGTGTTAGAGAGCAAACTCAACCAACCGTAGAAGAAGTCGAATAATTTAGTTTTCAGGTTATAATAATATTTTTTATATGTAAATGAACGTTGAGAATTGCGATGATTATACTATTCAACCGTGGATGATATCCATCATACTCGTACTTATATTTATAGTTATATATGCAGGTGTCATAACAGCTATCAAGCAATATTAAAATAATTATGATTTTTCATTTTAAGAGTGAAAAATGTGTTTATAAATATAATTCATATTTTATGTTATCAAACTATAAAAAATATGAAACTAAAATCATCGCAAATAATTATATTATCAGTAATAGTATTAGGTTTAGTATTCGCACTTAATTATAGAAAAGAAGGATATGAACCTCATAATATGGGTTCTAGAAGGTATTGGGGTTTTGGAAGACAAAACGCTTATAGCGTCTTAGATCACCACGAAGACCACGGTCCGTGCTATCAATCAGGACAAAGAGAGCATAAAGCTTGTCTACCGGGTTATACAAGGTATGTAAATCGTTATTCAGATCAAGTTCAATGTTGCGTTAATCTCAGTAATTATTAAAAATGAAATTAATATTAAGATTTATGTACAAGTACAGTATTATAACCAATAGATTAAAATGACCGAATGGGAAAAAGAGCTTTTTACATATTTCGAGTCTAGACGCAATATCATAAAACTCATAAAGTATAGAAATTATAAATTCACAGATCCAAAGGATAACCTTACATATGAAAGATTTGTGGAAATATACAATGACAAACCACCTGAAGAAATTAAAGAATGTATGTCAAATGATTTAACAATATCAGATAAAGACAACCCCGACGACAATTGTCATGTTATTTGGACACATGAGACTAAACTAAATGGCGATAAAATTAATGAAATTAATGACGAGATTTCTAATTTAAATATAAAAAATGTTATTCTTGTATCGGATTCGCATCCTACACCGACAGCGGTAGATGCAATTAAGCTATTAAAATCTCTATACAATATCAAAATAGATGTATGGCATTTTTCTCAAACTCAGATATTTGTTCCTGAACATGAATACGTTCCGCAACACAGAATATGCTCCAGTAATGAAAAAACTAAAATAGCAAATACTTATGGACTTGATATTCCCAAAATACATGTTTCAGACATTATGATAAAATATCTTGGAGCTATAAAAGGTAATGTTATAGAAATTATCCGTCCTAGCGAGACGTGGCCGGGTCATAAAGATTTTACATATAGAATTGTCGTATAATTTTTTTCACTCAAATAAGTGAAAAAAATAACTATTCTATTCAGATAAATAAATTATTCTGGGGGGAAATCTACAAGTTTTCTTTCATAAATAGCTTCTATCATTTTGCTAGTATCTTTGTTAATGTTTAACTTAGAAACAGGTGAATTTAAAGGGGGTGGTGGAGGGATATAACAATCTTCTTCTTCAGGTGATACATATTTTCTACGAACTTTAAGTTTTTCTGCTAGTTCAGCTTTGATATTTGAAAACATTACATTCGGGAGTTTAGTTGTATCATGTCTTCCCTTTACTAGAAAAGCGCAACGCACTGGAATACAATCAAGTCTTTTTGTTGTTTTAACAAAGCCATTGATAAGAATACCTTGACTTTGAGTAGAAATGGATACTTTCATACCGTCTGTCTGATCTCTTCTGAATACTCTAACCCAATCAGTCTGAAGTTTATTACATTCATCTTGGGCCAATGAATCTAAAACAAGTTTAGCCTCATCTTTACCTTCTACGATTACTTTCTCTACATTATCTATGCGTATAAGGTATAGTGTTTTGTCTAATAAAGAAACCTCTTCTGTAAGTTTCTCGCTCATTTAAAACTATTAATAAAAAAATAATTCTCAAATAAAAAATACAAAAAATGAAATCATATAATTTTAAAAACTATTATTTATAAATTATTACAATATTACATAATGTCCAATTTTGAAAAATTGTCATCTTTTCTTGGTAATCACCGAGTCAAAAAGACTATTTCAGAAGGAGAAGTTTTTACTACATATACACACGTAACAAAGAAAACACCTAACAGTTGTTCAGGTTCTTATAATATTCCTAATGATAAAATAGATGCATTTCTAACAACTTACTGTAACGTAGTAAACAAATCTATCTGGGCATCTGTTGCCGAAAAACCATCAAATCACGCTCCTTTGCGAGTTGATATGGATTTTAAATCAGATCTTGCGCATGGATCTGAACGTCATTATACAGAAGAACACTTGAAAGAACTAGTAAAATTTTATCAAATAGAAATTTCAAACATAACAGAAGAACTTACCGATGAAACACTTACGTGTATAGTTCTAGAGAAAAAGAGACCTAGAATTGAAAAAGATGCAGTAAAGGATGGATTTCATCTTCACTTTCCGAATTTTATATGTGAACCCAGAATTCAAGATTATATTCTCAGAGACAAGGTAATTGGTAGATTAAAACAGAGTGAATTATGGAGAAATACAAAATATATAACACCAGTTGAAGACATGATTGACAGGGATATAGGTCACAAGGTATGGATGTTGTATGGTTCTATGAATTACAAATCGGATGAATCAACGCCTTATTTATACGAACGTCCTCAAGGAGGACCTAACGACCCTTGGAAAACTTGTACTCAACCGTATGGTCATGTCTATAATCATAATCTTGAAGAAATCAAAATGATGGAAGTTTTCGAAAGTGATATGGTAAATCGTAAGAATTCTATTAAATACTATCTCCCTAGGTTTCTTTCTATTAGAGGTTATAACGAATCTACAAAACTTAAAAAGTTTGCAAAAGAAGCTGTAATTGTTTCAAACCATAAAAAACAAATAATTAGAAAAAGAAAAGGTGTTCAAAAGAAACGCGGTGTAGAAGAAGCTCTTGAAGATATAAAAATAATAAAAAATGGCGATATCATGGAAATGCTTAGCTCGGAAAGAGCTGATAACTACGGAGATTGGATTGACGTAGGATGGACTTTATTTAATATAGGACAAGGACATGAAGAAGCTTTAAAATTATGGATTGACTTTTCTCAAAAGTCTCATAAATTTGAAGAAGGTGTATGTGAAAATGAATGGAATCGTATGGAAATTCGTGATAAATCTTTGGGTAGTCTGTTAATGATGGCTAAGAATGACAATCCTGTTATGTATAAAGAATGGAAAGACACAAACATTAATCACTATTTATACAAAAGCGTGGAAGAAAAACAACCCACAGAATACGATCTTTCGATGGTTGTATATAGTATGTTTAAGGACAGATTTTGTTGCGCTTACGGTAAAAAAGATATATGGTATGAATTTAGAGATCATAGATGGCATCTTATGGATGATGGATTAGGTCTTAAGAGATTACTAGTTACAGATGTATTGGATAAATATCTTGAATTTAAGAAAGAGCTTATTGATAGACGTCTTGAAGCAAAGGATGAATTGTCAGTTAAAATGTTTGACGAAAAGGAAAAGAGAGCATCTGTTATATGTAACAAACTCAAAACTATAGGATTTCATGACAAAATTCTAAAGATGTGTAAGTTAAATATGGAAGATTCCAAATTTCTTAAAAAGATGAATGAAAACAAGAAAATACTTGTATGTGAAAATGGAGTATTGGATCTTGAACTTGGTATATTTAGAGAAGGTCGCCCGGATGACTATGCGACGTTTAGCACCGGATTAATATATGATGACAGATATTCTCACCACGATGAAGATGTAAAAAATGTCAAGTTGTTCCTGAAGAAAGTATTTCCAAATGAAAATAGGCGTAAATATTTTACAGACATGGCTACGTCGTGTTTACAAGGAGGAAATGTTCATAAAAGATTTATCATAGGAACCGGGTGTGGTGATAATTCTAAATCAGTTACTTATACTTTACTGGAACTTGTTTTTGGAGAATATTATGGAAAGTTTCCAAGAGAACTTCTTATATCTGGACAAAATGGGTCTTCAGCTGGCGCTCGTCCTGAACTCTCTCGAGTTCGTGGAAAACGAGTAATGTCAATGCAAGAGATTACACACCGTGATAATATAAACATAGGCGTTCTCAAAGAATTAACAGGTAATGACTCGTTTTTCGCAAGAGGATTATTCGAAATGGGTGGTGAAATTACACCACAATACACACTATGGATGCAGTGTAATGCCCCTCCAAAAGTACCAGGACATGATGATGCGACATGGTCCCGTATTAGAGTTTTGGATTTTGAATCAAAGTTTGTAAAACCTCAGGATCGTGAGAAATTTCCAGTCCCTGAAACGCTTGAAGAACAAATGAAAATGAAAAGATTCGAAGCCGATCCAACATTTATGGACTATCTCCCAGAAATGGCGCCAGCTTTGCTTTGGTTGTTATTCGATAATTTTATTAACAACTACAAACATAATGGTCTCAATGAACCTAAAGAAGTAATGACTGCTACAAATGAATATAAAGCAAATAATGATGTGTATATGGAATTTATCAGTGAAAAGATTATAAAGGTTGAAGGAGAAGACGATGACAAGTATATGGATAACTTTGTAACATTATCTGTAATGTTTGATGAGTTCAAAGAATGGTACAGAGAAAATTATCCTTCGTATAAAAATTCGATAGGTAAAAATAAATTCAGAGATTCTCTCAAAAAACTTCTTGGTACAACTACAACGTGCAAACGTGGATTCAAAGGTGGCAAATTCTATGGTTACGAATTGTCAGATTCAGAGCTATAGAAAATTACCACTTAACCAGAGTGTGTACTTTTAACAAACCTTAAAAAAGATTATTTTAATCGATATGTTTTGAATATTGTTATACGTTTGTATAACAATGAATATTTTCTTTCTATCAATTTGCATCAAAAGATGTGCTAAATATCATTTTGATTGCCATGTAGTTAAAATGATAGTAGAATTATGTCAACTTTTGAGTACGGCATGGCATGTCTTGGAAAGTGATAGAGCAATGGAATTGTATAACGAAAATAAATTATGCATGGCCACTCATGCAAAACATCCTTCAGCTATATGGGTCAGGGATCATATAAATAATTATAACTATACCGTTGATTTAGCACTAGAATTATGTAAAGAATGGAGATATAGGTATTTACATCCAGATAGTAAAAAACATGCATGCGAGGATAAACTTTTATTTCTAAAGAATAATCCTCCTCCGACGATATCTAGGTATAAAATACCAAAAACAAAAACAAATCCAAAACGTTTTACACTACCTATGCCTCAGGCAATGTACGATGATTGCAAAGTAAATCCCGAAGAATTAACTTTTAACACGTGTCAATCCGCATATAGGAAATATTATATGTCTGAATATAAAAAACATATTGTGAAGTGGTCTATAAAAAATAAAAACTATAGAAAAACTCCTGACGAACCTAAACGCTTTAATTTAGAAAAACCTTATTGGTGGACAGCTTAGACATGCAGCAGGTGCAGATAAATATTTGAAAAATGAATGGGGAATAAAATGCCTTAAACTACAAATTTTACTCTACCTCACCTTTAAATAATCTCGTTGTTTCTGGCATTCGTCTAGTATTTTAAAATAATTTTTACCCTATCAATTGTTATCGTTCCGTTAACTTGCGCTAATATTTTTTTTCTGATAATCTACCCTCAAAACTTTCATACAAGAACATTTGAGTAAAATTACAGTATTACAATAATTTTACTAGTTATTTATTTTTTTCACTGATGTCAGTGAAAAAATAATACTTACAGTAAATATTTATGGATAGATGAATTGTAATACGGGTAAAAAGTTTCAGTATTATCACTACACCATACAGAATATTGATAAGGAGTTAGACCTATGTGATTTGTAACTGATAAATCTGCATTATTATCGATAAGTAATTTTGCGCATTCTACGTGTCCAAATTCGATGGCGTAAAATATCATATGAAGCATTCCTTGAGATTTGTGATTAATATCAACACCACAATCTATTATTTGTCTAAGCATTTCGACTTTATCAAATCCTATAGCATATCTCATTACTTCATAAACGGTATTAAAATCTTCATTCTTTATATCTTCTGAAACTATTTTTCTAAATTCAGGATAGTTTAAATGGTTTTCCAAGAATTCATAGAATTCTCGCGTATCTTTAGATACAGGAATGACGTTTTTTGATTTCTCGTAAACTTCGCAAGAGTACATGGTTGCATTCATATAAAATGATATTACATTTATAAAAATATTTTTATAAATGTAATATCATTTTTTATTTTTAGGATAAAATATTAAGTTTAGTTCAGTTGATTCCATTTTATGTTTTGCAATTAATTGGTGAATATAATACCATTCTTCGGGATTTTTCAAATCTTTATTTTTCCAATAGTTAAAATTGTAATCTCTTCCGTAAAATACTTTATTAGCTTTCCAACTCCTTAATAGACCTTGAGGATCGTCATCTATGTTAACAAGATTTTCTATCGCTTCATCACCTGCTATACCTTTTACAACGTTTTCATTACCTGACAGAATATTTACGTCATAACATCCGGTAGGGCAAAATTCTAAAAACTTGCGAATAGCTCTCAGTTCTAAAAATTCATATGTAGTATTTCTTGAAACCCCTACGCCTTCCCAAGTAAATTTATTAGCATGTTGAGGATTTTTAGTCACCCATGACCATTTACCTGTATTTCTATGATAATTTATTGACGTAGAAATTGTTACTATTAATTTAGGTTGAATAGGAAATTTATTAAACATTTATAATTGCCACAAGAGTAATGTTTAAGTTAATCTTAACAGTATATCAACAAGTTAAATTACAAGGTATTACTTAATAAGATATATCTTATTGTCAAAGTTAGATTTTATATTTTTACTCGTAAGAGTAAAAATATTTAGTAGATTATTATATTGAACGGAAAACGTCAAGAATTTCTGGTAGAACTTTGACATCTGTTTCATGATATTTTATAACTTGTTTTATTAATGGATGTTCTTCTATAGAAGTTGTCCAGTTTTTATCTCCATACGCATCGAATATCTTTATCATTGCATCCATACCGTCTACACAATCACAATTCCATGTTGATTTAATAAACTTGTTATCATATAGTGATTTAGATATATTTTTTAGACCGTATCCCAGGGCACCTTTTACCGCGAAATTCAAACTTTTAGCTGTTTTATTAAGATCTATCCAATTCCACTCTCCCTGTCGCCAATTGTAGTTATGTCTTTCTTTTGCTTTATTCCATAATGAACTATCAGCATTACCCCAATGAAAAATATTAGGAATTTTAGATGAATTATAATCTATATTTAATTTTGAAATATATTCTGAAAAGTTTTTACATATTTCATATTCCGAATTATAATCAAGTCTAGGTGCTATAAATCTTTTATAATTCCATTCACCCTTTAAGGTTCTAAATCCGCAGCCAATCATAACAATCATTTTCAAGTCTTCTTTGTATTCATTACTCCCAAAATTAGCATTTACACCATCAACTGTTTCCATATCCACAAAAAATTCTATGTTATCTTTTGTTTTCCAACATTCATTTTTGTCTGGTTTAGATGACATTATAATAATATCATTCTCTTTATTTACAGTTATAATATTATCTAAACTCTTAGCCTTTTCACCTTTGAAACCAAGTTTTTCAGCTGTGAGATTGTCGTCATCATATTTGTAGATACCTAAAGAATGCGCTTTTTCTCGTTCTCTGATACCAACATTCCATAACATTGTAAGTTCGCGATTATTACCAGCGAGATATTTTTTTAATTTATTATATTTTCCATCGCGTTTATTATTCATATTAGGATACAACTCTGGTCTCGAAAGGGGATAATTAGTATAATTCCATTTTTTAACATGAGGCTGTTTTACTTCTCTTGCCCAATTAATAGCTTTAATTATTTTATTTTTTATATGGTCTACATCCTTACTGCTATGTTCAATCACTCCAGGTGTATCTAATCTACCTATACCATGGTATTTTATATTGCGTTTTTCTCTAGACCATTTACGAGATATAATGAGAGATTTTAGAGGTTCAAATCCTTGAATGTTAGCCAATGCTTCTGTATAAATACTTAATTGCGCCTTATAATATGGAATAAAATCCTTATTTAATATTCCATCGCTATTTGCTGATAAATAAAGTGTACTGTGTTTAGCATCGGCAATTATATAATGATAACTTTGATGTTTTAATTCGAGTTTTGTTGCAGGGGTGCAACTCTCATCTTCTGTATAAGGGTTTTTGCAAAATATCGTACCAAGCCAGTCGCTTCTTATGAGAAAGTCGGCTTCTCCATATGTTTTGTTTTTAAAATTGAATAAAACGGCACTGTGTATAACAGGCGTTCCCTTAATCATATGTTCATACGTTGAACGCGCCGAGTCGATATTTCGAGAGTTAAGAGTATTAACATTATTTGAAGTAATTTCTGTTATATTTTCACTTCCTATTTTATTCCTAATTTCTTCAACAATAGATTTTTCGTGTTCATGGCCGTTTTGAAACAATCGATTTTGAAAATCATTATTTACATTGGACGATTGAGAAAGTAGATGTTTATAAACATCTACACAAGGATCGTCTATCATATAGTTTTTTATATTTGAAGGTGACACCCATTCATCCCAATTAATTTTGGTATTCAAAAGAAGATTTAAATAAGTAGAAGTATCTTTGATATAACGGCGCTTTTTACTTACACGTTCGGCAATACTAAATTCTTTATTTTTGAACTTGTTGATTTTACAATCATTCATTTCAGAATAACTTCGTTTTGACATTTTACCTTTAAAAACGAATTATAACACAATCTGTAATTGTTTATTTTTTATGTAGTTTAAAAAATAAACATATCGTTTTTTTATTTTTGATTAAAGCACGAATTTCTTTTAAGAACATTAGTTAAATACAATGAGTTGTACGGTATTCCCAAAACCTCAGAAATCATTTTCTAATACTCATAAAACATGTTTTCATGCTGATGTCAATGGCAAGTCGATGGGGGTTCAGCAATCAAAGAAACAATACGAACCAAGATTGAATGTTAGACCCACTGATAACCATTATTTTCATTTCTCTCAGCCTAACGCTAGAATTGATTTAAACCAGAGACATGAACATAGAGCAGATGTTGGAGTTTTTCCTAGAAATTTATATGCAAAACATCCATTCTCGAAAAGTATGTCTTATTATATCCAACCTCGAGATAAACAATCTCATTATACATACTCACCTAAAAAACACCCTAGAGAGAATGAAGACAAAACCATCAAGAGAGCTGAACACGTTAGATATTTCAAAGATACGAAAGGTCAGGTATATAAAAAGGATGGGTACGGACACCATGAGGACGGGTACGTAAGAATATTCAAGAATGAAAATGGTGATGGATTTAGGGAAGGAAGTTATGGACATCAAGAAGACGGATACATAACAGAAAAGAGAGAACACACACCATGGCATTCTGTTTTCGGGTACGATCGTTTTAATAATGAATATGGTGTAGGAAGTCAATCAAGAGGTTATATAGAACCATTTGATTGTCACGATTGCCACCAAGACGTTCCACCCGATATGGCGCCCAATAGATTTTATTCAGAGAAACATTTAAAATCAAGTACATCCGAGTTTCGTGATGATATAGACGAGTTTAGCACTCCACTGTGTAAACAATGTATCGTCTAAATTGTAAATTATCTTTTCTTTAAAGAAAAGATAAATATATTTATTCTTCATCAAATTCTACTTCTGTTAATTTATGTTTCGGAACACAGCTATAAGTTGCAATTAACTGCGGTCTATTACTTGACGTATTACCGATATTTGGTTGTTCAGGTGTAGTTAAACCTGTATATCTTCCTCCACTATATTCGAGAGAAAAGTTAGAACGATCTTCATGCTTGTTAATTAATTTCTGTAATTCGTCTTTACACCTTGTATCCTTTATAAATGTACCATATTGCCCGTCTCCTTTTCCAATACCGTAGTTATACATATCATATACTTCCGTATTAAAATCATTGTTAGCTAATCTACCAGTCCATACAACATGAGCATCCGTTATAACAATATGTCTATCTTTATCACACGTGAAATTAATAGTTCCAGAAGTATTTTTTTGCCCGGGATCGTAATTTGCACCGCGCGTGTATGTACTTTCACTTATGGTTCTGGAGTATTGAACGGCTACATATACATATAATATAGCAGTCGCTAATCCTATTAGAAGAAAACAAATGAATACAATTTCTCCTGTACTGATTGCCATTTACATAATATTAACAAATTAAAATTTCGATTTAGTTGCATCAGGAATACATGTATATATACCATGAAAATAATAACCTTGGTTATAGTTACCATCATTTCCAGGAGTTATAGGAAGAGTTGATACCGATCTAAGAGAACAAGGTAAAGGTCCTGTTGGGCTTTCTGGATTGGACATAACATCCACGTTTATAATATCACAATGTTTCTTTCCATCGCAGTACCTTGCTAAAGATGCAGAAGCGTCTCTTGACATACATTTGGTATCTTTGTTAATGTTTTTATTACATGTTTTATTTTGAACATTACTACCTGAAAGGTCTGCATTATTACATAATGGAAATAAAGCGCATGTATTATTTGTTGTATTTACACCGAAACAGATGGCGTTACTCTTAACTTGACACGTTCCATTATTACCATCTTTGTCTAACCCTACACATGTCATGATGTTATAGTCACCGCATTCATTTCCAGTTCTAGTGCACTTTGTTCCTGGGTTAACAGGGCAGTAATCAACATCGCTATTAGAATCAGTACATTCGGAATTATCTGTATCTATATTACCAGTGCCATCATTTTTAATTGTATTAGCTTTGTTGGGAGTACAATACCCTTCATTGCATTTCATAGCTGTACCACAGTCATCGTCGTTTTTACAACCTATAGCCTTATTGGGTATACCACATGTGGCGTTTATAACAGGACTAGATTTATTAGTACATTGACCATAAGGGTCTTCTATATCAAAGAACGCCCCAATGATATTTACGTTTCCACCACCTTTATCTGAACATGATATCTGAGGGTTTCCATATGAATCAACCAGGTTTAATCTACCTCCAGATACTTGCCCTGTAAATGGATACATAATATTATTGGAATCCTTTATTGTATTTTCCCTCTCAATATAATAAACTCCTCCTGCTAAAACGCCTATAGCTATAACAAGCAAAATCATTAAAATTAGTGTCCAGGTTTCCATCGTATCTTACTTCAACGCAATAAACTTTTTAACAAAAAAGATGAAGTAGCAGTTTTTTAACCTTTGAGATAAAAAATATATTAATATATAAGACACATATTAATTATGAATAATGTAGTTTACGAAGAATTTATAAATTGTCAGAAGCATACTCTTGATAAATATTGGATTGACTTGCTGTATAGATGTGCCTGCAATAAATTTCCAAAAGGTGTTAAATATGACGGACAGAAAAATATAATTTATGTAAAACATGAGAAAACAAAGGCTGAGAATTTTAACATACCCCTAAACGATACCAAGAAAATGTATGATTTGTTAGTTTATATATTCAGAGATTTACTGGATATAAGGTCAGAATACGATATAAATATAAGTAAAAAGGAACTTGAAGAATGTCGAAAGTTAAACAATATTGATATGAATACAGATTGGAAGCGTCTAAAACCAAAATCTGTAAAAAACACAATATTAATGAATTTCGTAGTTAATAAAATTAACGAAAAGAGTATAGACCAGAAAAAGATAAAGAAAACATATAACCAACTCCAATTGGCATTTCAATTCAAGAGATTAACTAATGATGACGTTGAATACGAAAATGGTACAATAACAGATATAAAAGGGTTTAATTATAATGAACACAATAAAGAGTTTGAAATACAAAGTATTAGAAATCCATGTTATAGATCCGAGAAGCAAGTTAATAAAACTACCTTATATCAACAGCATATCGATAGATGGATAAAGGATTACAAATCAATTTGTTTTCATTTAAAAACGTAATTTATTTATATTAAAAGTAAAATGGAACCATTGGATAATGAACTAATAAAGTTATACGATATTTTTTCCAAGAAAATAGAAGAAATATTTACTGAAAAGAATGATATAGAATTAAGATCAGATCCCACGTTAGTTAGAGTTCTCATTGAGAGTTCGATGAGCATTGTAGAGAGGTATAAAACATGGTCTGGTGAAAAGAAAAAGAAACAAGCAATTATAATGCTTATCGTAATTATAAATGATCTCGCTGAAAAGGGAAAAATATCAAGGGAGGATGCAGATGAAATAAATTCTAATATAAATTTTTGGGGTGGAATAGCTATGGACATAGCCGTGGATGCCGTAAAAGGAGCTTTTGATATTGGGCAAGATTTTACAGAAGATGTAATAGAAAGTGGATGTAAATCAGCTTGCAAGCAAAATTGTAATATTTGTTAAATGGATTTAAATGGATAATATATTATATATAATATGGACCCTAACTCGGACCCTGGTATGTCTCCTATACGTATAGGAGACGTTTTTCAACTACTAAATAAAAGTATCTCTCAAAATGAGAGGCCATACACTAAATCTGCTATAGAATATAATAATAAAATCGTTAATGGGTTTTATAAGGATATATTATTGAATATTTCAACTAAAACGGGTACTGTAAAAGCTGGTCAGGTATGGGGAGAGTGGAATTACTATAATACCGGAAAGCATATTCCTAATTATGTAAAATGCGTGGAAAATGGTTATATAAATCGACCAAGCTCTGATATCGTTAATCATTGGGTTAATCTTTTCTCTAAAACGGATACTGAAAAACTTGTTGAAATGGGACCCGCGACTATAGGACATGGATGGAAAATCGTAAAAGATGAAATTGAAATCAGACGAAAACTTAGTAAATGGGAAAATATTTATAAAGACCATGACGATCCAATGAAATGGAGAGAACTTTGTCATGATAAACCCAAAGAATGGACAATTGATGAAGACTATATATTCTGGAGTATGGAAAAATACGAAGAAGTTGAAGAAAGAGTGAAAGCTGTTCTAAAGTTTCCTAAAATTCCTATTAAAACACCCACAGTTAAAAAGGATGATATAAGAAAGTCTGTAATCATTAAAACAGGTGATAACGCACCCGCTTTAACGAAAATATCAGTCGATAGTTACAATAAATCAACAGAGCATTGGCTTGATATAGTTTATCCCGAGATGAGTAATAAGATAGAAGGTGACGAAATTGACTCTAATGAAATTTTAGCTGAAATCGGAATATTTAAAGAAGGAGATATTGTTAAATCATTCATAGACACCATTGAAAAAGGTATATCATGTCGTCCTTCTAAAAAGTCTGTTGAGTATTGGAAAAACGTTTTTGAAAAGTCATCAGTCGAGGAGTTAATGAAACTTGGTAATGATACGGTAAAATCAGGGTGGAAAATAATAGCAGATGAAAGTTATATAAGAACAGTAGTGTATAAATGGGATAATATTTATAAAGGAACACGTGACCCTCTGGTATGGAGGGAAAGAATCAAATTTATCGAAGATAATAAAGTCAAACCGGAAACGATATGGGATGATGAGAAATTTTCTGATATAGGTATGAAAGTACTAACAGTAATTAAAACAGTTGTAAACGTAGAGTAGATGTTAAATATATTTATTGTTAATCAATAAATATTAATAAAAATGATTATCCTATCGTTTAATAATAAAAAATATACCAGTAATATTGAAAAGAAAAGATGTCTTGCATAATCTGTTACGATAATAAAAATATAACTATAACACCATGTTGTAAAATTGAGGTTTGCGATTCATGTTGGTTACAGTTGCAAAATGATAAAACAGAAAACTGTCCTAACTGTAGAGAACAAATAGGTGATTTTATTAGAGATAACGTATTTGATTATAATTGTAAAGAGTCTTTTAAATTATCAGATCTTAGAACTCTTGTCAATTCAAAAAGAAATATCCTCATACACGGACCAGGTGGATGCGGAAAATCACACGCAATACGTAATCTCACGAGAAGTATAAACAATCAACATGTTCACGTGACTGCTACGACAGGTATAGCTGCTCTAAATATTAGTACACGTTATATGCCAGCAAAAACAATACACCGTTTTTCTGGTATAAAAACAGGAGATGCTGACGTTAAACATCTTATATCTTATATAGAGCGCAATGATAAAGCCGTAAAAAGATGGAAGGATACTAAAATTCTTATTATAGATGAAGTTTCTATGCTTGGAGCTAATTTTTTTAAAAAGTTGGATACTATAGCAAAATATTTTAGGAAAAATAATAAACCAATGGGAGGTATACAAATGATTTTTAGTGGAGATTTTCTACAACTACCCCCAGTTAAAGATGATTATGTATTTACAACTAATGTATGGAGGGATTTGAATATAGCTCCCATTATAGCCGAAACTCCATATAGATACAAAGACAAAGATTTCTTTAATTTCTTACTTCGAGTGAGAAAAGGAGAAGTAACAGAAGATGATATAAGAACTATAAGCCGGAGAGTTAGATGTAATAACTCCTTGAATAAAGAACTTGATAAACTAAAACACGAAAATCCTGGAAGTGTTATTAAACCAACAGTATTCTTTTCAAAAAAGAAGGATGTATATTTTTTAAATAAACGAGAGTTAGAAAAACTAGATAGCAAAGAATATGTTTTCACATGTACAGATACCACAATTTTAAAAGACAAAGATAAAAAAATAGAACCTGAGTATTATACAAAAGTATTGGACGAAAATTTCCCTCGTGAATTACGTTTAAAGGTAGGAGCTCAGGTAATGCTTACTGTAAATATAAGCGTAGAAGACGGTTTTGTTAATGGTTCAAGAGGCGTCATTAATGATATAACAGACTCGAATGAAATTGTAGTCATGTTTTTGAACGGTAGAAAGCTAAGCATACCAATTCATAGCAGAGAAATAGAAGATGAATACGCTATAGTGACACGTTCTCAAATTCCACTTGTATTATCATCTGCTATGACTATTCATAAATCGCAAGGAGCAACTCTTGATTATGCTGTAGTTGATTTAGGACCATCTATATTCGCTGAAGGTCAAGCATACGTGGCTCTAAGTAGATGTAGAAATATGAAAGGGTTATTCGTATCAGAATTTACTCCTATGTCAATTAAAACAAATCAAACTGCTGTAAAATATATACGGTCAATAGAAAAGTAATAAAATATAATTATTCTTTATACAAATAAATATGATAAATTTCACAATACAAAAATATGAATATCAAAAATTAAGAGGAGTTAAAAATATTGTCCTCCTCCCAAAGTTTTCAATTAAATTATATTAAAAGATATAACTAACTAAATTAGTTAGTTATGATAAACGGACCGTTTATAATTCGTAATTTGAAAGAAAATGATTTTAGTAAAAAGTCATATTATAAACTTCTTAGTCAATTATCCACCATAGATATGAATGAAATGTCTATGGAACAATCAATAGAGTTTTTAAAAAATCTTAACGAAAACCACCAAATATTTGTTATTGAAGATGAGACATCTAAAGAGATAATCGCGACGGGGACATTGATCATTGAAAACAAGTTAATCAGAAATTACGGAAAAGTGGGTCATATAGAAGATGTATGTGTAATAAATGCTTTCAGAAATAAAGGTGTAGGTAAAAGACTAATCGACCACTTGGTAAGTATATCATATAAATCAGGATGTTATAAAATAATCCTAAACTGTGATCATAATATTGTAGATTTTTATGTTAAATGCGGATTCAAGGAAAAGGGAAATCAAATGGCTAAGTATATAAATTAGTTAAACAGATATGCTTATATATAAAATGTCTCTAGTTACTACAAGATTATATATCGGTGATATAGAAAATGCCAGAGATTTGAATTTTCTAAAATCTAAAAACATCGGCACAATTGTTAATTGTACAAATGATATTGAGAATTTTCATACTGGTCAATTTAATTACATGAATTTAAATTTGGTTGATTCTCCATCTCAAGATTTATCAAAAGTATTGGATCCTGTTGCTGATAAAATTATAGAATTAATTAAATCCGGAGAAGTTGTCTTTATCCATTGTTATGCGGGGGTATCAAGAAGTTCAAGTATTATGATTTACACATTGATGAAATTGCATAATTGGAATTTCGATAAGGCTCATAGATTTACTAAAATGATGCATCCTAGAACAAATCCTAATGATGGTTTTATAGAACAATTAGTCATGAGAAATAAAACAAACGAGTCTTTCATAAATACAAAATCTGTAAATTTTGAAGAACAAGTAGAAGAGAGTAGCGAAGAAGAAGTATTAGGTATAGCAGATCCTTCTACGTATGAAGCTCCAAAGAATTTATACAAAGACGACGAAGTTCCAAAGAAATGGACCAGTATGAAATTAGACAGCACTGAAGACGAATTACCGGATTTCACAAAAATGTCTAAAGGAAGACATAAACCAATGTATGCCCGTGTATTTTCTTAGATATATAAATTTTCATACTTTATAAAGTATGAAAGATTGATAATATTTTCTTGTTATTATTTAAATGCAACATAACCAACCATTGTTATCTTATTACCCCAAAGACAATTCCAAGTTTGTTGATCCTATGTATGTTCCATATCAAAGAAAACTTTTACCGTTCGATGAACACGAAGAAGGTGTATGTAAACATCCTGTAAATACCTGGAAGAAACATGGTTCAAAATCAATGATGCATCCTACTCATATCAGAAAAGGGTGGAATATGGATTTTCTCAAGATCCACCCTGATGACCCATGCCCAGCAGGCTGGACGGATGTCGGGGATGGATTTTGTTCTAGAACTCATCAACAGGCTCATGAATCCAATTTCTCGACAGGAAATCATTTCAAGGCAGAGTATCAATATCATGACGGTTATTCAGTTTCACCAAAAGACATGATAGCCAAGATTAAATTAAACGCGTTTGATTTGAAAGATTCTGAAACGTTTATAAACCGGTCTGTCAATCCTCATACAGGAGAATATGTTGTTTATCATGAACCTAAACCACATCCCGGAACATCTAAATATGGTCGAGTTCCATCTCGTCACTCTTATCTTGGTAAGTAAATTCTGAAATCTTTTCTACATCTAGAGCCAACATTATATACGTAACTAGAAACAACATGTACAAACAAATATGTATTTTAATTACATTTTGAAATGCTTCATTAAAAGACAGAATATTCATACTTTATTGAGTATGAATAATGTTTAAGTAATTATTAATTGTAAATAATAACCATAGATACAAGTATCAGTGTTATTAGAGTTAATAGAGAGAAAATCGGTTCATGTTTATACATTCTATATACTAGACCAGATGCAATCAAACTTATTATTACACAAACACCCATTATGACACGTTTATCAATATTTTTTGAAGGAGTATTTTGTTTTAAATTTGATTGTTTAACTGAACCATAAATTTCTATATTTTCTGTATCAAAATCTTCAGAGAGTTGGTCTTTTGTATATATCCATAATCCAGCATTAAGATTCTTTTCTTGACACATACGAGTGATTTTATTATAACCACCTGTCAGAGAATCACTATTTTCGTTTTGAAAATAAGCAGTACATAATTCTCTGGTGAGACCATAACGTTTAGTTACTGGAGGTGTATGAACATATAAAAGTTCATCGGTTGTAGCCAATCTTGTATTCGTTTTCAACAATTTTGATAGATAATATTCTATATTATCGACTCTACTGGTCGTCACGGGATTCATATCTAGATTCATAATATTGCTTGATACCCAATACAGAAACATTTAGTATTTGTAAATAAAATAAATAGTAATATTATTTATCGCGTTCAAGCAACGAATAGTTGTAATCGTTTCTTACTCTATTCCTTATCTCTAAAAATGTAATAATATCTTCAGCTGTAATAGTTTGCCTCTTGGCATGCTTTGCCATCACAGAAGCTTCCTTACTTAATTTGAGTATATAAAACTCTATAAGAATACGTATCTTGTCCATAGCTAATCCATTCATTCTATAACCTTTTTTCCCATTCTTGATTGGACAACCCTCATTGAAAACATGCCTAGCAGAGTTTTCTGATATTTCACATGTCATTGTTTTTCTATCAGGTGCTAAGTCGCTTATACCGTGAGAATTCAAACCCGCGAAAACGAGATACTTGTCTACACAATATTTAATTGTTTCTTGTTGTATTGTTTTTCTATCAGTTTCCTTGGCTACCCATTTACCTAATTCTTTGATCATATCTATCAACGAATCATATACGACCATAACCGCTTCATCTGATACTCTTACGTTCTTTATGTCAGACCCTTCCTTAAATATCCTCTTTATGGTAGATGTACCGATAAACATTTTCCTCTATTTATTATTCTTAACACTTTTATTTATATTATATTGTAAAAAATTTGAAATAAAAGGTATCAAAGTTTTATTTATAGGAAGAATAATCTCAGAATTGGTATGTTTAATTAAATTTTCTTGTTCTATATAACTTAAAAAAACCTCTAAGTCGGTATATGGACACTTTTGAAAATTAACCTCTTCTATGATATTATTCTTATCACATTGTATAATATTGTCAGTAATATTATATCTAAACAATAAAGACGTTATGATAGGTATATAAATATCAAGTATATTATCCATTACACCATAATTGTCTATTGTAAAAATAACTATATGTGAAAATAGAGATAATATGAATGTCATACCGGATAATCTCATAACCTGTATCATTTGAATAATTGATTCTAACCTCTTCTTATCCTGTAAATAATTATCAAAATCATCATATTCTATATTTTCTAAATCTATAATTATATTTTTCAAGAATTTAATACCAGTAGTATCTTCACATAGTATCTTTTTCCATTCATACGACGATTTATTTTTTATTACTGTATTGATTGTTTTGTACATTACAATTAAAGACTACTATCCATTTCTTTTAAACATGTTTCGTACTTGTTAATAAGACCTTCCATTTCGTTGTTTATAACCGCGATATTGTTATTTATCTCATCTATAGCATCTGATGTCTTTTTATAAACGTTGTTTATATTTGTTAAAGAAGTTTCTTCTGTAATTCCTGATTTAATTTTTTCGCAATCTGTCAATATATCATGCAGTCTTGGTAATTGTTCTTTTAGCTTCTTTTCTTCATTTATCACATATACATTTTTCTCAAAAAGTAGAGTTATATTTTTTTCTAGAGATTCCTTTATTGTTTCTAGACGTTTTTCACGTAAATTTGTTCTATTTTCTTGAATAGAATTATAATAATCTAATACGATAGATACGCATTTGTCGATAAATTTATAAAAGGTTTTTATATCTATACATATTATGAATATAGACATTTTATTAGCTTTTATATCTGTATTTTTTTCTTTTTCACTATCAGAATCTTTGAATATCAAAATCGTATCTTTACTTTCTTCTTCTATAGAAAATTGCCTCTCGTTATCGGTAACTTCTTCTTCTATTTTATTTTCTTCTATTTTATGTTTTATATTAAACAATTCCTGTTCTAATTCAAGAACAGGTTCAATTATATTAACATTATTACAAGCTGGAGTAAATGTATAGCATTCTTTTTCGTCATCTTTAACCAAGCATATATCATCTTCATTTAAAATAACGAAACATCTTTCATCGGAAACATTGTCTGTTTTCTTTATCAAATTTATATAATTTATAGATTCTTCATCTATATTACTCGATGTTTCAAATATTTCTCTGTTATCAATATCACTATCTATTGGAAATACCATACAGTATTGTTTTGGAATTTCTATGATCAAATTGTAATGGTTACTACCTGGAATTCTACATTTTAAAAATATCACATTTCTTTTACCACCCCTTGTAATATAATAAACCGTTAGTAATTTGTAATTACGATTTGATAGTAAAGATTGAAATTTTATGTAAGAAAGGTTATACATTTATGATTATAATTATCGTTGTTTTAAAGGTATATCAAAATAAATAAAAATGGATTCACTCGATTCTCTTCCTTTTGATGAGTCTATAGAAACACCTTTAGATGATAGAAATACAATTTCCAAATATTTCGGAGAATTAGAAGAAAAAAACGACGATAATATCTCGTTTAACAAATCCAAGCTAAAAGTTATAGTATTTTCTACTATGGCATTCGCGATTTTATCAAGCCCTATTATAAGAAGATTACCTTTTATAGGAAGCGGAATTAAAGGATACATATTAAGAACAGTATTATTCATAATAGCAATGATTGTATTTTCGTATGGAGATGATTTGTTTTAGAGCTGGAGTAATACCATACACGATAGTTAATAACGATATTATATTTTTAATGGGAATTGATAACAAAACAAGAGAATATACCGATTTCGGTGGCTGTTCTATGTTCATAAAAATGCTCGTAAAAATGTACACTTATGTATATTTTTACGAGCATTTACAGTATAGGTATAGTTTTGCTCTATTGGGGGATACATGGTGTAATTTAAGTGGCTTAACTTCTTTATGTTGTTCTTTATTCTTGATAAGGAGAGTAATATGGGAAGTGTACATTTTTGCGAGGTCTTGGGAAAAGGGGGCATTTTGAGATCACAAAAATGATTATTATCTTATAATTTCAAGACCAGCTTTTTTAAGACTATTCAAAGGTGAAATATCCGAAACTTGGGTATGTCTAAGATTAAGTTCTTTAAGATTAATAAGATTACTCAAAGGTGAAATGTCCGAAACTTTGGTATCCCGAAGATCAAGTTCTTTAAGATTAATAAGATTACTCAAAGGTGAAACGTCCGAAACATCGGTATTTCCAAGATAAAGGTAGGTAAGATTAACAAGATTACTCAAAGGCGAAATATCCGGAAATGGGCCATAATAAAGAATACACTCAAGATAAAGTTCCTCAAGTTTTTTAAGGGCTTTCAAAGGTGAAAGATACGAAACTTGAGTACCCCTAAGACCAAGTTTCTCAAGATTAACAAGATTACTCAAAGGCGAAATGTCCGAAACTTTGGTACTCCAAAGATAAAGTTCTTTAAGATTAACAAGCTTACTCAAAGATGAAATGTCCGAAACTTCGGTATTCACAAGATAAAGGTACGTAAGATTAACAAGATTACTCAAAGGTGAAACGTCCGAAAATTTGGTACCCGCAAGATCAAGTTTTTTAAGATTTTTAATGTTTTTCAAAGGCGAAATATCCAAAACTCTGATACCCCGAAGAATAAGACCATAAGCCAATAAAGGCATATCGGTAGCGTTATTCATTTCACGCAACGTATTAATTGATTTTACTGTTACTACTTCTTCAGAAGTTTTCTTAATGAATTTACGAAGATTATAAAAATGTTTACAACTCCACGACAATTCCAATACGTCTTTTAAACTCATACCCTCCATGATCGTTAAAACAATCTCATCTGGAAAATCTTTGATTGACGACATTTTATTTTATAAAGTAAACAACTAGTTAAGTATTTATAAAGTACTACTTAATCATATACATCTTATTCTTAAATTTAGGTTTCATTTTTTACTCTTACGAGTAAAAGACATTTATTAGATTAAATATTTTGAAATCCAAAGACCAGCTTTTTGAAGATTACTCAAAGGTGAAAGATCCGAAACTTGGGTACCCCAAAGATCAAGTTTCTTAAGTTTTTTAAGCTTACTTAAATGCGAAATGTCCGAAACTCTGGTATCATCAAGATCAAGTTTCTCAAGATTTTTAAGATTAACCAAAGGTGAAACGTCCGAAACTTGGGTACCCCCAAGATCGAGATTTTTAAGATTAACAAGATTACTCAAAGGTGAAAAATCCGAAACTTGAGTTTTTCTAATATCAAGTACTTTAAGATTAGTAAGACCCAGAGGGTCCTTCAAAGGCGAAATATCTGTAACGTTGGTCCATCCAAGATTAAGTTCCTTAAGATTAACAAGATCTGTCAAAGGCGAAACGTCCGAAACTTTGGTACTCCAAAGATTAAGTACTTTAAGATTTTCAAGATTACGCAAATGTGAAATGTCCGAAACTTGGATATAACTAAGATTAAGATACTCAAGATTAACAAGAGTACTCAAAGGTGAAACGTCCGAAACATTGGTAGACCCAAGATCAAGTTTCTCAAGACTAACAAGCTTACTCAAATGTGAAACGTCCGAAACATGGGTACCCCAAAGATTAAGGTAGGTAAGATAAACAAGATTACTCAAAGATGAAACGTCCGAAATTCGGGTATGGTCAAGATTAAGAAACTTAAGATTAACAAGACCCAGAGGGTCCTTCAAAGGCGAAATGTCCGAAACTTCGGTATATGTAAGATAAAGTCCATAATTCAATGAAGGCATAGCGTTATTCATTTTAAATAACTCATCAACTGATTTTACTTTTACTACTTCTTCGGAAGTTTTACTAATATATTTACGAAGGTTATAAAAACGTTTACAACTCCACGACATTTCCAATACGTCTTTTAAACTCATACCCTCCATGATCGTTAAAACAATCTCATCTGGAAAATCGTTGATTGACGACATTTTATAAAGTAAACAATGAGTTAAGCATTTATAGAGTACTGCTTAATAAGATACATCTTATTCTTTAATTTAGGTTTCATTTTTTACTCTTACGAGTAAAAAACATTTATTAGATTAATATCTTGAAATGCTAATAAGACCAGCTTTTTGAAGATTACTCAAAGGTGGAATATCTGCAACTAGGATACTCCTTTCAAGATAAAGATACTTAAGATTTATAAGATTGACTAAAGGTGAAATATCTGAAACTTTGGTATAAGTAAGATTAAGTCTCTCAAGATTAACAAGATTACTCAAAGGCGAAATGTCTGAAACTTTGGTACCCATAAGATTAAGTTTCTCAAGATTAGCAAGCTTACTTAAATGTGAAATGTCCGAAACTTTGGTACCCCCAAGATTAAGGTAGGTAAGATTTTCAAGATTACTCAAAGATGAAACGTCCGAAACTTGGGTACATCTAAGATTAAGGTAGGTAAGATTTTCAAGATTACTCAAATGTGAAATATCTGAAACATTGATACGACTAAGATTAAGTTCTTTAAGATTAACAAGATCCTTCAAATGCGAAATGTCCGAAACTCTGGTATCATCAAGATCAAGTTTCTCAAGATTAACAAGATTTTTTAAAGGTGAAATGTCCGAAATTTTTGGTCCAATGAAGATCAAGAAGAGGCGAAAACTATTAAACAATGTGCGTTTAGAGAATTCTCAGAAGAGACTTGTAATTTATTTGAACGTGATATAAATATAAATAATTTAGACTATTGTTATTCAATTTCTGACTATAAAAATACTATGTATTTTGTAGAATTGGATAATAAATGGTGTAATAATTTTATTATAAACATATTGTTTAACAAAAGAAAGAGAAACTTTATAGATAGACACCATAACGAGATTTATAGATTAAAATGGATACACAATCACGAGTTTAAAAATTGTATAGATGATAGAGTATGGTCATTTATAAAGAATTTTATAAACTCAAATATAACACATGAAGAACTTGTTGATAATATTAAACAAAATAGATTAAATTGTACATTGAAAGATAATATAATGAAAAAATATATTGGAAGGTGGGTATCATTTAAACCTATAGATGAAAACTACGTTGGTATAATAAAAATACTTAGAGACGCTTCGGGGTGTTCTGTAATCATATTCAATAGGGTTATTAAACCTAATAATAATATATTGGAGTTTAAAACTTTGATAGATAACACTGTTATAGAATTCAGTATAAATATGGTCATGGGTATTGGAAATTTCTATATGTATAGTAATACCCAAATAGGAGTTCTAAGAAACCAAGGTTCTATAGAATTAACAGAGTTATAATTATTTCTTTTACTTTCTAGCAAAAGAAAATTCATATTAAAATTTATTCGGATTTAAAAGTAGTCATTTCAACAGCTTGAGCGTGTTTCTGAATAGCATCAGCATGACCTTGAATAGCTTCAGCAGCCGAACCAGCCAAGCTACTTACTTTGGCTGAAACCGGAGCTCTGAAGATATAAATAATCAAAGCAACGCTAATAAGAAAGACGGCTACACCTGAGACAACTGCTGAATACATTGAAAACCTATGCGCGGTTTCCTTTGTATCATCAGAGCAATTCTTTTTAGCAGATGATGACGCCATAGCGCTCAGAACCATAGCTGCGAATAAAAGGGTGATAGCTAATATCATCATAACGATTAGTGCAATATTGTGTCCAGCCATTTGATATGTAGCAATACAAAAGATTAGTTAAAAAAATATACTTGATAATTTTAATATTTGAAAAATAATAAAATGACCAATGTAAATAATTTTATATCGTCATATCCATTATACTCTGATGAAAATTTCGAAAATAAAATATACACATTAAAGGAGTTTAATGATCTCAAGCTAAGTAAAACTGAAAATGTTTCATCCGAGCCAGGTAAACCATTTTTACATCAAGAACTTCAAGCGAGGTATTTTTCTAAAGATACTCCTTATAAAAATGGTATTATATACCATGGGTTAGGTACCGGTAAAACATGTACAGCAAGTTTGATAGTTGAAAGATTCAAAGATACAATCGTTAATAAAAAGGAGCGTCTTCCTGCTATTATCGTTGTAAAGAATTACGCTCTAGCTGATAGTTTTAGAAATGAAATAGCTAGAGTATGTACAAAAGATGTTTATATACCAGAATTATCAGATAAAGAAAAACAAGATTTAGAAAATAATAAAATTGTAGATTTATCTGACCAAGCTAAACAAAGACGTCTAAAAGTTGCAATATCCAAGTCTTATAAAATTGTTTCTATGACAGATTTTTTGAACGGAAATCGAATTTCTTATTCAAATAGACTTATAATCATAGACGAAGCACATAGTGTAAGATTGCAACCAGGTGATAACGAAGAAGATTCTCAATATAAAAAGTTACATGAATTACTTCATGCTATAATCAATCCTAGAATTTTATTATTGACAGCTACACCTATTTGGGATAAAGCTCATGATATCGCTGGACTTGTTAATTTAATTTTGGATGAAGAAGAGCAACTTCCAGTCATGTCAGAGTTTGATGGTAAATATTTCAAGAAAGATAAATTAACAGAAGAAGGGAGAAAGGAATTCAAAAGTAAACTCAAAGGTAAAATATCATATATAAGATCTATAGAAACTTCTGCAGAAAAGATAGAAATGGGAGATACTATAAGTAAAGATGACCAAGTCAAACTCAAAACTATTTCTTTATACCCGTCTGTTTTACAAGAACCGCAATTATCTCAAGTTAAATTTGACAATGATTCTGAAAAAGATGGATTCATGTCTAAAATTAGAGACCTTACAAATTGCGTATATCCGGCATTTGATAATAAAGGTAAAATAATTAAAGGTAAAATAGATATAGAAAATAAAGGTAAATTAACAAAAAATCTCAAAGATTATTTTAAGGAAATAGACAATCTTAGAACTTGTTCTGCAAAATTCGCAACAATTATCGATATTTTAAAAAATCCAAATCAATTCGAGGAAAAGGCATTTATATATAACGAATTCGTTAACGGTCCAGGAGGATTACTTTCATTGGCCCAGATAATGGAACTTCACGGATTCAAATGGATAAAGGATATAAGTGGTAGAGTTGGGGAGACAAAAATATCAAGTAAATCTCCTGGTGCATTTGTAGTATTGTCAAGTGATGAAGGAGCCATTAAAGATCCTGTTAAAATAAGAAAGGTATTAGATGTATATAATAGTGATAAAAATAGGTATGGAAATCAAATTCGAATTATATTAGGAAGTCAAAGTGTATCACAAGGTTATACATTTAAGGCAACCCGGCAAGGTCATATCATTATGCCCCATTGGAATTTCTCATCAATGGATCAAGCGTTAGGTAGAATTTACAGAGCTGGATCATTTAATCAGCTTGAAGAACATGAACGTTATGCAAAGTTTTACAGACACGCATGTGTTTATAATAACCAAGAAACTGTAGATACATATGTATACAAGATTGCAGAGAACAAAGAGATATTGAGAACTCAAATATTACGTATAATGAAAGAGAGTGCATGGGATTGTAATTTAGCATACAATAGAAATGTTCTTCCTACAGATAAAGACTATTCCAGAGCATGTGATCTTCAGAAATGTGAATACGTATGCGACGGTGGAAATATTTTCGACAAATCATATGAAATTGTAAATGAAAATTATAATATACTATATTCTGAATCTGAAATAAATGAATATACTGTCGAACTGAAAAAATTATTCAGAATGTATTTCTCTTTGGATTTCAAAATGATTTCAAAGAATATGAATCTTTCGGATGATAAAAATCTACTTTTGTTAGAAGCGTTGGATCATATAATAGAGAATAACATCCCTATATACAATAGGTATGGCATTCTAAATGTTCTTAGAGAAGACAATGATATTTATTTTCTAGTTGATATAGATTATGGAATTAAATCTACGTATACAGATTCTATATATTCCGTTTTTCCTAGTGTAGTTGAAAATATAGATCTGGATGACGCATCGGAGATTATAAATCTCGAATCTGATCATACTAATATCAAAGAATTTACAGATTCCCCTTCCGTGTTAAATTACGAAAAGCTGTCTATTCCTACAAAAATATTGCTATTAGAATATATATTTGTAAAACTAACAACTAACCCTAGAGAGATGATATTAGATTCTAATAATATTAAAATTATAAATATTATATGGAACGATTTGGGTAAAAAGGTTTATAAAATGAAAGATGGAAGACTTGTTCATAATTTATACTCAGACTTGTATACAGATACAAGTTATAAAAGAAATATAATATCTAAAGGAAAACTTCGTGTTTTATTTGTAAAAGATAAAAGTTGGAGTGAAGTATCACCAGAATACGAAGTTTCATATATAGACGAAATAAAAGAACTAGTTTCATCTATTACCGAATTTTCTGTTGATGATGAAACAAAAATTGGTGGTTATAAAGACGGCGATGTGTTTAAAATCGTTGATTATAGAGTATCTGCTAAAAACAAGAAAGGTAGGCAATGTACTACTCAAAACAAAAAGTTCTTACAAGACTTGGTATTACATCTAGGATTAGAGATTGATATTAATAAATTCAAGAAGCACTTGTCCGAAAAGGCTGATAGAAGTAAATTAATTAGTGTTCCTGCAATGAAGAGTTTTATAAGTAAATCATCTATAAAGGATAATCAAAAAGCTCAAAATCTGGATAGTAAAAGTGATGACGAAATAAAACAGTTATTTGTTTTAGTAAAACTTGGTAAAATTGAGTTGTGCTCTCTACTCGAGGATACATTAGTCTCAAAATAAAAATGAAAGATATTTTATAGGAATATGCTATAAAATATAGTATATCATCTAATTTATCAATATGAGTTTAAATAATATTTTCTCCTCGATAAACGATTACATTCAAAATGTAAAGATTAATCTAAAAAATAACGGAGTATCTGAAGAAATTATAGATAAATCTTTTAACGCCGAAAATGTTAATCCCAAATCAAAATATGCAAAAGACCATGATAAGGTAATTCTGATATCAGATTACAGTCCTAAATCTCAAGCTTTATTTGGAATATCAGAACAACACAAAACTTTTAAAAATAAATATCTTTCAAACAACGGAATATTTAATAATAGATTAAAGTATGGAAAAGGCTGGTGTTTTAAAATAAATGAAAATGTATCTAAGGAACTAAAAAAATATGATATAGAATTCCAGACCTTTAATAAGGAAGAATATGAAAAACTTTTAGATTCAGAAACTGTTAAAGAAGAACACGAAGGGTATGAAGAACGTGATGAGTATGAAGAACACGAAGAGTATGAAGAACGTGATGAGAACGAAGAGCATGTTGTATACGACTTTCTAAGCAATTCTGAAACTCCAAATACACCTGAAGACAAGGTACCAGACAAATCAACTGTTAAAAAGAATAAATGGGGAAATTTAGAGGATGAAAATGGCTACATCTTCAAAAAACTTCCTATAGGAAAAAAGGGAGAAATGGGTGTAGTTGTAATAGGTAAACAAAACCATGATTATATTGCTAAATTAACTGAAAAACAATCAGAGTTGTGTAAGGATAATAATATGAGATCTCTCTCGAAACTTTTATTAATTAGAATAAAGAAAAACTGGAAGGATAATGAACAGCACTCCGAGACTTTATCGTCTTTGATTTCTATTTCTGAACAAGAATAAACAAATATCTTTACGAAAATATGTCGTAAAGATAATTTTATAAAATTATGTGGCATGAAGACGTCTATAATGATAAGATCTACCGTTAGCAGATTTTTGCCCTTTACCATATAACTGATATCTAGGATCGTGCATAGTATGATCCGCAGGTCTTACGTGATGAACTCTTCCACCTTGAACAATGGTATTCACATGATCCGAAGTATGATTTCTCCAGCATTGGTGTAAATGATGGTCTGCAACATATAGACCATGATTATGAGAGTCGAATGGGTTATAGTGAACGCTATTAAATGTTGTTTCTTCTAAGAGAATTCTAGGTCTATACTGAGTGTTTCTAGTGCCATCGGAATTAAGTTCGTATTGCATTTATTTTATACAAATAAAATAAATATTAATGAATTTAATATATCATAAGTAAATCTTTTTGAGCGTTAATAAACTTTTCTTGTTCATATACTTTATTTAAATAATCGCTAGTTCTATTAATAACAGAATCTTTTTCATTATAATAATAAGATATAATTGACAATGATGCTAAAATATACATATCTTTATCAACATTATTTTTATTATTTCTAGAATATTTGATATATAAATTCCAAGAAGGTAGCATTAAATCATAACGCATTTTAAAGATTTTAATTGTATTATACATGTACAGCAAACTTCTAAATTCACTTAATCCGCCTCTAAATACGTTTAGTGTATAATATAAACCACAATAATAACAAATATCTATAAACATATCTATTCCTTCAAATATATAATCTATGAATCCTTCAATTAAATCAACTATACCAAGCATAAATATATCGTAATAACATATAAGCATGGTTCGAATAGCAAGTTTTGATATCGGAAGATGTAATTTTGCTCAATATATTGAAGATATATCGGATTACAATGTCATTTCTTCTTTAAAGGAAAGATATAACTTACTTCCTAAAAAAGAACAAAGACGTGTGAAAGGTGAAATGAATGAAAACATAAGTGATATTTTGAATAAAGTCGCTCTATCTGGAAAGAGGGTTTCAACGGGTGTCTATAATCTTACGTCTGAAGATAATTCAGAGTTAAATAGAAACACCAGACTTGCACTTATACAACATCTTAGAAGATTTCAAGAATTATGGCAGACGTGTGATATATTTGTAATAGAACAACAGTTTTTCAACTCTGGTGGTTTTGGAAAGGCTAGAAAAGCCGGTTCTGGTGCTAACGTTGACGCTATAAAAATAGCAGAATCTACATATATGTGGTTTCTTGACAAGTATCCTGAAAAAGAAATATGTTATTTCGGAAGTCAGTTCAAAACACAAATTTTTGGAGCCCCATGGGAGATGACTAAAATACAAAGAAAAAACTGGGCTATAGAAAAATCTAAAGAAATTTACAATGATAGAAATGATATTGAAATGAATACAATATTCAATCTATCTGAAGCGGTTAAACGAAAAAGAATAACAACGGACAAACGTATAGAAGAATTCAAAATCAAATATAAAGTGGAAACGGAAGATTTAAACGAGTTATCAGATAAAATAATTAGAAATAAACAAAAACTAGATGACATATCAGATGCAATGCTTCAATGTCAAGCCTACAAATATAGAGTGATGGTAGCATGTTTCTGATGATTATCTATTCATTTTCATCAGATGAAATGTTATTAAAAATGCGATACAATTCTTCAGGTGTTAAAGAATTTATTTCAGAATGGTAATCATAAGTAGATGGGAACAATTCAAATCTTTCGATATCTAGACCAGTTGGTAATAAATCACTGTCGAATTCCTGATATCTATTATCGTCAAATATCTGAGAAATAATACCTAGCATTACGTCAATCTCTTCTTGTTGTCTAATATTCTGAAAATCTTCCTCTTCTATGGTAGCTTTATAATTCTTTTCGTTTTCCTTTATTTTTTCATTTACATATTTAGGAAAATTAGCAATTTCTTTTCTACAAATAGGACAATTTAACGATTTTAAATGATCAGAACATGATAAATGTATTCTATGATTACACGATGCGATAAACATGTCATCATCTTCTACTGCACATATAGGACATTCTCTATTATACACAGGATATTCTTTATCCATTTTATAGTATAGAAATAATATAACCTTAACTTAAAATGAGTGATTACGAATACCCTGATTACAATTTTGAATACAATGAAGATTATGTTTCAGACTATGGGGACGATGATGACTATGTTTCTGAACAAGATGAGGATATAACATACGAAGAAGGCCCGGAATTTAGTCGATATGAACAGGAATTTAGCCAGGTTCTAAATCCTAGTGATTTCGGTAGAATAGGTGGCGTTTCTTTTGATAAAAATATTATAACTCCTAAAGAAAGAGCTTTAAATGAATTTACAGATAATTACCTGACTTTATCAGGAACTGATTCTGTTAGTAAAAATACTATATCAAATATAGAGAAATTAAATATTTTAACGTTGAATATGAACATATTATCCCACGTGGCATATGCTCATGATTCAAAGACTATTAACCCTAAAAATTATAAACCTGCTGATGGTACCAAGATAAATAATTATGATTTTTACAGGTATTATAAGCTTTACACTTCAATACTTCAATAATTATGATTTTTACAGGTATTATAAGCTTTACACTTCAATAATTCTTCTTTAATCAAAAGATTAAAGAAATAATACTATTGTTAGTTCTTTTTCTTGTTACTTTTCTTTACAGGAAGTTTCTTTTTAGGTTCTTCTTCAACAGATTTTTCATCAGGTGTTTTAATCTTGGATTTTTTGGGTTTTCTGTTGAGTTTTTCAAAAAACGAATTTATTTGTTCGTCTGATACATTCAACTTATCTTTCATAAAATTACTAATATATTCAGTATTCTCATCTGTAATATTTTGTTCAGATTCATATACATCTTTCAGACTTTCATTTACCATACCACATAGTGTTTCGTATAGAGATTTTTCACTTTCGTTTATCGAACGCCATAATTCTCCTGTTTTTTTACTAATCTGTGTTGTATTGGGGTTTATATCAAATTCAATAAAACTTGTTTTACCATCTTTGTCTGTACATTTTCTAAAATCTTCTTTATTTATTAGCTGGGATTTTATATTCTCTTGCTGAATGGTATTATATATTGTATAACTGCTATAAGTCTTTGGACCTTTTTTACGATTTTTTCTAGCTTTACCTGACTTGTAAACACCTCTTTTATTTATATCTAGAACGTAAGTGAGCATATCATTTTTAGAATAATCTATATCATTTTCCTTGCAATTTTCGATGTAAGATGCGCATACATCTACTATCTTACTTATAAAACTTTGTCCAAGAGTTAAAACCATACCGATTTGACTATTAAAAATAATCTATGAATTAATATCATTCATGTTATTTTTAGTATTCATTTTTTTATTTATACTTACAAATGAAAGAAAGTTATATTATAAGTATAGTAGTATTTTTGTTAATAGGGTTATTGGTATTTTCTTGTGTAAACTATAACTCTATAGAAAACTACCGACGTGGAGGGTATAGGCGACCTATTGGTCGTGGTCATATAAGACATGGTCATGGTCATGTAAGACATGGTCATCGCCACGGAAGATGGTTTGGACGTCATGGAGGTAGATTTGGAGGCTGGGGATTCTGGGGAAGACCTTATTATGCTGGCCTTTACACTAACTATCCTCCTTATCTTTACGATTACGCTTATCACACTCCCAGATGCTTTCCATCAAATAAGAAATCCGATTGCGATCCCGGGTATGTAAAAATCAAAAAGGATACAGATAACGATGGTGAACATGATTTATATAAATGTTGTAGGTATCATTAATTAACGATAATTTAACTTTGAGAATTTATAGTATTATTATATAATAATGTCAAGTATATACGATAATGTAATAAGTCAATATATAGATTCTCACGGAAAATGTAGAATTTTAAATTATGACAATAATTTATCAATCATAGTTTCACCAATAGCACCAATAGACGTTAAACAAGTATCTATTGAAAAGAGTTTATCTGTAAATCCTTCTACACAATACGTTGTTCAATATATAGTTGATAAAAATTTAGGAGATATTGTAGAACAAATTCAACTTGATGAAAAACAAGCTATCAAAGGTGTATGGGTTAACAATAAAGAACTCAGACTGGCTTATATCCCAATTTCAAGTATCGATGGTGAAAATAACCCAATAGAAAACATAGAAGCTTCTCATCCGGGTATTATAGAACCTTTAATATCAGAAAGTAATTCCAAACTCGACGTTATGAAAAGAAATAAATTACTAGCTTTATATTTAAAAGAATATTCTCTTTATCTGTTCTCTCAGAAAAATGAACTATCACCTAGTGATTTTATCGTAGATTCTAAACATAATTACGATATAGATCAACTTTTAAAATATAACAACATCAACTCAGATAATTCTATGTATAGAGACAATAAAATTTATGTTAATGAAAAAGAAACTGTCAATAGGCTTATAAATTATGTAAACATACAACATATTAATGATTCGTTTATCAAATATAACTATAAAAATATAAAGAACATTAACATACGAAAACACTTTACACCTAATCAATTCAAGACTAATAACGATGAAATGATTTTTTCAGATAAAGAACTAATATTATTTTGGAAAAATAACAGAAATTCAAGTAAGACTATCGTTTCTGAAAATATAAAAGTAGATAAACTACCATACTACTATAAATCTTATTATATAAACAATGGTAATATTGTATTAATACAACATGTTCAAAATAATGATCTAGAATGTGCACGGTCGGTTTCAGAATACTGGCAGAAGTATGGTATAAACCCTGGATTTAACCATTATCCTGAAACACCATCTAAACTTAAAACATTAGTCTATAATGTTATAGATGAGACATATAAGGAAATTAATGGCACCGAAGAACTTAATAAGAAGAAGAAAATCAACATTATTGATGAGACATATAAGGAAATTAATGGCACCGAAGAACTTAATAAGAAGGAGAAAATCAACATTATTGATTTTGGAGATGAAAAGTATGCATCTGTATTAACATTATAAAGTTAAGTTAAATTTCATACATACGTATGTATGAAACTACTATTTATTTTTATATTTAACTGCTTTGTATAAATCTGTATTTGGTTTATACTTTGGAACAATTTTATATTTCTGCTTATCAAATTTTTGTTTTGACCCATTGCGTCTTACACCATATTTATTATTTACTAACCATTCAGAAATATTGACAGAGTTATGATAAACATCAGCTATATACCTTCCGTAATTATCTTTACCTTTTATTTCTACTCTTACAACTTCATCTAAAATTCTAGTCCTAAGCAAATACTTAACTTTTATACCTATGGCCTTTTCTATGTTATTTCTAGATCTAATATCGGGAGTATCTATGTCGTTAATTCTTATATTGAATTTATACAGCTTTGAAACGTTATTAACTCTAGCTGCTATAGTGATATTATCTCCATCGTGAACTTTTATTACTCTTCCGTGTGTAATACTAGGAATATAGTCTTCAACTTTTTTCATCTTGGATATCGTTGGAACAATACACCGTGTTAATTTATAAAGTATCATTTTACCTTATTATTATATTGAATAATAATAATTAAATATTTGCGATTTAATTTAATTATAATTAAAATATTAGCATATTTAAAAATTGGTTATGAACCACGAAATACATGTTCAAGTGAAAAATAAGAGGTATTAATTCTTAATTTCATATCATACTTTTAACAGGTATCTTGTTTAATAATTTTTCATTACTTACCATCATACACACGTCCAATTGTTCGAACTTTTCATCCAATGACATGTCATCTTGATCAAGAGATAATTTGTATATCATGGTTCTGTTTTCAAAATCTACTTTATCAACCGTTAGTTTTAACATTTTTCCTTTGGGGTCTTTTACGTACAAGGTTCTGTCATTCTTCATTCTTTTGCAAATACTAAATGTACCTCTTGATGTATCTGTATTTATAACATTCCATTTACCAGTAGTTTCGTCTTTGAATAGATATTTACATTGCTCCTCTTTTGTTTCTGCTATCATTTTTGGGTTTAATCCATGATTTTCTATCGTATTCTCCATCATCAATCGGCAGTGTTCTATTCTTTCGTTCATACGGTCTTCATTGTCTAAAAAATCTATACCTTTGTTTCCTTCAAAATACTGATTTATATTAAAGTTATTATTGGTTGTACTGGGTTTACTCGCCATACTTTGTATAAACTTATCCTTTTTGTCTATTATCCTTTGAAGTTTATCATTTTCCTCCTTAAGTTTAGTTATCTGTATATAAGGAAAACACTTTTTTATATGGTCTTGATATTCCATACCTGAAAATAATTGATTACATCCTATACAATTCTTTCTCAATCTTGCACTTGTACATTTTTTTGTTAGTTGATGTCTATTCAAGTCTTTCTTAAGTATATCAGAACCACAGAATTCACAAGTAACTCGTTTGTTCAATTTCGCCATCTTATTATACTTATCTTTAATACAACGCGTCTTTAAATAAAATAGAAAAAAACGCGAACTTTCGCGAAAAAACGCGAACTTTAAAAACGGTATCTAGCCAGTATAAAATTAGTTATAGTATCAAACATTCGTAAAATAGGAAATTCGATTTTCGCCTATTTTTAAAAACGCGAATTTTCGCGAAAAAACGCGACCATTTACAAATTTTTTCGCGCTTGTAAAATATTACCGAAAAGTTTCAAAAAATAATTATCGCGTTTAAGATTAGCGAGAACGGTTATCTAGTTTGAAAAGCAGCATTAAAAATTAAAAAAGTTCGTAATTTTTTTTTTAAAATTTTTATATACCAACACACAAAATTTTGTGTGTTGGTGTGTTGATTTTTAAAACAAAATGTTCTTCAACTTTTTATAAAAATGATCAAATGTTAAAAAAAAATATATTTATAAATATTATAATTTGAAACATAAACTTAAAAAATAATTTTTATACGAGTGTATAAAAATAAATATTATACTTAATACCATTGTAAAAATAGATCACGTTCATGTTCATTTTTCAATTCAATTTTAGGTTTTATTATGTCTATATTGTCGTAACCTTCTTTAAGTTGAGGTTCTTCTAAATTCTTTCTATATATTCTCATCGCTATAATAGGTACAGGTTCTCTTTCCCCTTTAGTTATATGCGAGCGATACATATTTAAATGTTCGCACATTTCAGGAGACGTATTTACCCATATACAATTTACCTTACACCCGACTCTATTTGCCAAGTTTATAAATTCTTTACGTTCATTTAGTTTAGGATTTGTTCTATCTAATATAACACTATAACCATCATTCAAATATTTAATACACGCATTTAAACATTTAGTTTTTGTTTTAAGTTCATCTTGATTTACAATTTTATATTTATCATTTGATTTCAAAATATTTTTAGATATTGTAGATTTTCCACTTGCTGGTGATCCTATCATAATTACCAATTCTTGATAATTAGGGCGTTTGATATAATCTTTATTCGAAGTTGTGCTATATTCCTTTAATAATTCTTTAGGATTAACACTACCCCATTCCCATTTTCTAGAATCAATTTCATCGATTTCGAACAATTCTTCGGGGGTAAAAAACGCTAAATTACAATTTGATGCAAATTTTCTATCACTACAGCTAAAATCTTTTTTAATATTTCCATGCTTTAATCTACCAGCAGCGTCTCCGCAATAAAAGGAATTATTACCAAGAGTAATATCCAAACTTTTTATTGCGAAATCCATAATTAATTTTGAGGGTTTTCTGTAAATATCTGATTTAGTTGCTATAAAAACAGATATGTTATTATTAATATCCAACTGTTTAATAATATCATCAATCTTTTCTGTAATATCGACTTTATCTGTTTTACCGGAAGAGATGCCAGACTGATTCGAAAATATTATTATATGATACCCTTTATCGGATAAACATCCGATATATTTTTTCAAATTTGGATTATTTATATACCACTCCCAATCTTTCTTATTTTGAGGAAATTTTCTACCATCTTTTGGTTTGATAAGGGTGTGGTCCATATCAAAAGATACTATAGGGGCACCTTTCGATTTAGGTTTACCTAAACGGTATAAAATGGTATTACTTTCGTTCCAACTCATGTTTATTTTGTATTAAATTTAATACAAAATTGGTTTTATTCATTTTTTAATCTTAGTATAGTTGTTCCCTTATTGTTTCTATTATAGTATCTGATACATCGAATATCCCTTTTTCTTCATCGTCTGATTTCTTTACAACTAACCCAAAACCATTGTCGCTTTTAGTAAGAACTACGGCTTTTTCATATATTATATCTTTATTAGCCAGCACAGATGGTTCTGAAATTGATAAATCTACCTTGCCCACATTTACCACATAGATTGCAATTTGTAAAAAGTCCGAAAGTATTTCCAATAAACTTACATCAGATAAAGAACTATCTCCTTGTATAAGTTTCAACTTAAAACTCGCAAAAGCATGTTCTAAAGGATTTTTAGCACCTTTATTTTTACTTTGATATTCAAGTCGTTTGGCTAATTCTCCACCGGCAAGTTCTTCAAATTTTTCTCTTGTCAGACTTACACCAAGACCTTTTCTAACATTACTTACAAATTCGTTCTTAGCGTTTATAATTTCAGAAGCATATCTAGAACGTTTTGCTTCTTCTTTGAGGTCTTCTTTTGTTGATAGCTTTCTAATGCCGTCTGATATTACATTGAGATCGTATAGATTCCTATATTCTTTGTTTGTAGCATACATTACACCGTTAATTACTCCGTCGTCGCGTTGAAAATTTACAACATCCAATTCTTCTCCATATTCTTCTGAAAGTCTATTTTGAATACCTTTAATGGTTTTAGATTTGGGTTTAACATCGTCTTGTTTTTTATCTGAATCAATCTTTTGAAAACAGAATGCTCTATTCATGGAACTGAAAAGATAACCCGAATCAGGAATGTGTTTGGCTTCGTCTTTATCCAATACAGAATTATAAACTTCTACAAATCCCATCCTAAAAAGTCTATCTCTAAGCATTTTATAATTAATAAGCCATTCTGTTTGATCTTTAACCATACTGGTTTCATCATTGATGGTTATTGTTATTTCATTACCTATAGGCATTTCATCATCAAATTCTGTTTCTTGAGTGATTGTAAAAGCTTCCGTTTCCAATGTCTTAAATCCATCCTTGTCTTCTTTTTCGCCGAGTTTTTGTCCTGCTATTTCTAAAAGTTTCTTTTCGTGTTCACTTAATTCTTCATCTTCACTTTCATCATCGTCATAACTTCCAAATTCTTCTATGTTATTCTTTACAAGATTTCCATCCATTACAATACCCATAAAATATCCTCCAGGTTTAACAATATCAATCGTATCAAACATGCTCTCCCACATTTCTTTATCTTTACCGAAAAATGTCATAGAGAAAAAGCTAACAACCGCGTCTATATCGTCATCTCCTATCATTTGCTGTAATCTTTCCGTATTCTCCGCTCCGTATCTTGCAATCATCATTGCTGGAACACCTGTATCGTATCTAGCAACTATACTATCATACCTATTTTTAAGTTCATTTGCATTAGGTTCAACGGCATAAACCTTTGAAATTCCAGCTTCTCTCCATTTTAATATATCACCACCTCTTCCTGAACCAATATCAAGTATAGCATTTGCATTCTTGGTATATTTGTTTAGCATTTTTAACTTGACACTGTTATGATATTTTCTCATTGTTACCAAATCGAATCCGTTAAGGGTATCACTAGTGATAGGAGAGTGAATATCAGACCATACATCTTTTGCTGTTGGTGAAAAATTGTTTGGATAAAGTTTATCTTCACGAATACGAACAGGTGTAAATGTATTTCTTAAGGAATTCCATCTACACTCTACAACATTACCATCCCAGTCTTCTTCAAGATTTTCTTCTGGTGTAAGAATAGAAATACCATCAAATTTAACAGGATATTTCATCTTAAAATCAACCAATCCATTTGGGCCTTTTGATTTAAGAAAATAAGATCTATCTACATTTGTCCTGTCAATTGACGGATATTTTTTATTATCAGCCATATTTTGATTAACTCTGATCATTTTGAAATCAATAGTAAGTTCGTCCTCGGGTTTCCATTTTAAAGTGTTATCGTTTTTATATAACCCATTAGGCTGTAAGATGATACCATCTGTTATTTTCACTCCATTCTCTGATAATTTAATAAATTCGTCATATGCTTCAAACAATCTCTCATAAATATCACCATTTTTAAAATACTTTTTGACTTCTATCTTAAATCCTTCTATAGGAACGATGTTATCTACAATATCATTTATATATGAAATTCTTGATGAAAATTTAACTCTACGAATATCTTTATTTTTGATAAATAAAACGTCAAAAGCATAAAATGTTTTATTCTGAAATTCTCCATCTATATAAGTTCCTTCCAAATTTATCCCATCCTTTACAAATCCAAATTTTATAATGGTACTTGGAGCAAATATCATATAACAAACCGACTTGTTCACAATCATAAAAAATCTACTACCATCAAGCTTGACTGTTGGGAAATAGTTATTAAAATCAAGTTTATCTTCATCGCTCAATTTATCATATTCTGATGGTGTAATATACATGGAACGTTTATTAGGGGTTTCTTGTTTAGATTTTGTAAAAACATCTGATATTCTCTTAAAAGTTTTAAAATCAGAATGCTTAATATTTCTAGGTCTATTCTCATACCCGCTGTTAAGTCTAAATGAATTCACCGGTTGAGAAGCAATATAATCCGCGCGATTTTGCTGCCTAGTTTTTAATTTTCTAAGTGTATCCTCTCCTAAAATATTCGATAGTTTACTTCCATGCTTTTCTTTAATATACGTTCTAAGCAAATCTTCTTTGTTAAATTCTTCTTCGTTTATATCAAGAATTTTAGCTACGTTTTTTAATGTACTATGATCCATATCTTCCAAATCAAATCTATTGATTACACTAGATTTTGGTTTTAATAACTGATTATGAAGATTTATAACATCAATCTTTTCGTCGTTATAATAGACCATACTTTCATCGAACTTTGTATCAGAGATTGATTTAGACATATTATAAACATTTTTAATTAGAGAAGTGAATTCAGATTCTACATCCTTGACAATTACATCTTCATTATCCTGAGTATATTCTATTTCAACTTCGTATCTTGTAATAGGTTTAAAATTACCCAGTGTTTTCTTTTCTACAACTTTAGTAGTGTCAATAGAAAATCTCCTGTTAACAATAAATCTTGTTCGTTTACGTGTTCTAATTATATCAGGACTCCAGTTAACTATTTGATTTTCATCAACATTTTTACTCTCTTCTGAAGATGTAATCCTAACTCCGATGTTTTCCATTCTGACATTAAACGAGTTATCTCTATCTTTTGTTTCATATGAAACTATACCGTTTCTAATTATCTTTCTAACATTTCCCTTAATTTCTACTATATCGTTGTACGCAACAGTTTCAAATTGTTTACCAAGACGTTCAATGAGTTTAGAAAATTCGTAATAGCTTTCTATACCTGGTATAAATCTACCGTTTCTAAAATTTCCAAATGAAGCTTCTACCTCTATGTTATTGTTTTCAAGCGCTATTACTATCATTTCTTCTAAAGAATTATCTATATTCTGTTCTTCAAATGGAATAGGTGAAGCCTTATTGACACTTTCAGGAATAAATGTTTTTGCAGATTGTCCCATCTTTTCCATAATCGCTTTCATGATAGGATCATCTATAACAACATCTTCGTCATCTGAAGATTCTTCAGAATCGGACTCGTATCGCATCGCACCCATGTCTCTAATAGATTTCTTATTTTTGTCAACGTTTACTGTTTTTAATTTGTTTAGTTTTTGGTTGAGATATTTACTAAGATACAGACGTGTATAAACAAGTTTTCCTTGTTTAATAGCAGTAATGAAAGACTTCAGGTTGTTTCTGATGATATCATTATCACCTATAGCTTCTAAAAGAAACCCATGAATAGTATCAAAACTCTCATTTCTACGTTCATTCAATTTTCTTTTATGCATAATATTGAGTTTCAAGTCTCGAGTTTGTTGATCATCACTTTCATTTATTGTCAAGTCTCTATCATAGTCTATATCTATAAAAATCTTAGAAATATCATTAATAGACGATGCGATTTTGTTCAAAGCTAATAAAGATTCATCTATAACAACATCATATTCGTCAGGATTAGTTTGTTTATTTTCTTTATTTTGATTGTATTCTTTCATAAATTCCATAATATAGCTGTAAAGAGGTTCGATGGAATCTTCGACGTCAAAAGTTTCATCTTCCTCATCCTTGATAATCTCGACGATCTTTTCATTGTCCTCGTTTATTAAACGATTAAGGATGACATCCTTTTTTTCTTTCTTGTTAAACTCAATACCACCCCGTTTAAGTTCTTGTCTTATTGATTCTATATTAAGGGTATTAAGCCAATTGACATAGTCATCGGTCTTTTTGATACCGTCTAGTATCTCCTCAACACGTTTATAGTTCATGTTTTTAATATTATCAAACATAGTGTTTATGTATATTTTTTACGTCAAAAGAAAAAAAATTATTTCAGTTTTTCAATATTTTAGAAAATATTGAAAGTTTCAGCTATTCGTAAATTTTTAGAAAATTGAGAATAATCCATCTTAATTGGATTGAAATAAGATCTAAATCGAAATTTACATGACCATCATTATAAGGATAAGATAAATTTTCATTTTTATACCATTCCTTTAGAATATTTACAAGATTGATTTTAACATCACTGTTTAATTTTTTTATACCATCCACAATAAATTTTTTATTCTTTTTCGATATATCCCTATTTGATGAACTTAGTTTAAGTGATTTAAACAGTAATTCGGTATTTCGATTGTTCATAATATATTTACATGTTTATTTTTTTAAGTTCACATTCCCAAGGTTGATTATAAGGAATAATTTTATTAGGAGTTAAAAGACAATCTTCATCATCAGAGTCGCATTGTTGCTGCTGAACTGTTGGATGTATATTTCCGTGTCCTGACTCATTAGCCATATTTATAGCTCTTCTTGGTGGATTAGATTCTGGTGTATAGTAATTTGTATTTTCGGTAGTCCCCCCGTAAATATTTTGCTGCTGCTGTCGAGGTACAAACGTTTGTTGAGGTATTTGACTCATTGCACCATTAACAAAATTAGCCAAATTGGTTCTTATAGGAAGTCCTGGTTTTGATTTATATATCGCTAAAGGTTTACCGTCTACATACATTATAACGTGAGGTGTTTTTTGGATAGGTGTTGTAGAATTACGCGCCATTCCTATTAAAGGTCTATTGTAAGTGAGATCTACAGTAGCTACTTTTAATCTTCCATCGTTAGCAAAACTTGCAAATTCCGGTTCCATTATAGAACAACCTTTACAGTTTGCTAGCTTAAACATTACCATAGATACGCCAGGTACATTTGTATTTAACGAAACTCTACCTTTTGGTGTTTTGGTTTCAACAAAATTATTTGTGTTTAACTGTATAACAGACATTCTTAAATATATTAATTATTATACTTTAAAGTTAAACTTGTAAAAATAATATCTTGAATAATATCAATAATGACATCTTCGATAACATCTAATCTTGGACAATTCAAGCTCGATGAATTGAAATCAAAAGTAAAACAATACAAAATAGATTTACATACCAAATCTGGTAAAACTGGAAAGTATACTAAAGGTGATTACATGAAAGCCATCGAAACGCATATAAAAGGTAAGGGTGAACATGCTGATAAGCTTGTTAAGCATTTTAAAATACCAATTACCATTACTTCATCTAATAATAATTCTATAAAAATTAAAACTAAACGACCATGCGGGCCTCGTAAAAATAAAAACAATAACGCTTATTCAAAGGATGAACTCGTAGATATCGCTGTTCAAAAAGGTGTAGTAAAAAACAAATCGGAAGCAAAGAAAATGAAAGTGGATGAGTTATGTATAGAACTCTCTTTGAACGATTCGACTGAAAAGAAAAAGACGACTGAAAAGAAAAAGACGACTGAAAAGAAAAAGACGACTGAAAAGAAAAAGACGACTGAAAAGAAAAAGACGACTGAAAAGAAAAAGACGACTGAAAAGAAAAAGACGACTGAAAAGAAGGACTTTAAATCCGTGTGTGGCGAGAATAATAATAAATGTGATATAGAAAACGAATATTGTAATATACATAAAAAGAAATGCATGAAAAAGACTAAAGCTGGGCAACCACGTGACCTTAAAAGGCTTAAAGAACAAAATCCAACATTTGTTTTCAAGGATAACATGTTTGGAACGGAAGAAGATATTCAAGCGCATTTGGATTACTGGAGAAAATCCGTTTCAGAAGTATCAGGACGGGTTAAAGAAAAAGATACACCCGTTAGCGATAGATGCGGATCTGTTAATATGGAAAGTTTAGATCGGTTTACCAAATGCGACGACGACAAGGTTTGTAATATAGAGGATGGTGAATGTATAGAAAAACCTGATAACATCGCTCAACTGACACTGGATGGAAGGTTGATTGTAGGAGACTCTACTACTCTCAAAGATCTTAAAAAGAGATTGGGTGGTACTTTCAAACCAATTTCAAAGAAAAGAAGTGATAAAAACATAAGTGAACTTGTAGAGGCTGGTAAATCTACAGATACCGAAAAATTGGCTGAAGAACTTAAAAATCTGTTAGATGGTATGAACACAAACAGTGATGTACCTGCTCCCGAAAAGGCTAAAAGTAAAAAATCTGGAAATAAATTAAAATCGTCTAGAGAAGATATTCTAAAAGAATTTAACTCATGTCTTAATAATTAATTTCAATTAATATATTTTTATCTATTCAGATAAAAATTAAAGTTTATTCGGACTCGTCTCCAGACTCGTCTAAATCATCATCTTCCAGTTCTTCCTCAAAGTCATCATCTTCTAGTTCTTCCTCGAAATTATCATCTGTTTTAGAAGATTTTGTAATACGTATAGAACAATTATTAGATTCTAGCCATCTAATGTTTTCATCACTCAGCTCGTTGATTGTATTGTTATCATCATCTAAACATCCATAAGCCTCATCTGTTTTCGGGTCAAATAATATACGATGTTCCTTTTCATAATATAACTTTGTCCCATCGTTTGTATCTATACAAACAACTCTTATTTCTGTCTGTTTTGTTACCTTTTTAATAAGTTGCTTGCTAATGTTATCTCTAACTGCTTTACGTTCTGCGTTTGTAGAAGAAAGTTTTGAAGTAGTTTTGGATTTAGTTTTTACGGAAGTTTGGGTAGATGTCTCACTTATAGCATTTTCAGCAGCTTTCTTTATCATTATACTATAACAACCGCTTTTTAGAGTTCCGCAATACCATTTATCACCAATGCATTTTGTAGAAGATTTACCACATGTATCTGTCTGACCTCTCTTTACTCTACAACATGGATGTTTTTCTTTTCCAGTAGAAGAAGATATCTGGGAAGTAGTTGATTTACTTACAGGGTTCAAATCAAGTAAATTTTGTTTGGTAATAGGTATTTGTTCTGTTATTTTAGCATTTCCTATACCAAATTTATTGATAGCCTTTGTTACATCTTCCAATTCTACATTAAGTTCGTTTGATAAATGATTGGCAAAAGAGTCTATAAATAACGACATTATGGATATTTTAATTATTTATTTAATTATTTAAATAAAAATATTAATATAGTCTTTCATTTTTATTTACACTAAATCTAATATAATAACAGGTGTTTCTATTTTTGATAAAACATAAGATAAATCTACAATTGAAAGTGGAACATTAATATCTACAATATAACAATTAGTAGTATAAAATAAAAGTTCTGATTTTAATATATAAATATATTTTGTAAAAGCCATTTCCATTAACAAGTCGTTATCATATATAACTTGGCATAATTTTTCGAACTTGTTCAAGTGTTCTAAGAATCCCAGTTCGCTACTTCTAGAGACTGTAATACTCTCTTTTATCTTACTAACTAAATACGCTTCGCTATATATATCGCATGTATTATTGAAATAAGACCTACAATTAGGACAGTCAACACTTTTATTTTTTAGTAAAATATGATAACAATTATTGCATATATATTGATTGCAACAAGTAGTATGAATAACTTCATTATAATCAAAATTCTCTAAACAGATTATACAATTTTCAGTTAATGTACAGTTTGCGTCGTTATTATCATCTGAACATTCCATATTTATAAATTTTATCTGTATATTTTTTTTCTATTTACATCTTTAAAACTGGTTAGAAATATACTATATAGAGAATGAGTTTTAAGGAAGTAAGGAAAAATTATAGAGACAAACCTATAACAAGTTTCGGTTTAATATTATTTCATAAAGATTCCAATGGGGATGTTAAGTTTATAGTTCAGCAACGTAGAGATACGTTTGAATACATGGATTTTATAAGAGGATTATGGAGGTCAGAATTCCAGATAAAGTCTTTGTTGAGCAGAATGACGCCGTCTGAAAGACTTCGTATAAAAAATTATAGTTTTCAAGAGTTATGGGATGATTTATTTATACAAACCAATTCAAAAATATACACCGATCTTCATCCTAAAGCCAAGAAGAAATATAGTTATATTCAGAATACGATAGCCGATTTAGTAGACTCAACTCAAACTCATGTGACAGAACAGCCATGGGGATTTCCCAAAGGTAAAAAGGCGCATCCAGACGAATCTGAAATAGAATGTGCTATTAGAGAGACTGAAGAAGAAACAAGAATACACAGAAGTTCTTTTATCGTATATCCCGAAATTAAAATACATGAAGAGTTCGTAGGAACAAATTCCAAAAAATATGAAACTTTTTATTATTTAGCACAACTGAAATATTATATAATTCCATGTAGATTAAAGACACCTCATTGTATAAGAGAAGATACCTTATCAGAGGAAGTTCAAGACATTAAATATGAAAATTACACCAAGGCTTGTATCTTACTAAATAACAAGAGACGTGAAAATCTTTTACTTAATGCATTTAATACTATCAAGTATAATTTCAAATGAGTATATTATCCACAGTTCCAGATTATGTTTTGGCATTCTTCTTTTCAGGATTTACAATAGGGTTATGTGTATGTGTAGCAGATAATTTTTCACCTTATATGGCAGGATATTTGGCCGCGTTTCCCGTCGCCATGTCTTCGATGATTTTTGTAAATAAAGAAGCTAGGTCAGAAACATCAAGGTCGTTTGCTTTGGGTATTTTGTCGTATAGTATATTTGCATTGATATATTATAATCTTGTAGGAATTAGAGGATGGGATCAAAATTCAGCAGTTTATCTATGCGTTCTAGGATGGTTATTGTCAGCAGTAGCATTGTATTATATTGCAAGACGGTAATAACATTACATTCTACTCGTCGAGTAGAATGAGTAAATTTATTTTTTTAATGATGATACACACATATCAATTATCCAGTCCTCATTGCAGTTTCCAAGGTTTAATTTTAAATCTTCTGTTAATTTAAAAATTGCTTCTGATCCTTCGCAATCTTCATAGAAATCTCCAAACCATACATTTGTCATATAAGGACATTCTTTAATCTTTGATTCTACACCGGAATTAGTAGTAGTTGACAAAGCAAATAAATCAATTTCTTTTCTAATAATTTGAGCATCTCTAATCAATTCAAGACATATATCTTGTAATTTATTCTGAATTACTTCATCTGACACGTCACCAAGTTCTAGTTTTACATCACATAATACGTCATTATTGTACTGTTGTATTTTTTTCATAATAGGTAGCATCGCATGAAGAATATCAGATGATGTCTCTTTAACCAATCTTAAATTATCTACTAAACCCACAAGTGTGTTCATATTATATAATTACAAACATGACTTTAAACCCTTGTTAATAATTTTACATTTTGTTAATTTTTTTTATGCTTCGAGTGGGCGTTTTAAATTTCCAAAGGTTTAATAATAAAAGTAAAAATGAGATTTTATTTCAAGAATTTTAAATAATTTTCATCAAGTAATTGAAAAGAAAATTTATTTAGTTTATGATAAAATGACAGACTTTGATATCAAAAATAATCAGTCTACTTCATTGGAAGATATTGACTTTAAAGATCTTGGTTTGGATTCAGATTCTGAATCTGATGTAGAATCTGAACCGAAATCAATTCTTGAGAGACCTGAAATTATCAAACACGATGATGGCATGCTGATAGACGGTGTATTATACAAAGAAGGAGAAGAAGTAGTCATACCTCTTAAACCTTATTTTGTTAAACCTCGTAGAGGTCCAGAAAGATCAGTTATATCGGATAATAGAGTAATTCCAGATGTTAACCCTGATGACGACGACCCCGAAGCAGCCGATATAGACTATGCCGAAGACGGAGAACTCGAACTAGAGGAACTGGTCGGAGAGTTTGATAGACGTCAAGATGAAGGAGATGATGTATACGAAAATACAGGAGAAAATATAGATACAGGTAGATTTAAACTACCTCCAGGTTCAATGAGACAGCGTTTAGAAAAGACATTAATATTTCAAGAAAAAAACGTTCCATTATATATAAACGATGACGGATTATTGGAAAAGGCCAAAGCTTTCGGTATTCCTCAAACAGAAAAACGTCTTGTTATAAAAGAAGGTGTTCAAAAAGTTCGTGATTTACCTCTTGCTCACTCTGAAATAATGGAAGCTAAATATAGAGTTGTAAAATATAAATTTACTCCAAAAGACGTTAAAACAGGTAATGTAATTGGAGAAGAAAAAACAGTATATCGTCTCCAACTTGTATCGGGTGATAAAACATCTATTATAGAAACGCCTGATGTATTTCCAAAAAGAGCGTTGGAACCACGCAAAGAGAAACCCCACGAACGTATAAAGGTGCCTATAACTTCTTCTCAAAGATTATACTTTGTAAATAAATTATTTGATGATATGAAAAACGATAGCCATTATATATCATACGACAGAAAACTACTAAGAACTTTTAAACAAATTAACTGGGAAGAGTTGAATAAAAAGATGGTTCCAGAAAATGAGTATATTAATTCTAAATTTAACGAGTGGATTCGTAGAACATATATAAATATTAATATTAATGATCTACCGGAATTTGATTTTTTAAAGGTTGTTAATACCCCTGATTACGACGAACTTTACATAAACGAAACTAATCCTGAAAAATTGATATCAAGACTTACTGATGAGTACGGAATTGAACTATTTGCTATAGACGGAAAAGATTTAATTGAAAAGATTCAACAAAAAGAAGAGATTGATGGCTTAAGTTCGGTAATTCTTACAGGTTTAAGAAATACTGTAGTAACCACAAGAAATATGCCATATTTTATAAGAGACGCCGTTTCGTATTATATTAATAACCTTCCAGATGTTAAAGATATGAAAAATACATGGCTTAGGAACAACTATGACTTTATTAATTTATCACCAAAACAAGTTGATATTATGTATGATGTTTTTGAAAGAACAGAACTTGAAAACGTGAAACGACTTTATAATAAACACAAAAAAGATGTAAAGGATAATCGCTATCGGTTTGAAGCTTTATTGTCAAGGTTGAGTATAGAAACATATGACACGTATTTAGAAAGTGAATTTGAGAGATTTAAAAAGGACCAACCTGATTTGTCTTTTGACGAATTTAAAGAACAATACGAAAAGTCGCTGGAAGATAATTTTAAAAAGTTTAAGGAAATGAAATCAAGTCCTATTGATTGGGATAGCATTGGAATTGTACCTATTAGATACATAGATTACTTCGAAAATCAATATCAAAAATGGAAATTGACTCAAGAGGATGCTATTGAAGATGAAAACTTGTCAAGAAAAAACTTTGATGAAAAATACGGAAACTCTTTACAAGATATGTACGAAAAGTATGCTAAACATCTTGATTATAACAATGAGAAATATAACTTTTTCATAAGTATAGCTAGCAACGAAAATCTTTACAAACCCAAACTTTCTAATAAAGGTAAAGAATTGAGATCTCAGGTAGAAAAACTTGAAAGAAAAATATACGAAAATAATTCCGACATAAGAGATTATATTATAGAATTTTCAAAAATTCATATATACTTTAGTCCTTATACACGTATACCCGGTCATGCTAAATATCTCAATAAAAAGATAAATAGTGGCGTTGTCAAGGTAGAAAATCTCTTAGAATTAGGTGTATATAGATCTTTCCCAGAATTTTACGCAAATAATGATTTGAGCGATAAAATGTATGATTATGGATTAGAATTATTTGACAAGCAATTGTCTTTTCTCCAATCAAAATATTTCACAAATGAAGAATCTGATATAGGATTATACGACGCTGATCCGTGGGTAAAGTTTGGATTAATAAATTCCGTCGATACCGAATCTAATGTTGTAGTGTGTTATTCGGATGGAGAATTTTCTGCTCTAAATATTGATGATATAAAGAAATCTATAAAAGAGGCTGGTGAAGAAGAACCTGTAAATCCTATTACAGGAAAACCTTATGATAAGCAAGAATTAAAACGATTTATGAAAATATATGGATAATTTGTATAAATATAATTTTCACGTATTGCGTGAAAATTAGTTTAAAATCTATACAAGATTAAACACAATATGGAAGATATAAACGAGAAAAGTAGATTAATAGGAGATGATAAAGAATATTCTATAAAAGATAGAATTATCAATTATATTAATTCTATAAAACAAAAATTTAAAAGTAATAAAATTTAAGCTCTTACCCATGTAACATTTCCATTAGTGCTATCTATAGTTCGTCTGAATAATTCATTATCGACAAGTCGGATTTCAGCCTTTATTTCTTCAGGTGTAATTCCAAACATTAATGTTTCATCGCAACTAGATCTAACACCTTCTACAAGGTTTCCTTTGTTGCTAAGAAATTTCTGGGAGTTATTCAAGTTCTTTTGATCGTTATTAACTATAACAGAACAAGGAACATTACTTACAATAAATCCACCTTTTAAATCCGCTTGAAGTCCGTATATACCATCTGCGGAATTTGTAGCATCTGAAGATGCTATTTGAGCAGAAGCCGGTATTCTTTGGTCAGTTGATGATCCCGCTCGTCTTTCTAGAGGTATTTCGGATATAGTAGTTGATGAACCTGTTAAAACTTCTACAGGAGTAGTTGGATCACCCGAACTATACAATTTAAACGAACCCTCATATGGACTAAAGACAGTTATAGAATTACATTCTGGACCAAATCTATTCTTTACGAGACCTACAATAGGTATCTTTTGACTAAAAGAAGATGTAGGGACAAGTGGAGTAGATTCAGCTCCAGCGCCATCTCCACCAGTAGAGGCCGATACAAGATGAGAAGAAATAAATCTTGTACATCCTTTTGGTTTATAAGGGGCCGAATCTCCTGCTCCAACTATACTGTTCAAATTTACAGTTGAACCAGGCCCTGGAATTGTAAATACACCTCCATTAGTACCTCCTTGAGAACCACCATTGTTGAAATAACTAACTTTGGTGGAAGGGAAACGAGCAGACATTCTAGCTGTTTTTGTCCAACACATACCGTCATCTGTAACAGGCATTACAAGACGACTATCGTGGAATTTAGGTAGATTATCTCCCATTGATGAATGGACACAGGCCATAATTGGTTCAGAGGATTCTATTCTGTATTCTTTATTTCCATCTAGTACAAGCGTTTTATGAGAAAAAGCCTTTATTTTTATGTTATCTTGTCTTAATACCGCCTTTTCTGTAACGGGGTCAATAAGACTAACTCGAGTTGAAGATGGTCCGCATACTATATGAACAAGACCTTTTTTATCACCCTTTGGTTCATTTGAATCTCTATAAGCATAGAATTGAGCCTGGGTAAATGCTAGCCCTAGTGATAACAAAGGCATGGGTGATACATTTATAATTCCGTCAGTTGTTTTACGCTGTTCTGAATATCCGTAACCACCCTTTGTTAATCCGATAATATATCCAGGTTCTGTTTCTTCTATTACAAAATTTTCTCCATTGGATAATGAATAAGGACCCTCGTGAACCTTTCTATTAATAAAATCAGCGCCGTTTTTGAAAACGTATAAAAGATTGTTATCTGCTAAACTAGCTACTTGTACAGCACCCTTTGTTTCAAATTTTTTGGAAGACCCATCTTTTTGAACATAATCAGAACCTGTATAGCCGACTGCCAGAATAGTTAATCCTGTGTTACCGCTATTAACTTTTATACTATTTAATGTTAGTAATAGATGACCGCTTGTTTCAGAACCTGTTGATGCATTTCCTGTTAATAATCTTGCGTTAGCATTTTGTATAGTAAACATTGTCATTTATTGACAGTAAATATTTTTTTTATGTAATATCATGAATATCATCTTTCCATTTTTCACAATTTAGATATATTATAGAATCGGTTATTTTAGCATTGTTATACCCTTCTGAGAACATTTCCATTTTATCGTTATCACTGATAGAAAATGGTAAAAATGGATATTTTTTTGTATCAAGTTCTATTAATTTAGTATTTGATTTTGCATTTCTACACCTAAGTTTTGTGTTTGATATAATAGGTAAAACTGCAAGACTATAAAAATAATCATACAATTTTAATTTACCAACTGGAATATTATATCCAGTCGAGACTATTCCTAGAATATGTAATTTTCCGTTGTCTATATAATCTAATGGAAAATTATCTATAACACCCCCGTCTGCTATATAACAATCTTCAAATCTCAATCTCTGAAATACAAAAGGTAAATTACTTGAAAATTTTACTGCATCTAAACAACTAACGTTTGGCTTGGTTTTATACGTATAATATTCACATGACATTTTTGTTATATTTGTAACTGGAACCACTAGAGTTTTACCAGTATTATCTTTTAATTCTTTAAGCGTGGGTATGTACCCCAACTTTGATTTTACTAGAGTTTCAATTTTATCCATGAACCCTTTGATAGACATTAAACCCATAAATTTGACAAAATCCCATACGTCTACACCTTCACTTCTTATATCAAGAAAATCATCAATTTCATATATACTTTTAAACGCCTCAAGTGGTGTATATCCACATATCATAAGTAAGCTTATTACTGATCCTATAGACGTTCCAGCATATATTGATACGTTATCAGGATCATATGTTTTTTTCTCGTATTCGTATTGAAGAGCTCCCAAAGAACATAACCCTTTTATACCTCCACCACTTATAACAATAGCGTCAAATTTTTTTACACTCATTATTAAGTGTAAAATCTTTCTAATTTTAAATTATTTATAATTGGTAAAATTATCAAAAGAAAGTACAGTTATTGATACAAGTATAAACCACCATATACTTGGAACGATATCTATACCGCCGTAGCATATATTCGTACCATAATCCCATGTCTTTTTATTAAGTAATTTATAATTTATACTTGCAACTACACATTCTAATAAAAGTACTGATACAAAGCACAGTAATATTATTTCTATTGTTGATAAGATTGTTTTAAAATAATTATAAATATTTAGAATTAATACGGCTCCTACACCGTATATATTAAGCAATGGAAGACATTGTCTGAAAACTCCTGTTATTACTGTATCACCACATTTGTTTCTTTCTATCAAATCTTTATCATTTTCTATTCTACCCTTTGTGTATTCCATTACCCATCCAAATAAAGAACCTATTAGAAAAACAATAACATTTATAATTATGTACATATTAATATGAATAAATTAAAGTTTATCTCAGAATATTTTTTAGTTCTAAATTATAAATGAAACAATTGAGCAATGTTACAATTGTATTACTGACGATAAGTATATCCATGTTAGTATTTCTATGTGTAGCTACGTATCTTACGTTAACTGCTAAAAACCCTGGTACAGGAAATTGTCTATCCCTAAAAGATAAAAAAGACGTAATGTGGAACGATGATTGTAGCGCTATAATAGAGAATAAATTTGACGGTACTATGAAACAACCATCTAAGCCTCTATACCTTGTTAATTTTAGAAATTCGACCTCATTTGGTAAAGCTCTTGGAGCTAATGTATGGTATCGTTATCGGTATGTTGATGGTAAAACTGGTAATTATAGTAAATTTAGCCCTTGGACGCAATCCCCTATAATAGCTGGAGGTAAAAATCTTCCATGTAAAGATGGAGACTGTTCAAATGTAGATGCCGGTAAAAATAATAAAAATTATTGTAAAAGTAACTTGGTGGAATTAGGAATAGATGATCTAGATTATACATTACAAAGCGGTGTATACGCCAATGTTCATAGATATGCTTCAAAGAACGCTGAACCTCCAAGTGATGATTTGAAAAACGATAAAATTGTTGGCTATTTATTTTCATCAGGAGCAAATTCATGGAAATTCATAGATGTAAGTGAATCTGTATGTAAAGAGATGACATGTAATAGACATACTTGTTAAAATTTATATTTTTGATATTTATATTTTTGATATATATTAAATGACAGCTTGCGTTTCAGAAACATCTTATTATTTAATTTTCGCTTCAGCATTGGTTGTATCTGTTCTTCTACTGATAAGTTCGGCCTTTTCGTATGACAAATTTAAACATTATAATGTTAACCCAGAAGACGCTACAGATAAAGGGCTAAACAGTGCAGTTAATATATCAATCGCATTCTTTATTGCCGGATTACTGAGTGTTTCTACGTTATTTGTCTTGTTCTTCGGTTTCCAGAAACGATTACTAGGCGTTAGTACAACGGTATCTAAATAAGTTTGATTTAGTTTACTCATATGAGTAAACTAATAATAATTTATTTTTTATAAGTTTTAATCAAATCTAACAATGGCATTTTTCAGGTGACCACCAATACCCGAGATTTTTCCCGTCCAACTTTAATTCTTTTCTAAATGTTAGATTATTGTCTAATGCACGCCGCTTTACAATTGAATACTGACATTTTAAGTCGCTTTAATTGTAGTTGTTTAATTCTAGCACCTTTTTGTGTCTTTTTTCCAAATCTGTTTACAGAATTCTTTTTGCGAACTTTCTTTGTAGTTCGCTTTGTATTATCTTCGATCATATTAGACTTTCTCATTTTAATATCGTATAATTCATTTTATTTTTTTTTATTTTTTTTCGTTTTTTATTATAAATAATGAGTAGAGAAGATTTTGACCCTTTGGCGTGTTTAATACCCACAGTTTATTGTGGCACCAGAGATAATATTCCTGTATATAAAGTGGGTGATAAAACAATTTATACTGCCAAGGGAAACGTAAAACAATGTATGCAAAAGGGTTTCGGTGCGGGAAGAAATAGTGTAAAAATCGTAGAAGGTAATAACGATTTGAAGAATATACCGTATATCGGAGAGAAATACGAGAAAAATTTTAAGAAACTTAGACCGCAGATTAAAAATATTGATGAGCTTGAGTATTTCTGTAAAGTGAATAATAAAACAACAATAAGAGAAACCTTGCGAAAAGCCTTAATAAAGAAAAACGGGGTTGTAGATGAAAAGGCATACAACTCTGTATTGAGATATTTGTATGATACAGGAATTTCTAAACTACCAGTATGTACAAAATTATATTAAAACATTATCTAACATTTACAAACCACTTATTTTTGATGAGAATATAACGTGGAATATTATGATATATATTTTCATCATGTATTAATGTATTTTTTATTCCTTCATAAAAAACAATAGCGTCTGTTTTACCTTTTACACTCTTTGTTATATCAGGTCGAAAAGAATTCAAGTCCCATATGTCATCTTGAATTTTTAATCCAAATTCGCTACCACTTCTACTTTCTATATTTATCATTTCCGATTTTTTTTCGAAACCATCTAAAAAAACTGAATGTTTCATTTTATTATAATCTAAAAAGAAAAATCTAATATTTTAAACATGATGTCTGTTAACAAAAAACTTACAACACTCGTGATTGGAGATATCCATTTTAAATCCGACACGGTGTCAGATGGGGCAAAATTTGTCAATAATATTATAGAAATAGCTGAAAAAGAAGATCCTAGTTTTATAGTATTACTTGGAGATATCCTTGATACTCATGAAATCGTAAATGTTCAACCATACAAGATCGCGACGCTTTTAATTGAAGAATTGTCCAAAATAGCTCCTTTATATATAATTATTGGAAATCATGACCTGATTAATCATACTCAATTTTTAACAGATAACCATGCCTTTAATCCATTCAAGAGATGGGATAATGTATTTGTTGCTGACAAACCTTTGTTGCATACATTCAAAGATTCTGAAGGATATGACAAAGTTTTCACCTTTTGCCCTTATGTTCAACCAGGAAGATTTATAGAGGCCTTGAAACATGAACATGAAGAAGAATGGGAGAGTTCATATGCTATATTTGCTCATCAGGAATTCAAAGGATGTTCCATGAATAAAATAACATCAAATCAAGGAGATGTTTGGGATGAAGAACTACCACCTGTTATAAGTGGTCATATTCACGATGAACAGATTGTTGGAGATAATATATTCTATACAGGAAGCAGTATTCAAAATTCATATAGTGAATCTCCTAATAAAAAGGTTTGGCTAATTAACTGGGAACCTCCAATAGGTGAAGATATTTACTACGAGAACGGATTTTCTGTTAAAAAGATTAAAGTAGGTATGAGGCCAAAATATCTGAAAAATTTTACAATAGACGAATTGTTAGATAAATCAAAGACTGATGCGTTTATAAACAGCTTGAAAACATCTGATATTAAAATTAAACTTTCAGGTTCATCACAGGAATTTAAAGTATTCAGAACTTCTGAAATATATAAATTGATAACTAATAATAAATTTAATGTAAAATTTTCATATAATCTTGTTGAGGATAATCCGCAAAGTGATAGCGTAATAGAACGTCTTCAAAGGGAAGACTTGTCGTTTCGTAAGATATTTAAAGATTTAGTTGTCGAACAAAGCAATTCTGTAAAAGGCGAATACAATGAATTATTTGACAATGAATTATAGACAGGTAAGTGAATAAAATATTTTCTAAATCTTTGTTTTATAACAAAGATTATTTAAAAATAGTTGATAACAATACAAATGAGTAATTCTGAAGTTCCATTTGGAATCAAGATAGAAAATGCTGTAAACTCAAATGGGGACGATCTACCATTTGGATATTACGAACCAACTTCTGATGGAAAGGTAACATGGAATTGCGGATATGATAAAGATGGTAAAATAACAAGCGTATTTTGTTATAGAAATGAAGAACATACTGAAAGGAAAATTGCGTACCTTCCATCTCTCAATGATGCATTATTTGCAAGATCTCAATTAATAGAAGCAGGTTGGAATAAAATAAAGGCTCCTGAAATCACATTCTCTTATGAGGGTGAAAACAAGGAAATGACAAGAAAAGAAAAGAGAGATTTCAATAAAAATCTTAAAACTTTGATCAAGAATAATCCTTATCAGCAGTAATTAAAACCGTTTACGAATTTCATATATGAAATATATGAAATATACTAAGGTTATGTTTTTGTTAAACTCGCTTATCAAAAACATTATACATTAACATTGTGTATTCTTCATATATCATTTTACTATCTTTTCCTCCAATGGTTTTTTCTATATCAGTTAATATCTTCATTGTGATAGGGGTGTCCATATCTTTACTTTTATTAAATTTATAATTTGTCAGACGACCTATCATTAAACAGGATGCTTTTGCGATGTCGTCTATTTCGTATAATAACGATTCCTTATAAATAGTAAACATAGATATAATATAAATAACAGCTTCAAGTATTTTATCTTTCATATCATCAAAATATTCATTTACATAATAACCTACAACATTATAAGGTGTAGGGTCATAATATGCATCTATAGTATCTATATTCATCATCTTCTTTTTGAAATTTATTATTTCTTCATTACTATAAGCGTAATTGGTTATTTGAGACAAATTTGACCTGGTTATATAAACATTATTGTAATAATCATGTGCTAATCCAATACTAGATACCCCCGCTAATTGAAGTTTTTGTCTGGAAAATTTATTCGAAGATTTAGATAAATATATATCAAGAATACGAACAGCACAACCAAAACATTGATAAGATAACCTAAAATTAGTACATGCATCATACATCCATTTTACCAATATTGACCTCATTTTCCATGAAATATCATCCTTTGAATCCATATAAGATGGATTATCATATTTTCTTTTATATTCTAATATAACATTAATATTGTCGGGAACTTCTAAGATTATAGACTCGTTCATAAAATTATTATTAGTTGTAAGTGCGGTCCTTTTAGAGATTTTATACGGTTTCGCAATTTGATCTTTTACATCTTCATGTATTTCTATAACACCTAGTGTTATTATTAGCCCTTCAGGTTTTTTATTACACTTATTTAAAATATCACTTTTGACGAAGTAATCAAGCGCGGTTGGTAATTCTGATAAATTGCACAAAGGTTTATAGTCTTTATAAGGTCTTGTTATAGAATTTTCACAATTTGTTCCTCTAAAATAATCATAAGTCTTTCTTAAAAAATTATTATTATATTTATTATCTGAAATCATTGTAGATATTGATAAAAAGGCGTCATATTGAGGGGTATATTTAAAGGGTATTTCAGCAAATCCTTCAATACCACGACAACCATATGTATTGGATGTGTCTTTATTGATATTACAATATACATCCTCTGATATAATCATTGGTTCACTATATTTTTCAGCTAAACCTACATCACCTATCTTAACAATAACTGGAGATATTGGAATATAGAAATCTTTATCCCCCACTTTATAATGGTAGTAATCTGCTTCAATTAGTTTTTTACCATTGAACTCTGTTTCTTTAGTTACATATTCAACAAATATATTATCAACATGAAGATCGTTATGAGATATACTCCATTTTGTTTGGTAAAATGCTATCGAAAATAATAATTGAACAACTGAACTAAGTAGTATATCTTCGTCATTACAGTGTTTATTATAGTCTTTTAAAGATATACAATTTGCTCCCGACCTAAAAGATCCGCTCAATTTATCCATTAATATATAAGCGATCTGTCCATCTTCGCATTGTTTATAATCATACATATTGAAAAAGTTTATACATTCAAGATTGGTATAAGCCGAACTTAATAATCTACCTATTAAATATTCCTTTTCAGCTTCTGTATTAAATATATAAGCTTCTTTGTTATTAATTTTAAGTTTTGGCAATATCTTCGATTCAATTTGTAACTTCTGCGCTTTTAGAGCATACTTTTTTGTTCCAAGTTTTGGAATTGATAAAGCAAGTACCGTGCCATATCCACCTGACCCTAACATAGCACTGTCATCTAGTTTATCTATAATATCATCTATATATTTACATTCTTGACTATCAATTTCAGAATTAATATATTTTATATCCGTTTCTATATTTACAAACTTATTTAATTCCATTTTATATTATATACTTTTTTTAATATTTAAAATTATATTTACGAACAGCGCATCATCATATATTTGAAATTAGCGTTTTTCAAAATGTATCTATCCATTTCCAACCCAATATCTTCCAAGCCTTCTCCATTTTTTCATCATGTTCATCTTCCTTGGCTTTGGTTTTAAGAATATAAAAATCGTCCTTTCGGCATCTACAACCGCATCTCTGTAGTAATTTATATAATTTGTAATAAACATTTAATGAATTAACACGGGTATCCTGCGTATCCATTTCGTATACCTGATCTAAAGCACCTTCCTGTTCATCAAAATCCTCAAGTAATCGTTGTTCGTATTGAGATATATCCGGGCAAGGGACACCCGTTATAATATGATAAATTAAATTCAAATCATCATAATGAGAACTTAAATCTCTTTCCGATAAAAACATGTATAGATGTTGTTTCTTAACGTTATCAACCGTCAAGTTATGTAATACCATTTCTTCTTTCAAAGTTTTTACTACCTTGTCTATAATGTTAGCATCTGTATTTTGTTTTCCCTGATGCTTTTTGATAGAATCTATGAAATGTCCCTTTCTCGAATAAGTATACCTACTACACATGTTTATTCTATCCGTGTCTTTGAAAGATGGAGTATCATCCAAAACATTAACTTCCGTGTAACACATGGAACAAACAAATGTTGTATTTTCATCTGAAACTCTTCTCATGTCAGAACTGCCACACTCTGGACACGAAAGTTTACTTATACTTTGTTGATAATCATCTATTTCAATATAATCTTTAGCAATTGATATAAATTTAGATATCAGTTCGGCCTTTTTATCAGAAGTTTGTTTAAGTTTCGAATTGGTTTTGGAGTTTGGATTTACAAAGCTTCTTGAACTTTCAGTTAATGATATTTTTCTATAGTTTTCAAGAATACTAGAAGTTCTAAATAAATAATAGGATAACATTGATGAATTCTCTATATTCTTTATTTTATTTCGAATATAACTTATTCTATTTTTAGCAATAACTCTATCTTTTGATGAACCCTCATTATATATATTCAATATATTATCTAATTCGTTGTATAAATTGTTAATATTATCTATTTCGTCAGTAAGTTCCTTTTTTATAATCGAATCTATATTGAAAATGTTATGGTCTTTTATGCTTATACGTTTTCTTTCAATTTTTACAGGCTTTTCTTTTGTTTCTGATTTCACATTTAAGGATACCTTTTTATATTTTTTTGCATTACCTGTTTGAACAAAAGAATTGGCATTTGGTTTAAAACTTTTTTTCACCTCAACTTCAGGTTTTTTTCTACTACTTTTAGAACAAAAAGAATATATTTCTGTCATAATATACTTAACTATAACTACTTGTTCATTTAAGTATAAATCTGTTTTTTTTTGAATTTATTTTATGTTGTAGTATATTCAAATACATCATGTCTGGATCTTCTTCTGTATCTGCTGCTAACGGTTTCATTGATCTTGCTACCTTTTCGGAGCTTGAGTCATTTCTCTATGGTGGTCCCTTGGCCATCAGTTGGTTCGTAGCTGGCGTCCAAAAGGCCAACTGGTTCACAGTTGTTCCTATTCAGCTTCGCAACAACGGTACATTTGGCTTTGGAGCCGAAGGTGTTTCGGCATCTCTTAACCGTTCAGGTGATTACGTCTTGAATGTTTGGTTCCGTTGCGAAATCCCCACGATTGTCCCCAAAGGTTCTGGTATTGAAAATCCTGTTGACGAGACCAGTGGTCAAAACAACTCTGGTACCCCAGGTCTCGATCAAGCTGAAGGTCGTTGGACTCGCCACCTGATGCACAATCTTATCAAGAAATGCAGCATCACGTTCAACGAGCTTACTGTTGAAGAATTCGACAACTACTGGCTTGACTTTAACTACATGTTCCGCGTTCCCGCTTCCAAACGTGTTGGTTACAAGAACATGATCGGTGATATCCCCACTCTTCTTACCTCTTGGGAGGCTGGAGCCAACAAGGATAACGTCGCCGCTGGTCTTAAGCGCGGTCTTTACGGTGGTACTTATAGCGTCGTCCTTCCATTCTGGTTCGGTGAAGATTCCGGTATTGCTCTTCCTGTAGCCGCTCTTCCCTTCAACGATGTAAAGATTAACTACGAGTTCCGTCGCGCAGAAGATCTTCTCGTTCTCCGTAACTGCTCTGTCGCTGATCTTGTATGTATGGACCCAGCTGTTGATGCCGCTACCGGTCTTCCAAGCCCTAAGGTTCTCCTTACCGGTGCTGTTCAGTTCCGCAACGCTCACACCTATGCTCACTACGCTGTCATCCACAACGATGAGCGTACAAAGATGGGTGATGCTCCACGTGATATGCTCATTCGCCAGGTTCAAACCGTAAGCGTAAGCAATGTTCGCCCAACTGATACCGAAGTTGTATTTGATGTTCGTCTGTCACATTCCATCGTCGCATTCTTCTTTGCCATGCGTAACGCTTCTCGACATGGAGACTGGTCCAACTACACTACCAACTTTGATATGGGTATCCCAGCACCAGCCGGTGAATTCGATACACCAACAGGTATCTTTCCTACATTCCAGGGTGGTAGGCAACGTGTTACCCACTGGGATCCCATCTCACGCACTCAGCTCATCTACGAAAACACTCTTCGTCTGGATTCCGACTCTGACTTCTTCTCAGTTATCCATCCATATCTCTTCTCTGATGCTGTTGCCGATGAACCAGGATACCACATGTGGAGTTATGCCATCAAACCATGGGATCATCTTGGCCCTTCAGGTTCTAGTAACTTCAGCAAACTTGCTAATGTTCAGGTTCGCCACACTCTCAGCCCTGTTGCTCGCTACTTCCTTGATACCGCCAATAGTCTTAAACGCTCTCCCATTGAACCAAACGAAGACGGTGATCAAGACCTAGTAACCGAAGGTGGCAACAATAAGAACCTCAAGCTCTCTAACGTCTTTGTTGCTACTAACCACAACATCGCGCGAGTCGCAAACGGTAGTTTAGGGCATCCTACCCTATAAATGCGTTAAAATTAAACGTATAACAATTTATATATATTTATATTTTTAGTTAAAATCTTTTTTTCACTTCAAAAGTGAAAAATTTAAATTCTACGAATTCTACGAATTCGCGTTTGTATCATATTTAAATTCATATCCTCCAGCTGTTTTACGTTCTCCCCTACAACAACTTCTTATATTCCCTGAAATACCCAATTTACGCATCGCATCTTGACTCGAATCGTATTTAACCCACTCACTATCATCATCACCAACTTTACGACCAAAAATAGGTTTAGATAATTTTGAGGCTCCTGTTTTGCGATTTTTATTCATGACATGAGAATGTCTTATATTTTCTCTGCGAGATACCCATTCTAAATTATTAACACGATTGTTCGAAGGATTAAGGTCTTTATGATTAATCTGCGTTTTCACGTCAGGATCATCGTTTGGAATAAACGCTTTAGCAACAAGAACATGAACCAAATACGTTTTACCTTTACACTTGATACTACGATACCCGCTTAAACTAATAGAAGGAGTAGAAACAACACCATCAAAGTTTTTATATCTACCAAAACTTGAAATCATTGATTTCGTATTACCGTCGATATCTATAAGTTTCCACTCTTCGCCTTCTAAACATTCACTTCCGTTGGTTCGTCATATTTAAATTGATATCCTTTGCTTGTTTTTTGTTTACCTTTACAACACGATGTTATTCCCCCAGAATCAATTCCGAGTTTTCTTGATGCATCACTGATTGATAAATACTTAATCCATTCATCACCCCCAACTTTACGACCAAGACACGGTTTCAATCTTTTACTCGCACCTGATTTACGTTCTTTATTTGTTGTAAATGAATGTTTTATATTTTCAGAACGGGTATTGTATTCTAAATTATCAACACAATTATTTGAACGATTACCATCTTTATGATTAATCTGTGTTTTCACAAGAGGGTCATCGTTTGGAATAAACGCTTTAGCAACAAGAACATGTACATAATAATGTTTGCTTTTGCGAGTAATTCTACAATAACCATCTGGTCTGATTGTAGGATTTGAGACTTTACCGTAACAATTTTTATATCTACCCAGATTTGATATCATTGCCTTTGTACTATCTTTTGAAGAGGTATTTTGTTCTTCTTCCAAGACTTCGGATATGGATTTCCATTCTTCTTCAAGTATTGTCATTATGATTTAACAGATAGTAATATATATATACATATGAACATTAGCCTTACAGGACTGAATAAAAAATACAAATGTCTTTTTTTTCACTTGTAAAGTGAAAAATTAATTACAAACTATTATTATTCCATATCTTCCCATTTATCTCTAATTGCTTCGCATATTTCTTCATCAATGTTATCGTCGCATTCAATCTGTCTCACAATATTACCTAGAAATTCTTCTGCAAGATGAGACTCGACTCTCTCTATGTCGTTCTCGTTGTTCATATAAACATTAACCTTACATGACTGAAAAAAAATCTAATAATATTTAACTACGAATATTGTTAAAGTAAATTATATATTTATTTTTTGAAGAACTATTTTATGGTAATAAGACAAAATGGTCGAAACTAAGTTTTGGATTAATGACCCTTCTGTTTTGTTAAAGGATCTTGTGTTTTTTCCAACATCTGGAATGACAGATGAAGAGAAATTAAACGCTCTTACAAGGCTGGCGTTAGTTATCGCTGCTGCTATGTATGCGATGGATTATAATCAATGGTTAGTGTTTCTCCTTGTATCGGTGATTGTAATCATTTTGATGAACGCAAATAAAACAACAGAAAAAGAGAATACAGATAAAGAAAATTTCACTATTGTTCCAACCCACGTCGGTGATGATTTTCACACGACGGTAGTTGCACCTTTATTCGCCGAAGAACATCGAGTTCCTCCTCCAGCATATGACCATTATACAACTGTAGATTTTACACCCAGTATGTTCTCGGAACCCACCAGGCCTCAGGAATATCCTTATGGGCAATATCTAACAAAAACAAATCTTCTTCCAGGAGATGAATATACAACACATCTTAATCCTAACGGTGGTGCCAAGACTGCTCGTGAATACATAAACAGTAATTTCACAAAGCATAGAATGGCTCATCAAGAAAATATCATGCGTCTTCATTACAAAAAGTTGAATAGGCGTTTCAGAAGTAATAAGAATGATACTTATTCTCCATTTCACGGATATTAGATTAAATTATTTGTTTTGTTTAAACAAAACAAAAAGAATGGATAATTTATTTATATAAAAGGCATGTCAAACATCCTACTACAAGCGAAATAAGTGCTAGATAAATATAATTTGGATATCCTGAAGTTTTTCCGGTTACAGCATCTTTTGCTTGAAGAGCCTCAGGGTTTATGAAACCGGCTACTAGAACGGCTATAGATGCAGCGATGCAACATACATATTTTGCGTGTCTTGTCATTTTATTATTGAGATATAAATTAATTAAACAATTTATGCACATGTTCCGCAAAATCCTTCTTTATTTTCTTCAGGTGAAGGTCCAATACCTGCCACTCCTCCGCGTGTACTAGGGTCAAAAGCGGGGCTATTTCCATAATAGTGTTCTTTTCTATATTTCATTCCATATAACACTACCCCTACCAACGCTAAAATCAATAGTGCTACCAATATTATAATGAGTTGTTTATTCATTTATTATTTATGATAATAATAAATTTTTTGTTTATATCAATATCATTTTTTCATATAAATGTTATTCGTTATTATAATAAATGAGTGGTCGTGGTCCACCACTATATAATGGAGAATGGGTAGCATGTTTTAGCTCTGGTGATAACCCGGATAATATAATATCTCACTCTAAACTGAAAGAAGTACTTATAGATGAAGTAGTACCTTTTACATATGGATGCATCCCAGATGCATCTGGAGAAAGGGGAGAGGCAAGTAATTGTAAGGGACCTTTTGATGCAAAAGGAGGAACGAGTGCAAAAGGATTAGATTTTTCAGGTGCGATTTATCCTAAAAATGGGGAATTCACGTTAGCCAAATCAGAGGAACCCTGTTATGGTTGTTTTAATAAACCCGGGGCTCAGATAGCAGATGGTTTAGACACCACCCAAATAGTCAACCCCAAAGGTTATGATGTATTTAAGACAGCATGTATTAGCACCGCTGTAAAATTAAACGCAGATCAAAAATGTAAATTGGCCGCCAGCCAGGGAGGGGACTATAACGCTACAAACGGTAGAGCCTACGACCATTGGGAAAGAGCTTATGCTGCGGGGTCAACAGATTGTGGAAATTGGAGATATAACTATGATTGTATTGTTCCGAAACCAGGTTGTTTTGACTATCACGACGGCGCTGCGTGCGGCGTTCACGTATCTGGAAATAAATGCGGCGTTCAGAGGAATTCTTTCGAAGGACACGAGGCATCGTGTTGTCTATTAAATACGATTAATAGCGGAACAGAAGGTAATAATCTTGTACGTTACGGGATTCTCAAGTCAAATCCGGATAGTTCTAGAATTAATTTTGAGTATATAAATGACGGGGTTTTAGATAATTCTAATATGGACGACACATTTACATGTAATCAGGCTATAAATTGTTCTGATAGTAAAATTTCTGGTTTAATTGCGAAATACTGTTCTAATAAAGAAGATTCGCCTAAATTTGATTCTAGAAAGCAGTGGTTATCTAATGGTATGTGTAGTTCTTATGTTAAAAGCGCCGCCCCTGACGCTGCTGCCAAGGTTATAAACGCTGCACTTGCTAAAATTACACCTGCTGATATCTCCGAGGATATCAATAACGAGAATACTATAAATTATATCGATGGAGTTATAAACGTTATAAACTCTGACTCGGAAAATACAGATATTAACAGGCAAATAAAACATGATTATATAAAGAGAATATGCTCGAATGTCAAGAGAGGGGATATAGAACGCGCTCTAAAAAGCGCTAAGCCAAATGCTAAGAATATATACAGATTGTGCGGGTGTCATATGGACGACGCACAATACACTTTTGGAGGAGATTTTCCTACACCCGCATGTGATCCGGTTTGTATGGTACCTGAATCTATACCACCTGCGGGTGGTAAGTGTACAACAGCTATATGTACTATACAGAATGCTAACATAACCCAAATAAATAGCAAGGGTGATATAAACTTTAGTCAATGGTGTCGAAATCAAGGTAAAGGAAAAGGTAACGCAATATGTAATTTCGATAATGTAGAAATAAACGATGTAAACTCTACAGGAAAAGTAAATATTAAACAAAATTGTGGTTCATGTAGAATAAAGAATAAAGGTGATGCAATACCCAAATATGTATACTGTAATGATATTGGTCCGTCAGATGGACCTGATGGACCTGATGGACCTGATGGACCGCCCGGTACAGGATTTCTTAAAGAACACCCTTACGTTATTGTTATAGGAGCCGTTGTAGCTGTTATATTAGTAATTCTTGTATTATTAAAAATGTTTAGCGGTGGTTCTACATCTGGTGATGATTCTTACATGTCCGATTACAGCAGAGTTATTTTATAACACACTTAAACACTGATTAAAATTTATATAACGTAGCTATGGATGCTAATAAAAAACTCGAAGGGGACCTTAAACTAATCGAAGATCAGAGTAAGAGATATATTAATAATTCAGATTTATATATTGTGAAAATAGAACTTGATAAAAAGGATTACGCCAGTGATTTTGAAATTAAATCACTGGCAGAAGAATTGTTGTGTTCTCGTCCACAACCACTTAGCGTTTACGTTAATGATGAATTATTATTATTAGTATTCTCTTGTGATGATGAAAATCCTCACCAATACGATGGAAATCATCATTTAATTGTGTGTAAATATACGTCTATAGTTTTAAAATACAACAAAAATCTTAATATAAACGTTTCATTAGTTGAATTAAATTCAAAGTTGAAACTAATTACGTATATTAAATGGACAATAGCTAAATATACTGAAAATGTTATAAGACGATTATCAAATAACAAAATAGATGATAGATTAATTTATTTTAGAACACAAAGAGAATTAATAAAAATACTAGAAGAAGAACATGATGTAAAATGGAAAGACGTTGAAGATGATATAAAGTTTGGAAGTATGGTTAGACTCGTAAAGAAAAAGAACAAGATTGTTTCAGAATACATGTCAGAAGACTTTGATTCACGTTATAATCAAAAATACATAAAATATATTTTTAGATAAATTAACATTCTTTTTGAATTCAAAAAGAATTATTATATAACAAAAGACATGAGAAGGCAATATAGATATAAATCCATAGTGATACCTGTCATAGGAAACTCTTATGTTTTAGTAAAGGATGCTACATATAACGAATTAACATTCATAGTAGGTGGATGTAAATTACGTGAAACTGGAAGAGATGATTTATTTGAAACCGATTATACCTCTTATACAAAATGTGCTCTAAGAGAACTAAAAGAAGAAACAAGAGGGGTTTTTCAAAATGTTTCAGCTAGTCATCTTGTAAATGGATTTAAATTTAGTTCCAATAACCGTTCCAAAAAGGAACTTGAAAAGGACAATAGAGAAGGCGTCATCGTCACAATGAGGTATACAGTTTATTTCTTACCAATGGATATCAACAAAGGGCAATTCAAATTTATAAGAAATCAGTTTCACGCGAATAAACCTCTCGATGGAGGAGAGACGAGTGATATTGTAATCAAAACTAAACGAGAACTAGAAAAAGCAAACATGTGGAGATTTATGAAAGACAATGTTCTTCATAAGCTATAAAAATTAAAAAGTAGATGATTGAACTCTAAATGTATGATTATTTTCTATTTCATTCATTTGAGATTCGGTAAAATGTTTATTGCGCATCTGTTCACGTTTCCATAGATCATAAGGTTGAACCGCATGTGTTATATCAAATCTATGAGGAGGTGCAGAATGAAAGTATTTTTGTTCTTGATGAGCGAATTGTCCAGGTTCGGTTTCTATCTTTTCTATACCAATTCCTCTGTATCTTATACAATCGTGATTATAATCTACGCCTTGCAAATGAGCTTGGTTTGGAGGTCTTCTATCGGGTAAAAAACGCGGTTGACCTCCTAAATCTGAACGAGATGCATGTGCTTTTGGAATAGAGTCGTACACGTTATGAGATTGAGAAACCATATAACCTCTTTCTTCAAGTATAGGTCTATATATCTGATGTGTTTTATGAGGAGTTGCGTGAATACCAACACGATTTCCACGTTTTGCAGACTCTAAAGGATGACCTTTTGGAGATTTCTTTCTTTGGCATACCAAAAATCCATATGGACTATCACCTATAGGTGTTGCTACGAAATCTGGATGACATTCTCCGGTATGTCCAGGTCTAATATACGCATCTTCCCACCCACCCAACGGTCCAGAACCATCTATGGGTATAGGATTATGTTTTAAACGATATGCTAAATCAGCAGACGAAGTCATTTGATTAAATCAAAGATTATAATTGTTTTATATATTCAAGTAATTCACTCGTATCACTACCGCCTTTTTTCCACGTAGATACATTATAAATACACTCCAAAGGATTCATTGATACTTTTTCAATAGTGTCATCTATTATAAGTGTGTTTGTCTTGTTATATTTTGGAAATCTTTTCCAAATAAAAGAAAGCCTTTTTTCTTTTTTAGATAAACCTCTACAATGATTTCCGTTAAACACGAATATTAACTCATCTTTATATGTTCCAAAAACCTTTTCTACAAGGCTTGTTGTATTTTCTTCATTACAACACGACCAAACTCCTACATCGAAATGTTCAAATACGTATTCAAATAGTTTATCTATATTTGGCCTGACCCATACACTTGTATTTCTAATTCTAAAAGATAGAGTTTCATCCTTATTGTACAAGGTGCGTTCTCTATCGATTAAAACGCCGTTTAAATCAAATATTATTAATTTCTTCATTGTTAATCACCAAATCAAAGTATCTAATAAACATAATGTTTCATTTTTAAAGAAAAAAATATTTTATTTGAAATTAAATATGGCTTTATTTGATGACGCAAATCCAGATACAACTATAAAAGGTTATGGTTATAAGAATAAAGAAAAGGCCATAGATACTATAAAATTAGTAGAAAAAACAAAAAGAGGTCGTAGTTATAAATTTCAAGTAATAAATACGATGTATAACAGAGCTAAACATCACAAGAATACAACAAAAGATATGAAGGAAGCAATGAAGGTATTCGAGGGATGGTTAAATGAATATAAATATCCGTTTTTACCTCTGAAAACAATACGAAAGTATGAAAAACTTGCTGATTATTATAACGTGTCGTTGAAAGCTAGAGGGAAGGAAAAACCTTCTACAAGCGATGAGGGATTTTTAGTAGTATATAAAAAGGTACATGGAAATGTAGATAAATTAAAAACGTATCCCGTAAAAAAGTCTAACCCTCATGGTATAAACTGGTTTAGTAAACGTAATAATCAAGTAAAGGCTAAATATAATCAAGCTAAAAATAATAATATAGAATTATTTCATAAAACTGGTAAATTAAAAGATTTACCTACAAAAATTCATATTAATATGATAATGTGGGGTTATAGTCCTTATCCTGATAGATTGGATAAAATATCATATAAGTTGTAGTATCTTAAAGATTACAAGACTTATATTTGAAATGTTTAATGAAGTTGTACTTTTTACAACCTCTTGGTTTTTATTATACAGATTGATTGAAAAATCTTATATCGTTCTATACAATAAAAAAGTCTTTAGAAGAATTAGAAATATCGAAAATCTTAGCTTCGGTATTACACATAGTATATACTTAAATATAATAGGTATATTGAGCTTTTTATATAATATTGATATCATTACACCGATTTCTATTGCTTACCTTATTTTTATGACATTTAGCTACTTTGGAATTTATTCAATATATTTTTCATTATCTTTCTACCCTCCGCCTATTGTTTTGATAAATATATTTTGTCCTTATACGTATTATAATTATTTACTTTTACTTAATAAAATTTGTATGATTTCGTTTAATCTATTTAAAGCTCAAGAATATCTGTTTTAAATATGTACAAATATAACGATTTGTCAAAAGATGAACTTATTGAAATCATCAGAAGTAGGAGTAGTACTAATAACTCATTTGAACAATGCTTATACGTATCTATTAAAACTAAAAAACAATGTACATGTAAAAAGGTAAATTATTACGGATTCTGTGCTAAACATTCTAACACCGTACAAGCTAAAGAGGCAAAAGAAAAATATGATGTAGATAAACTACTTGAGGATCTAAATAATGATTTTGTAAAATACGAAGAGGAATTAATCGCCAAAGAGAAAGAACCAGAAGTCAAGAAAGAACCAGAAGTCAAGAAAGAACCAGAAGTCAAGAAAGAACCAGAAGTCAAGAAAGAACCAGAAGTCAAACCTCGCAAAAAATCAAAGAAAACAAAAACTATCCGTCCTAATCACTGGGGTAATTTTGAAGATACTGACACTAAGATTGTATTTGATCCTATAATAAAACATGCTATAGGTATCCAAGAGTACAATGGTAATATAACAGCATTAAAAGCTGAACATATAAAAATATGTAATAAAAATGGATGGAAATACGTTGTAAAGTATGAAGATGACGACGACGATGAAGACGACGACGACGATGAAGAAGACGACGACGACGATGAAGACGACGATGACGACGATGAAGACGATGAAGACGACGACGACGATGATGACGAAGACGATGATGACGAAGACGATGATGATGAAGACGATGATGACGAAGACGATGATGATGAAGACGATGAAGACGATGAAGACGATGAAGACGATGATGACGAAGATGATGACGACGATGATGAAGATGATGAAGATGATGACGACGATGATGAAGATGAAGATTAATATTGTATATTATTTCTTTCTTATCAAGAAAGAAATTTAACAGAATGTATACCTTGATCCACATTTAGAACAGACTACATGTGTTGTACTACCTTCATCAGCAGATCGTGATTGAGTTTGATAATAATAAGTTTCATTTGAACCACATTTACGATTATTACATTTAAAAGCACTTTTCTCTACTTTTATACCTTCTACATGATCTGAGTTTTCTTTTGATTCTATGTTTATGTATTCTTCATAAACAGTACTATCCCAGCCGATATTTATTTCATTCAAGTCCTTTTTTATACTTTCTAACTTGTCGGGATTTTCAATTATTTCACCTAGTTTTTCATATGCAAGTTTATTGTATACATCTCCTATTTCCATCTTATCTTTATTTGATATATTTTTACACATATCGTATATTAGCTTTTCTAATTTTTTGTCGGCAAGTGCATTACTTACCAATTTTCTAGTTTTAGAAATCATGATTAACGTTTTAATAGTTAATATTTTCTGACTTTTAATTTCTATTTTTATTTTTTAATAATAAATATGGGTTCCGAGATATCTGCTTTATTAATCGAACCTGCAATTGGGGTAGGAGCGGTAGCTTTAACTATTTTTGCTATTGTAGAGCAAAACAAACGTAAAAATGATAAGGATGATAAACACGATACGCATGCAAAATGGCTAGCTATAGCATCTATAGTAGTCCTAGCTTTATTGATAGTTATTAATATAGCAATGACAGTGTTAGGAGGATAACATATAATCTTATTTTGGTTTAACATTTTGTTGTATAATTGTATATTTAGCGAATATGCAATCTTTTACTATTACAAACGATAGAGTAGTTCGAGGACCTATAGGACCTATAGGATCAACTGGTTCAACTGGCCCTACGGGTCAAACCGGGTCAACTGGCCCTACGGGTTCAACTGGTTCAACTGGCCCTACGGGTTCAATTGGTCCAACTGGTGTCCAGGGAGAGTCAAGTGGTCAGTTATTATTAACACTCGATAAAATAAGAGTTAATGAAGGAAATTTAGGATTATCTACATTATTTGTAGGTTATACAGCTACCGATTATGACGTATCCAGTGGTACATCTATACCTTTTACAGAAGAAAGGGGTGCGGTGCAAATAGTAAGCTTAGGTAAAGGAAATGCTGTTTTCGTTTTTAGAAATGGAAATGATTTTATCAATAGAATAATAGACCAAGGTCCATATTTTCTAGATGAAGGTCAGACATTTATTATAGAAAGTGTAGAACCAGGTTCTGTAATTATAATGACAGAAGGTGGTTATGGTTTTTCAGAACAAAGACGGAGTACTTTTGAATCACCTATGCCGTTATTATCTCTTGGATTGGCGTTTTCTGAAACACTTTTTTACGCTTTTAGAAATTCAGAAGGTACCAATGGATTAGTCCATGTCATAGCTGGACCCGCGACTTCAAGCATAACATTAACAGATGCTACAACAGGAAATGTTGTATTAGGTCAATCAAATGTCGTACTAGATCCATTCAACAGAACAACTCTAACATTGGATGGAAATAAAGAATACAAGTTATCCGCTACAGAACCAATAATGGCTTGTATACACGCATTTATGGGGGCAGGGGTACAGAGATTTTACGACAGTCGATTGATTATTCCAAATACAAATGATGGAATTGTATGGCCTAGAAACGGGCGAGTTTCGTCATTGTATGGTAACGTAAAAGTAAATTATTATAATAATCAAGGTATAGGCGGTTCATTCACATTCGCAGATCCACCGGTGTCCCTAGAACTACAAAGTTTGGTTGGTAATAGCGATCTAAATTATGACCCTACTGGTTGTACTAGACTTTTAGCAAAAGGGTTAATTACATCATTTTCCGGAGCTGATGGTGCAGGTTTAGAAGCAACTCCTATGGTTCCTATTAGTGCAATGTCTTACAAGATTCCAATTGTAGGAAGGGTAGGGAACGTGGGAAATGGAGCAACTAATTCTATAACAGTAGCAAGTCCATTTTCAGGGGCATTCAGGGTATATAATTATAACTCTGTAACCGAAGAACCAGAAATAGTAACTTTTAACGACCCAAGTGGTGGTGGTACGTCAACTATTATTCCTATAATTAGACGATTTAACGTTCTGCCTGATACATCTATCAAACAACGAACGCCATGTTCAGCGCAGATTAGAGCAACGGAAGGTGATAATTCATACGGACTTCAATCGAATTTTGAAGGTGGATTTATAATATCCAATGTCCCTTGTATGGTTATAGTAAATACGAGTCAAGATGATACAAATACATATCTTGGAAGTAGTGGAAATCAAGTTCCAGGTGTAAAATCAGATGGAGATGAAACGATAATGTTTGGTATATCTCCAGATGAATTAAAATCAAGTATAAGATTAGGTTCAGATGATTTATATTATAGACAAGATATCACAGGTGGAGTTCAAACATGGACATTGGCATAGTTGAACTTTTATAATTATTATTTTTATCAAAAAATAATATAAAAATGATTACAGTATTTTACTTAAAGTTATAATTACAAGACTGTAATCATGAAACTAAAACTTAAAAATTTTAGGTATCATAGAGATGCCGAATTTAACATTCCAGATGATGGATTAACTCTAATTTCGGGGGAGAGAGGTTCTGGAAAATCGACTATTCTAGAAGCTATAGTTTTTGCATTATACGGAAAAACAAAAAGACGGCCAAACTCTCATGGAACAGAATCTTGTTCTGTAGAGTTAAATCACGATAATATTCAGATAACAAGAACAAACAAACCGGATGTTTTAACAGTTATTTATAAAGGAACAGAGTTTGTAGACAATGCTGCTCAAGGTGTAATAGAAAAAGTTTATGGTTTAAATCTACAGGAATTTCAGTTATCAACATATTTTGATCAAAAGAAGCAGTCGTCTATTTTATCTATGTCTCCTTCAGAACAATTAAATTTTGTTGAATTGATAGCATTTAATGATGATGTTCATCAAAAAGATAAAGATGTTATTGCATCTCATATAAAAAATCTAGAAAAAACTCAACTAAAAACTAATACTGAAATAGATCTTCTCGTATCTCAAATTTCAGATTATAAATCGAGACTATCTGAATCAACTAATATTCCTGCAAATTTCAATCCAACCGAAATAAAGAAAAACCATAACAATACAAAATGTAATATAAACTATATAAAATCCGAAATAGATAAAAATAAAGAAGAATTATCTATCCTTAGGAAAGAAGAATCATCGATAAGAAAAGACATTGAAAATAATAAAAAGATTGGAGCTAGTATAGAAACATTAACATCTGAATTAGAAGAATTAGGAGAATGCGTCGAAGAATCTGTAATTCAAGAAAAGGAAAATGAAAAAGAGAAAATTAACGAAAGATTATCGTTGTACGAATTTATTCAAGAATCCATAGATCTTCAGTCTCAATATGAAGATGCTTGTAGATCCCATATAAGTAATAATACCAAAAAACTCGAAGAACTCAAAGGCGAGTTAATGAGCGATACAAAAATTATAGGGATGAATACTCGTGTTAAAAACTACGAAAAGAATAGAGACAAATACGAAGAAGATAAACGGGAAAGAGCTATTTTAGCTGACGCTAAAAACAAATCTGTAAAATCTATTGTTTCGTCAAAAGAAAAATATATTTCTTTAGGAATAGGAAAACTACCAGCAAATAGCAAAATCATAGAATTTACAAATAAAGAAATTATAAAAATAGAAAAGGAGATTGAAGAGTTAGAAAAAGTTAATCACGACGTATTTACATGTCCTTCTTGTAAAGTTAAACTTGCATGGGATGACGAAACAGAAGATTTGAAGGAATTTGCAGAACATGTTGAAAACGATGATTATAAAGATGTTGATATTGAGGTATTATTATCTACTAAAAAGAATAATTTAGAGGCTACAAAACAACTTAATAACGTTTTTACAGAACATTATACTCGTTCTATTGAAAAACTTCCAAAAGAGCCTCTGAAAATAATGTCGGTTGATGAGTTTAAAGAATTGTCTTTGGCTTTATCCGAACAAGAAAAGATTAAAAGTCGTATAGTTAAATTAGAACAGGATATAGAGAACAATGTAATTCCAGATTCTATTGAAAAACTTAAAAGTAAAATACGCGATAAATTAAATGGTATTCCCAAAAAAGTTATAAAGAGTTATATTAATCGTGATACACTTGTCGAGACTAGAAAAGAATTTATAAACATATCATCCGAAATAGAACACCTATGGAAGAAAAGAGGGCAACACAGTATTTTGAATAGAAAAATAAAAACATTAAAAAAGGACTACAAAACAGTATTTATGTCTGCCGAGGACGAAATAACTAAAAAAATTAACAATGTAAATTCTGAAATTGAAAATCTTGAAAAAGACCTTGAAAACTCTAGAGAACTACTAGAAATATTAAATATCAATATGAGAAAAGTAGAAGTATACGAATTGAATAAAAAGTATGAAAGTATACTTGTTGATATGAATAAAAATCTTGTGGAAAAACAAAATCATCTCAAAAATATAAATCAAAGAATCGATGCATCTTATAAATTAAAGAAATTGGCTACAGATGCGGAATTTATTTCATTACAAAAGACTATTGATAGCATAAATGAGCATGCTAAAGTGTATTTGGATAGAATGTTCCAGGACGATATTAGTGCAAAATTATTCATAAAACGCTATAATAAAAATGGAGATGCTTCTCATCGCCCTATAATTATAGTAAAAGTAGAATATAACGGATGTATATATAATAACATAGATGAACTTAGTGGAGGAGAACGACAACAATGTGATTTGGCATTTTTATTCGCTATTAATGACATGATGGGAAGTAAAATGATTTTACTTGACGAATGTCTAAATAATCTTAATTCTGAAATTAACAAAAATACTCTGACTTTTCTTAGAGAATTATCTTCTAACAAACAAATACTTGTGATTTCTCACGAGGCTGTTAGAGGGTTATTTGATAATGAAGTTAAGCTTTTTAGACATGAAATATAAATTATTTAATTGTATTAAAATTCCTTTTTGAATACAACAAAGGAATATATAAAAACATTAAAGCCAGTCCGACTTTGATATTTTAAAATAAGCTTCAAATTCTTCTTTTTGAATATATCCATCTTCTACAAACTCTTTATACAAATCAATCTCTATGTCATCAATTTGTTTAGTGAGCCATTTGATATAAACATCACGATCTTCTTCATCGGCGTCTTCCATCATACCTAACGCGATACTCGACGAAATGTCAGGATCATTACACTCTTTAATCTTTGCTTGTATTCTACCGAGAAGATTAGACTTGATTTGGTCATCCCAGCTAATCATCATATTTTCATCGACAGAAGACATTACATTTACAAGACGGGCAGCGTGACCTGACGAACACGTATCGGTCATTTCATAAAGCTCTTCAAACAATCTAAGCTTCAAGTCATCAGCAACTTCGGGTTTATCAGTAAATTCGTCAGATGATATTCTGGACCAAATATGACATAACAATTCTGATAAAGAAACTTTATTCTTGGTAAAAGTAGCGCTATCAACACTTATTCTATCTAAAGCTAATCCTACGTTTTGTTTACAATTTTTATACTTTTCTTGATTTATACTCCTTGTATATATTTTAATTTGATGTATAGTATCCTCGAATTTGATTAATTTATAATCACCAGAATCATTCATGATTTTCTCTACGTATTTTTCAATACATTTGTAAATACTATCGTTATGAACATTTTGAGAATCATTATAAACGGTCTTGATTCTCTCCGCGATAGACATTTTACGCCCATCGCCTCCATATCCAAGTTCCATTATTAATTTTCTAGCGCGCTTCTTTGACTGAGAATCACCCAAACGTAAAATAACATCTGTTGCATCTGCTCTTATATTCTCTGTGTTTTCTGTATCATCTGCAATTTCAAACAATTCTGTTATGACCTTTTTCTTTGTATCCGGAGTTGTAAAATTATTCTGTAGTATATTTTGTCCAGATAAAATTCTATATGGTTTTTGATTATTCTTTTCTTCGAAAAATGTTAATTGCAAACTTAACACAAATGTTTCGTCATAAGGAACCTTTAACTTTTTAAAATTCATGAGACTGGAAATACCAGTTTTTGAAATATATGATGCTATAACTTCATATCTAAATTTTGAAGTATAAGATAATTCAGATATAATATCTGTAAGACTTTCCAATGCTACATCTCTCCACTCGTCATCAGCCGTAAATAAGAATTTAGCCGCGTCGCATCTGTGTTTAATGTCCATACTAATATCAAATGTTAGATCACTAAAACATTTATAACATTCCATAAAGTACCCAATGTTGTATAAATGAACTACCGTGTATATACGTTCATGAGAAGGAACTAAAGGTGTTCTTGATGTTCTAACAAGGATGTCTAAATTAGGAGGAATTCCATTTTCACAAAATACTAGGGTATCTCTCCACCGAGATAATAATTCCATAGCCAGTTCATTAGAATGTTTTAGAAGAATCTGAAAGATGTTAAATTTGTTGTGAGATTGATAAACATCGCTCATGCATAATTTTTCTGCTTTATTTTTTGCGTTTTCAACTTTAGATATATCATCACTACTTAAATCTAGTTCTAGTGAATTAAAAAAATCCAACATACTTGGTTTAGAAACAAGGTATTTTTATAGCGTTTTATAAAAATTGAAAAAAGAGTGATACATATATTAAAATAATAATGTATTCGTATAAAAATGTCGGGTAGAATAGAAATTATAACAGGTCCTATGTTTAGTGGAAAATGTCTAGGAATCGACACTAAAGTATTGTTATACGAAGGAGGTGTAAAAAAAGTTCAGGATGTTGTTAAAGGGGATTTTTTAATGGGAGATGATTCTAAACCTAGAAAAGTATTAAGTATCACTTCTGGGTACGGGCAATTATTCAAAGTAAAACAAACCAATGGAATAGATTATATTGTAAATAAAGATCATATTCTATCTCTTAAACATAGATTTTATATAAAAAATGTAATTGATATTAACGTAAAAGAATATATCAACTCTTCGGAAAAAATAAAATCAAACTTTAAAGGATACAAGATTATACCAGAATATATTTATAAAGAATTAGATAAACCCCCTTATGAACTAGGATGTAAATGGAGAGGCGATAATGATTATATTCCTGATACAATCAAGTATAATTTATTAAGAATAAGGGAAGAATTTATAGTTGGTCATTTGGAGACATATGGAGAATATCATAATTCATCTTTTTACTTAAATATCGAAAACTGGTGTAATGATAATATTAATGAATATACCCGTCTTTTATCACTATGCGGTTTAGTTGTAGAAAAAAATAGATATGAATTAAAAATTTATGGTAATCTTTTACATGAATTGGGATGGACAAAGTATAAATCTAATATAGATAAACCGTTGAGGTATGAAACAAATGAAAATTTATCTAACATATCTATAGTTTCAATAGGATACGGTAATTATTATGGATTTACATTGGATGGAAATCATAGATTTGCACTTGAAGATGGAACGGTAACTCATAACACATCCGAGTTATTGGGAAGATTAAATAGAGATGTATATGCTAAAAGAAAAATTTTATACATTAACCATTCTCTGGATAATAGGTCGGATACTATTTACTCAACTCATAATCCATTACTGAAAGGTAATATATTTAATTATGATATGAAATCATGTTCTAGTCTTCCGTCACTAGAAGAAGTAGCGGAATACGATACAATTGGAATAGATGAAGCGCAATTTTTTGATAATCTAGACATGACAGATTTATATGCAAATTCTGGAAAACGTGTGATTGTATCAGGTCTAATCGGAGATTCTAATAGGAAAAAATTTGGCCATATTTCAGATATTCTACCATTTGCAGAACAGTGTGATATATTAAATGCTGTATGTGTAAAATGCGCGGAAAATAAAAATCATACTAACGCCTCTTTTACAATAAAGATATCTGATTCAACTGTAAAAGATTCTCAGGTTGACATTGGCGCGGATGACAAATATATACCTGTATGTAGATATCATTTCGATAACTAGTTAAGTTAATATATTTTCACTCTTTCGAGTGAAAATAAAATAAAATATAAGTGAAAATTATATATATTCATATAAAAATCTATTACCTCTGTATTGTAAGACATATTTCAATAAATCTTTATCTTTATAAAATTCTGATGCTTCAATTACTATACGATTAAATCCGTTAAGAAATCGTGTATTATTTTCTCTTGTAGTTGGATGAAAACAAGCGTGATTTTCATATACCAAATTAAATAAGTATTTTAATTCTGTTTTTGAAATAGAGCGTCCTGATATTATGTAAAACAACATAAAGTCTGATGCTTCTTTTCTAGCATTTCTTGCATGTAATCGAGTAGATGCTCTACCTTTTCTCTTATACTCAGAAAAGAAATCTTTAGATACACGGGTCCTACACAAAGGACACGACTCGTTACTTTCAAGGCATTTAGAAATGCACTTCTTGCAAAACTCGTGACCACAAGGCGTGGAAACGAGTTTTTTAAATTCTAAAAGACAAACTGGGCAGGACATTTTAACAATAAGATGTAATGAACATATTACAACGATAATCGGAGAATATGGATATTTTTTTCATTTTTTACGTTAAATGAAAAAAATTTACTTTATATAAATCATGAGTTGCCAAGACATGGATAGGATTTCGTCGGCGGTAGATTGCACTTGTAATAATTTAAATATCACAGTTAGTGAAGTTTTAGATGCTATAAAGGATCATCCTTTATTTAAAAAGGTGGTAAAAGAATTATTTGATGATAAATGTGGTGATAAAATAATGTTGAGTACTCCATCAAGAATTCTTTTAGCATCAATTATAGAAAATAAGTTATTTAAAATACAAAAAGACAATACATATTGTTTAGACGATATTGTTGATATCTTGAAAAAAGGTAAGGTTCTTGGAAAAGGTTCTTTTGGAGAAGTTAGTATAGGAAATATAATAGGAACACCTATACAGGTAGCCATAAAGAAAGAAAAGACTAGTAAAAAATCAGCGTTAATTAAATCTATTAACAAGTATAAAAATGATAGCTGGAACGAGTCATTTCTTACTGAATTAATCATGAATACAGTTTTAAGTAATAGAATGGGACAGGCGGTTCCTATGATATATAAAAATTTTGGATGTATAGACAATTGTGTATTTGACTGCAAGAAATCAAATTGTATAATAAATCTTATGGAAAAGGCATCTGGAACTCTTCAAGATTGGTCCAAGATTAAAAAGTATAAAAGTGTAGAGTGGGATAACATGATATTTCAGATAATGGCCGGTTTAGCGACTTTACAATCTAATCAGCTACAGATACAGCATTATGATATTAAAACCATAAATATTCTATATCATAAAACTATCCCAGGAGGTTATTGGAAATACATAATAGATGGTAAAACATACCACGTTCCGAATCTAGGATTTGTAGCAATTATAGCTGATTACGGCGCCTCCGATTGTCTAAAACCTTCTATTAAATACAAGGGTTCTAAAGATCGTAGATTTGGATTTAGGGGATTACTAAGGAGTAAGGATAGTGAATACTGCGGTATAGTGCTTGCTACTCGCACAGATCATAAAAGTATAGGTACTAATTTAAGAGATATTATGACAATAAAACCTGAACAAGGAGATAAATTGAAACAGGAGATAGATAAAAAGGTAACCCCTTATAATTATGATTATCTACCTAGACACGGGTACGTATCATATAACGGGTTGTTATATACCGCTACAAAGGAAATTACAGATTATAAAGATATAGATTTAAAAATTATACCTAATAGTTTTTCTAAAAAACCAGAGTTTAGTCGTAAAAATATTCTAAGTAAAAATCTTCTTGAAAATAGTGATATATACCCTCCTATAGAGTTTACATTTGACACTCAAGATGTACTAAGAATGTTCACGGGTGGAAAAAGAGTAACCCAGGCTGGTCATCATGTTGTAGCCGAAGGCGTTCCTAAAGATGTAGTTAACAGACTAAAAAAGTATGTCACCGAAGATGAATTTTTGACTTTACGAAAATCATCTCTATTCGCAAAGGATTTCATAAATGATTATTTCAAGGATACTTTCAAGAGCAAAGTTTCAAGTAAAGATATATTAACAACTTTTAGATGTTAAATTAATATTTTTTTCTATAACGCTTTAAGTAATAAGTAGTATAATAAAATGACTATGTACAAACCAACTGCTGACTTTAGTGAAAAAATAGCTCAACTTCAAAACGACCTTAACAGGGCTCAAACAACTATCGGAAATGAGAGGTGTGTTCCTGTTATAATGATAGCTGCTGCTGCAAGTCCACTTCTTATCGGACTTGTTTTGTACCTTTTGTCACCAAGTTTTGTTCAAGTAAGAGATGGAACAGAATACAAGCGTTCGACAAAGAAGGTTTTGTCGTATACAGCACTTCTATCAATCTGTATATGTCTAGGTATTTACCTTTTCACTTATTGTAGCGGATACGATGCTACAAGCATGTGTGTAAGATTTTAAATGATCAAATGATAGTTCATCTTCATGTTATATACATGAAGATGTTATATACTGCAATATATAAATATAATATCATTTATACATAATTGTATAAAGATTGTATTTATTTTTTAGATCTACGAACGAGTCGTTTTGGTTTACGACGAGTCGAATGATCAACCTTTCGAACTACATTAGAATATTTATTTTTATAATCATCAAAAGAAGACATTATTGATGTTATAACCGCAATATCAAGTCCTGTTATCTGAGAAATCTTGTCGTAAGAATCACTAACATTAAATTTACCATTAGAACGGTCGGTTATAAATTTCTCGAAATCTTTTTCTGATACATCAACGGTATCCTCGAAACTATTTTCAATCTCTTCTATTGTAGATTCATCGATTAGATCAACTTCTTCACTAAATTCTAACTTTTCCTCTATACCATCAGCTGGTTCATCAGCATAAATTTCATCTTCAGGTACTTCAGGTTCGTCTTTACCATCTACTTCAGGTACTTCAGGTTCGTCTTTACCATCTACTTCAGGTACTTCAGGTTCGTCTTTACCATCTAATTCAGGTTCGTCTTTACCATCTACTTCAGGTTCAGGTACTTCAGGTTCGTCTTTACCATCTACTTCAGGTTCAGGTACTTCAGGTTCGTCTTTACCATCTACTTCAGGTTCAGGTACTTCAGGTTCGTCTTTACCATCTACTTCAGGTACTTCCATAAGTTTTGAAATCTCGATATTAATACGATGCGCCTCTGTGAGATGATAAGTTAATAGAGATTGAAGTTCTTTAATACTATTGGGTAAAACGTTTATTTTTTCAACAGATTTCTTGGTGACCTTCTTGATAGGTTTAACAAGTTCTACTGTTTTGGAACGTTTCTTAACAGATTTAGAACCTTCATCTTTTCCTTTAACATTATCAAGTTCACGAAGCAAGTCAGAAATTAACGGTCTTCCAGATTTTCCATCGGCGCGTTTTACATCCTTCTCGGATATTCCATACTTGAGAAGTTCTTTGATTATAGTTGCTTTGGTTTTGTAAACCATCATCGTATATTTTAAATATATCTAATTGAAAAACGTATTATTTTTTTAATTCGAATTTATCATTTTTTAAAGTATCTTTGGATTTTTCATTTATTAGATTATTTTTAGTTATTAATTCTTCTTCATATAAATGATATAACTTATTATAATAAAAGGATTGATACATGTTGATTGAAGCTATTTACAATATATTAAGTTTATAATTATTATTATTTCTTTTTTTATAATTTGGTTTACTCTATTAATGTAAATATTTTATTGAATATTATTAATATGCAATTTACTGTGCAAAATAATAATTATTATAACATCCAAAGAGGTCTAAATAATAAAATATCTAAACCCTCAGAAGATGTGAACGAGTTTGATATTTTACAGGTTATCAATGGAAATGCTGTATATAAAACTCCAAATAACGGAGTGGTTAAATTTATCAATATTATAGACCCTTCAGGAATACAACTTGCTAATAATGGTATAATTAATATAGATATATCTGGGAATGCTACTCCAGAGTTTGATCCCAATACAGATTTTCCAAAAAATATATCAAATCAATATCCAGGACAAAATCCTCAAGATGATTATTCCACGTATCTACCTTTTATTTACAAAGATGGAAAATGGTTCGAAAATCCTGTAGATAAACAAGTTCATTTATGGCGTATTACAATAGATTATGTTAGGGATAATACAAGAGCTAACAGAGAAATAGTTATAAGAATGAAAAATGATGATACAGGATTTGAAATCTCTGATGTTAGAATATTACCTAACGGAGGTGCTTTTAGAGCAAATACATTAACATATTTATTTACAACTATAGCAGAGTCTTCATCTATTGCTAATGGATATACGATAGAACTTCAGACGTATGGAGCGCCAGGTACACTTAACCAAGTTCATATTATGAGAACAAGTTTAGAAAAACTATAGATATACATATTTTCACGTAAATACGTGAAAATAACTAATTATAAATTTTTACTTTGTAATCATTCTTGGAATAATATTCATTGCTGCAAATTCTTGGTTCATTAATTTTGTTCCGAAAGGAATAGGAACGTATGCGCAATCCGTCGAATTACATACATTACATGTCATCTTACCTTCTACCTCTATTGCTTGAATTCCACATATTTTACATACAGGAAGTTTATATGCATCAGACTGATCTATCAACCTATCTTTTGTCATATAAGGTAATCCTTGCCCAAGCATACAATTATGAGAAATAACACCATTTCCTATGAACGATTCTGTACCGTCTACAGTAATATCATACATCTCTGCTGTTCCGTTTTCTCTAACATCAACAATCTTGAGACAGTAATACGGAAGTTGCGAATCGTCTCTGTTTAATCCGTAAGCATGGCAATTAATTTCCTCTTTATCTTTTTCAGATAAATCTTTTTCAAAAGCACGCAGACCACCTACATTTTTTAGATATTCATAAATTTTTGGAAACGAAGGGCTTTTGATTTCATTTTCACGTTTCTCTATAATAATACGATGTATTGCTTTTCTATCTGGAATAGAATATTTATGTAAAATAGGTTCTTTTTGTTTTAGCTTATCTACTGCTTTGTTAATAGCTTTGGTAATACCCTCAATCTTTTTCTTTCCACTTTGATGCTTCTCGGAATACCCTATATCTTTATCAGCAATCTTACAAATTTCAAGACGTTGTCGTAAAACATTTTCTCTAAATTTTCTATAACTTGTAGCTAAATCTAATCTTACAGATTTATGAACACAATATCTAAACCCTACATTTTCAGAAAAGGATACAAGCTCTTTTACAGGAACATTAAGTACAACTTCTCTATTACGTCTTTTAGTGAGATTTTGTTTAGAATTAGTAGTTAATTTAGGATTTTGTACAGTACATCCTTTAACTCCAAGAGACGAAAGCATTCTCTTTATTGTATTCATACCATCGATTAGTGATTGAAGATTGGCTTCATCTTTTGACCAACTGATACTTACAGATTTCATATCGTATTTTGACGATTCTTCTCTGTCATTCTTTTTATATAAACACGGACAATGACCGTCGCCTCCAAACATTCCTGCAAGAAATTCCCTTAGAATAGGTTTAGGTGTATCTTCTGTTATAAAATTCGGGAAAGTAAATGGTTGATATACCTTCGCTCCTTCTAAAACACCCATATCTCTAATTGCATCAGCAAGCTTAACAGGTATATTAATAGCATATGTGTTTTTTGATGTTCCTGCCATGAACCATTGCGGTCTATAACCTGTTAATTTCTCAATATCATCAGTAAATCTTTCTACATCGAGAAGATGACCAAGAAATGCTATTGCGTATCTTCTTGAACCTGTTTTTGTAAAATGACCGTCAGTAATTACCAAACCTACGATTCTTGCAAGCGTCATACTCAGCCTAAAAATCTCATATTCAGAAAATTTTTGTTTTGCAATGTTCAGTTTTTTGTTATAAATAAGACTATTGAAAAATGTTTCATTCCAATTCGTTGTTTTATAAAATTCACTGTTTTTCATTAACTCGAAATCTTTTTCCATATCTACTTTACAATAACTTAATGAACATCTCAAACCTTCACCAATCTTTAGATCTTTAAGATCTGACCATTCTCCGCTTTCTGTCATAAAAGGATGACATTTTGTAGCACTTATAACTCTACCATCTTCAAGCGTTATATCAAATCGAGGAAGAATACCTTTTGCTGCAAAGTTTGATTGTAAAGATTTACAAAGTCCTTCTGTTTTAGCGTTATACCCCCATACTTTTTCGCGTCTAACACTACTCATTTGTTCTATCGGTATCGATATTTCCTCATGTATAGAAATACACGCTCCATGAAGGCAATCCCTTTCCATGTGTCCGACTCTAAAACCTCCGCCCTTCTTTCTACCCTCAGCAGGCTGACGATGCAAAGCGTGAACAGGTCCTCTAGAACGAGCGTGAATCTTGTCTACAACCATGTGCTTAAGTCTTTGATAATACACTGGACTATTGAAAATTAAACAAGGCATTTCTTCACCTGTTTTAGGATTTGTCATGACCTCTTCTGACATATCACTTATACCAAGTTTCTTAAAACAATCGAATATATAATCCAACTCAAATCTCTTATTCCATGGTGTTCCATCGCCATCTAATTTATTGAAATATTCATAATCAGGGTTGAACCCGTCCTGGTATTCTTGTTTACCGTCATTCTCCTGTAATATACTCATATTATAATCCTTTTTCTTTAATCCTGAACCACATAACGCTACCCCCTGTATAGCTTCAGCAAGCATACCAATAGTCATACGGCTTGGAAGAGCCAAAGGATTGACAAGAATATCAGGTGTATAACCAAGTTTTTTACAATACGGCATTTCTTCGGGTGGCAAAATCGCCCCAACTGTACCTTTTTGACCATGTCGCGCAGAATTTCCTGTCCACACACCTTTACCATTATATCTTACATAAAATGTGTGATTTGGAACTTCGAAGCAATAAACATGGCCTGTATATTTAACAAGTTTGTAATCTTTCTTATGAACAATGGGTTGATTATCGCTTTTATTGAGATGCAAATAATAGTCTTTACCATTTGGATCAGTTTCAACGTCTATAGACCATCCTGTGCGAAGAGCCAGCTTTTGAATATCATCTTTTAATGTGGGAAAGTTCGTGAATGCTCGAGTGTTGTATACAAAAAATGCTTCTAATAAAATTCTTGTATGTTCTTGGTTTAGTGAAAAACAAAATTCTGGAATGCAATTTAGAGGTAATTTTTGAAAATAAATATTTAGGTCTAGATAATCATCAATATTTATGATATATTCTTTTTTTAGATTGTATTTAACATTCAAATTATCAAGTGCAACTTTAGTTTTTGTTATTAATTCTGTAGAAAACATCCCTATTGTTATTTCATTACCTGATATGAACCATGTACTACTATTTGATAAAAATCCTCCTAGTAATACCAAAAAATCTCTAAGATTATAGTCGAGTTTGTAATCATCAGGTATTTCACTAACTATATTATTTGCATTTTTCATATATCTCATAGAAGAATTCATAGCATCCTTTGCTTCTAACAACTGATAAGAACGTTGATTACTATCTGAAACAAACATTTTATGATTTAAAGTTGTAGTCAAATCAACTTTATCTGTTGACACTGAAACTAAATATTCATCATCGCAATAATACGAATATGTTTCACAAACGCTTTGATATTCTAAATTATGGGTATTTGGATTTATTGTAGCAACATTTACACCTTTATTTATTTCAGAAATTAATTTCCATCCAGACTCTGTCAATACTTCATGTTCTGGTGTGAGACAGAATTTATCTCCAAGTATGGGTTTCCTCTTTTGAGCGATAACAAGGCGAATGTATTTATATCCATCACCGTTTACTCCGCATTGGACCGAGTGGACTATACCACTCCATTTCTGATCATACCTTATAGATATATTTGTTTTATTCTTTGTATATATATTGTTTTCTGGAGCTCCCGTCGCTACTATTCCTATTAAAATATCATCCTTTTCGACTTTTGTTCCTAAAGGAATATGAACATAACCCTCGTCGTTTTTGATTAATTTGGAAGGGTTTCCTCTATAATCATTACATTCTCCTAGTTTAGGTATCTCAAACATTTCATACCTTGAAGAATTGGGTGTTTTTACCATGTTTATAGTTCCTTCGAAAGCGATATAAGTCGTAGAATTCATAAAACCTCTATCTATGGACGCTTTACTCATTATAAGCGAATCTTCTTGATTCATTCCATACCAAGGCATAATTGCTATCATTGCGTTTTGACCCATACCCATTGTATCAAATCCCAGTTCTTTTGAAATACGTGTAGAAACTAATGGTTTTTGAGGATAGTCCAATACATGCCATTTACCCTTTCTTCCAAATTTAGAATTAGAATGACATCCTATAGCTTGATGGGACATTGCATCCTGGTATATATTTCGAGGAGCTTGATTTCTATGATTATGAGGACTTGTACTTACCCCGGCTCCTTCAATCATATCAACTGAAAGTTCGCAATGTGTATATTTAGAACGATTGGATGGATGCATTTTATAAAATTCGCTTGGTGTAACAGCGATATTCATCTCTTCTTCTTCGCATTTGCCAAGAAGTTCTACATATCCATTACTAGATAAAGCAATCCAAGGTGAATTACCAGAAGATGAAAAACTTCCGTTTTCAAGTTCCTTTAGAATTTTCTTTGTGAGTTTTAGTTCTCCATTTGATGCAATTGCTACAGCTCTTGAAGCGCGTCCTGATTCGGTTGAAATTCTAATATCTGAACTCAATACATCATGATAAATAGACATTTCTGGATTTATACACCCTGTTCTTCGTAATTGTCTAATTTCGTTAACTAGCTCGTTAGGATGCTGAGTATAACCTTGAGGGTCTCCATTGACAAATACACGGGTATATTTATTGAAATTTACTACCTTGAAAGATTTATCATCTATAGATACAATATCCAAACCATGTAAAAGTTCAATAATAGGTACTGGATCACACCCTATTGTAACATAAGAACCCATTGCAAACCCTTGAACCAGGCCCACCTTTTTACCTTCAGGAGTTGAATAAGGACAAGAAAAACCCCATTGAGAAGCATGAACATGTCTAGGGGTTTCAATTTTACCACCGTCCTGATTCATAGGGATAATAAACTTTCGTAAAAAACATATTTGGGCTGCTCTATTAAATGTCTCCATTGCCTGTGATATACCTTGTGTCTGTCCTCGATTTCCCCATTTATTACATGTTAGAGCTGATAGCATACTATTTGTAATCAAAGTATTATTTGTGATACAAGAACTTATATTGATAGCATTTTTTCTATCGATATCTGTCTCCATTAACCCGATAACCTTATTTATAAGCTGTCTAAAAGAATTGTAGAACTGGCTGGCTATGAGCATTCCAGATGTATGAATTCTTTTGAGTGCAAAATGATCCCTATCACTAAATGGAATAAGTCCCATATGAGTCATCAAAAGTTTATTAGTCATGTATCCTAGAAATATTCGCTTCTTTAGTAAACTTGTTTCACTTCCATCTACTCCAGTATGGGGTAAAAATTCTTGCTTCACCAAGTGTGTAGCATAAGATATAGCATCTTCTATATCATTATGAGCTTCTGTTTTAACCTCGTCTGATGAATTATTATCAAGTATTTTATAAGCATTTTCAAATATATCTACGTCTTGAGAGCTCTTGAATTTCTTACCTCTTCTACCAATGTATAATAGAGCTATTTGTTGGGAATTACATTTCATGGTTGTTTCCAACGATTTGACTAAAATCATGTTCATTTGTGTATGTTTATCAGAGGGAGGATTTTTACGCCATTCTGGTGGAAATATATAATCATAAATCTCTTCCATAGTTTCTGCACCTAGAGCGGTAAACATAATACCTATAGGAATAGCACACATATCAATATAAGGAACTACAACATTAATTACATTGATCTTATTGACAATTCCTACTTGGACATTTGTTGTGTGAGAATTAGAACTTCCACTTCTTGTTTCAGCGTATATTATAAACTTGGGTTTATCAGCTGACGTTGTTTTTCCGGGAAACACATGAACGAGATTATGCGCTGGTCTTACTTGAGGAACTAGTACCTTTTGAGAACCTTTTGCTATAAAGTATCCTCCGTCGTCTAAAACATCTTCATGCAATTTAGCAAGTTCAATCTTATCGTTCTTTATTGGGAATAAATTGCATAATATAGATTTTACCATTACGGGTATATCACCAATATATTTTTTCTGATAAACATTTGTTTGCCCAGGACCCTCATATACAATATCTACATATACACCAGCTGAGTAGCTTATTTTTCTATCTAAACAATTTTTGGGGGTTATATTTTTAGTATCCTCATTAATCTCTTTGTGAGACGGGTTTTGAAAAAATACATTTGAAAATGTTACTTTATGATTTTCTCTAACAACAAATGAACCCTTTTGTTCTATTATATTTGGTATTAATTTGGTAATAGCCGCGTTATAACTATCTATATGATGAGAAACAGGGCCGTAATGCCTTATGAACTCTCTCCCCGCGTACCACATGAAATTGTCATCTTGAGATGACCACTCTTCTTTATTAGATGTTGAACTCATGGAAATATTAAGAAGTATTAACCGATAAATATCGTACTTATCGATATAACGTTGTAAATTTTCATTTTTTTATATATCATCTAAAAATGAAAAAAAATCACGATCATATCGATAAGTACTTGTAGTTATCAAATGATATACATTACTAAAATGAGTTGCTCTATCTGTCTTTCTGATATTAAAAATAAAACTACCACGCAATGTGGTCATACGTTTTGTAAAAAATGTATAACAGTCTGGAATCGTACATCCTCTACTTGTCCTATGTGTAGATCTCAAATACAAATTACAACAAGAAGCGATAGAGTTGAAACTCGTTCAACTACTGCTGACAAACGTCTTATAAACTTACTTGAATTGATTGAAGATGAAACTACAGGTAGAATGTCTGTATACTCACTGAAAAAAATTCTGATTAATATTTACGAACTTGTGAAAAAATATGAATACAGATATATTAATATTCCAGGTTTTAAACAATCTTACAATAAAGGTATTATGGATTGTATTTATTTATTCAACTCTGACGATAATATAGAAAGATATCTTATATAATTTTGATTTTTTTGTTGATTTTATACCCGATAGGGTATAAAATATTTAAATCATACTTTTAACTGGAACTTTTGTAAGTAAATTTTCATCACTCGCAGATATACACGCTTCCAATTGAATAAACTTTTCTTCCATGGTCAATGTATCCTGATCGTATGATAATTTATAAATCATTCTTTTGTTATCCTTTTCTACTTTATCCACTGTGAGTTTTAACATTTTTCCTTTAGGATCCTTGACGTATAATGTTTTACCACCATCCATCTTCTTGCAAATACTGAATGTATTTCTCGCAGCGTCGGTATTAATGACGTTCCATTTACCGGTAGTCTCGTCTCTGAAAAGGTATTCGCATTGCTCCTTCTTTGTCTCCTCTATCATCTTCATGTTCAGACCATGATTCTCTAACGTGCTCTCCATCATTAGACGGCAATGTTCTATTCGTTTATTCATCAGTTGTTGATTGTCTAAATAATCAATTCCTTTGTTTCCTTCGAAATAGTTATTAACATTGAAATGGTTATTATTATTTGTAGTAGTTGGTTTACTTGCAATACTCTGTATAAATTCATCCTTCTTGTTTATAATATTTTGGAGATTTTCCTTTTCCTTCCTAAGTTCAAGAATTTCACGTTCTTTATCTTCTTTGAGTACTTTTAATTCTCTTTCTTTTTCCTTCTTAAGTAATTCTATTTGTTTTTCCAGATCCATTATTTTCTCTTTATTGAATACGCATTGCCTTTTTTCTAACTCTTCTCTAGCCTTTATACATTTCTTTGTTTTATAGTGTTGATTTCTAGCTTTTTTAAAGATTTCAGCCCCACAAAATTCGCAAATAATTCTTTCGTTCATATTTTAATTAGTTTCTTTAATATACTAGTTAATACGCTATATTTTAAATAATTATTGACAAAAATTGACAAAAATTGACTAAGATTATAATTGGTCTATCTTAGTAGATTAATAGTTCGAAACAACCACTAGAAACATTATTTGAATATAGAAAAAATTGACAAAAATTGACAAAAATTGACATTTTCGAAAATTTGATACATCAATAACTAATTATTATTTATCAATAATTAGATCCGTAAAAATCAACATTCAACATAAGACGAGTAAAGCTTGTTATCGACGTTTAAACGCAAGATTAAAATTAAGAAAATTGAAAACATTTTTGTTCTGAAAATGGATCGTCAACACACAAAATTTTGTGTGTTGAGAGGTCATGTGAAATTATTATTTTTTATAAATTATTATTTTTTTATAAATTATTATTTTTTTATAAATTATTATTTTTTTATAAATTATTATTTTTTTATAAATTATTATTTTTTTATAAATTATTATTTTTTTTATAAATTATTATTTTATTGAGAAAAATATATTTTTGTAGATTTATATCCTTCATTTACAAGTTTAATCTTTTTATCCATATTTAAATCAAAATCTGTAGTCATTATATCTCCCGTATCTACATTTATAGTTATGTCCCAGTATTTTGATCTTACGTGCTTTCTTTCAAGTTCTACAAATATAGTATTAATAAAAACTTTATAGTAATCAAGAATATTATTAACTTTATTATCAATATTATATAATGTTATATCATCTCTTTCGTTATTACCCTTGAGTTTAAACCCTAAAGTTTTAGATTTTTCAATTTCATCATCTGTCAAATTTGAATATCCTATGTTATCCCCGTCAAATACCCATATAGGATATTTATCTAATACTCCTCCATCTATAAATAAATCACCTTTATAAGTTATAGGTTTCCAATAAAATGGGACGCTCATTGATATTCTAATAGCTAAAGCTATAGGCATATCTCTATATTTCGGATCTTCATGATGAAAATATACTGTATGTCCTTTGCTTATACAACACCCTGTAATAACAAGATGTTTATTATATTTATCATATAGTTCTTTGAACGTGATTTTAGAATTTCCTGTTGTTAAATTTACCATATTAGATATCCACTTATATAATTTATCACCTTTGTATAAACTGTAATGACGAATAAGATTATAGATATTACTTAAATATCCAAAATGCCCTCCATCTTTAAATTTGCTAAAATCGGTATCTTTAAAAATTTCTATAATTTTATCTGATTTTATACCCACACACACCGCAGCTGCGAATATAGATCCCGCACTGCTTCCAGCTGCACCTTTTATATTTTTTAACAAATCCATTTCTTCCAAATATTTATAACATCCACCAAATCCCAGAGCTTTAATACCCCCTCCTTCAAAAACTAGATATTCTATAACCATCTTTATGAATAATACGATATTATTATTTTATATTTATTATCAGTATTCATTTAAACAGGGAAAATCTCTTTCTTGTTTCTAATTCTATTTTCTAATGGAATGCATTTCTTAGGGGGAGGTTCTTTATAGATAGATGTATATTCAGTTAATTTCACTTTGCATGTTTCTCCTAACTCTTTTATTCCATCTACTCTTTGATCATCGTCTAAATCCTTTGTTTTTAAATATTGAGAAAGTATTGCTTCCTGTAAATTGCGATACGCGTCGCCTGCTTTTTCGTTCTCTTCTTGTCGTTGCGCAGCCTTTAGAGATGTGATGACGCCAGTACTTACAGTTAATACAAGCCCTCCTACCATTCCTACTTCATTACTGTTCCATCCCTGTCTCTCTCCTATGAACGAGAGCAAAGATATAGAACCGGATATTAGGCTATTAACTATACCCACCGACCAATGTATTTTAGACCATAAATTAGCTTTTGAGTGATATAATATACTTCTAGCGCGGCATTTTATAATCGCCTCTTTTATATACGTTTCAGTTTCCATTATTTATATATATTATAAATAAAATATTACTTTTACACATATGTGTAAAATATTACAAGGTTTAATTCTTCAATCCGATTTGATTTAATTATATGTTATTTCCACTTGAATCTTTACCACCACCGAATGTGGTGTTACCGGTGGAACCGTTGAAATATCCCGTCGCGTAAACGTTATCTCCATCAACAGCTATATCATTACCAATATCAGTAAAACTCGCGCCATCAATTTTCTGTGCCCATAGTATTTGTAGGATCAGTCGGGTCGTCAGAAGGTCCTTTAGGACGAAAAATAGAAAACTGTTTAACACCTCCAGAACCCGCTTTTGCGAGTTTACCATTCGTAATTTTGAATTGTGAAACTTGTCATATTTATTTAAATATTTAAATAAATTATTTATTATTAGAAAATCCTTACATTAAATATTGTTATTTAATCAGCGCCTTGAATGTAAAAAACTACTAGTATTACTGTAAAAGATGTAAGAACAGACAAAGTTACTACAGTACTTACAACCGTCATAAAAATCTTGCAGTATTTATTTTTAAATATACGAGAACATGTAATAGGTTCACTTGCTACGATTTCGTTGCATATCTGACAATTGTAATATCCGTTTTTCTTCATAAGTTTATGACACTCTTCACATATGTTATGATTACATGGATATTGTTTTAACGGTTTTACGTCAAAACATATTGGACATTCTGAATCAAGAGATTCCATTATTGATATTACTCTATATTATTTACAGTTATAGAATAATATAATCCTTTATCTATAACATTTTCTGGATGAATTATCATTGATGATTTTAAATTTCTTATTTCTTGACCATATTTTACCTCTACAGGCGATCCTATTTTTTGACTTTTACCGTCGTTATACTCGTTTTTGACAACATTGAATGTTAATTCTTTGGATTTTGGATTATTACCCGAATCGTGTAAATATGACATTTTACCGTGTTCATCAACAACTCTAAAATAAATGGTATCGTGATTTCTACCTTCTCTGAAATAGTATTCTAATTCAGATTCCGATGATGAATAATTGTAATAAACTAAAAATATTACAACAAATAAAATACAAATGAGAGGTACTGCGTATTTCATATTTATATGATATAAATTAATAAATTAATTAATTTATTTTAATACAATTTAAATCGCGGGTGACAATTAATCTATATCAGGACCAGTTCCGCAATATTCAACTGGTATGGGTTTTGTTGAATCATATACTCGTTTTGTTTGCGCTTGTTTTAATAAACTCGCAAAGTTTTCTTTGAATACTTTACCATGGGCTTCTTCTCCCCTAGGTGTTATAACGTGCCCCAGTTCATGTAGTGCTACATACATAATGGTATTCATATCATAATACGAATTTGTATTGGGATCTACTATGCATAGTGTAATTACTTTTTTATCTTCTGTATAAGATTTATCCCCTAGTTTTAGTGGAATTTTTCCATACTCAGGGCTTATAACTCTGAATCTATTCCTGACTTCATCTAAAATTGGATGCTCGTCTGAATAATAAGCTTTCGGTGTACTATTATAAGCAAGAATAAGTATAAACACTATTACTAACACCAGCAACAATTGTGTTTTCATTTGATTATATTAAATAAAATCTAACTTTATATTATACACTTGGACTTTGTTCACTTATTTTAAAAAAATCTAAAATAAAAAAATTACAAATCATATTCTAATTTAAATTAAATTATAATGAGTAATTAAGATGTCTAAAATTGAAGAACGAAAAGCCGTCTTTAAGGCGGCGTACTGGTATCAGGAAGTGGTTGATAACAAAACTCTGATTCATATTGGAGGTCGCACACCAGATAACAAATCTATTCATGTTTATATTCATAATTTTACACCATTTGTTTATGTTGAATTACCATCTAATCGTAAATGGGACAAAAACAATATTTTTCTATTCTACAAATACCTTAAAGATGTAATGAAATCAAACGCCCCCATTAGCTACAAATTACATGATAAATACATTTTACAATACAAGAAAAAGGTAAAGGTCGTGGCGCTTACGTTCAATACAGAGATTGCAACAAAGACATTAATGAAAAAATTGGCAAATCCAAAGGGTATAGCAGTTCGAGGGTTAGGATCATTTACCGGTGATTCTTTTCGTGTCCACGAGACAAACATTGATTCTGTTTTGAAAATGACGGCTATCAAAAAGATTGAACTTTCTAACTGGATAAGTGCAAAGGAAATGTTAACAGAAGAAGACGCTTCGATGACTGTGGAAGAGAGAAAATTCACATCCGCTGATATCGATATGCACGTTAATTGGAAAGATGTCAAACCATATAAAAATACTGAGAATAAATTTGTATCCCCGTATTATTGTAGTTTTGATATCGAATGTTATTCTGAAAATCATAATTCAAAGCTTCCTAATCCTGAAAATAAAGCAAATGAGATTTTTCAGATTTCAATGGTATTTGGTTTTTTAGGAGGAGAAAACGAAGACAGGAAGAAAATTCTTTTGAGTCTTGGCAAACCTCGAAAAGAAAAAATAGGAAATTGCGACGAGTTAATTGTATTTAACAACGAAAAAGACTTGCTACTTGGTTTCACAAAACTTATTCAATCGTATAATCCTGATATTTTCATCGGTTATAATATTATGAAGTTCGATTGGACGTACATGATTAGGAGAGCGGAGCTTTTAGAGATTTACCATCCATTCTCTAAACTCAGTAGAATTGAAAATAAACCTGCTGACCTTCGTAAGATAAGATGGAGTAGTTCAGCGTATGGTGAACAAGAATTTTCATATCTCGAATGCCATGGAAGGACTAACGTTGATGTTCTACTTGAAGTTGAAAGAAATTACCGATTACCGAAATATACACTTGATGTCGTTTCTGAAAAGTTTCTTGGTAAAAGAAAAGAAGATGTTAGCCCTCGTGCTCTTTTCATGCTCTACCAGCTAACCATTGAGATTTTACCGATCGTATCCAAGCCAAACTCATTTAACCTTACAGAAATCAAAAATCGTATTATTGAAATTTTTCCATCATTGAAATGTAGTGGAATTGTTAAAGATTATCGTAAAAGATTGTTGTCTTCCACGGTCGATACAATTGAGGATCTTTGCATTGAAGCAATGGAGATTACAGGTAAATACTGTGTCCAGGATACCATTCTTCCAATTGACCTTGCAGAAAAGTTAAATTTATGGACGACCATGGAGGAGATGTCAAATGTTACTAATGTTCCAGTATCGTATCTTCATACTCGAGGTCAACAAATCAAGGTTGTGGCGCAGGTTTTCAGAGAAACTCTTACCAGCGATATCGTTATTCCGTATCTCAAGAGAACTGACACCAATGAAAAATACCAGGGCGCCATTGTCGTCGAAGCAAATAAAGGCGACTACAAAAAGGTCGCAACGCTTGATTTTGCATCTCTGTATCCAACGGTAATGATTGCGTTCAATATTTGCTATACAACCATTTTAGAAGACGACGACCCTACCCCGGACGAGGAATGCCACGTTATCGCTTTCAGTGACCATATCGGATGCGAACACGACCCTCAGAAGCGCAAACGCAAGAAAGAAGACGTATTGTGTAAAGATCATCGGTATCGTTTTCGCAAAGTTAAATACAGCTTCATGGAAGACGGAACCGTTGAGCGCAAGCATGAAGGTGTATTACCTAAACTGGAGCGTCGATTATTATCCGAGCGCAAGGTTTATAAAAAAGAGATGTTTAAGGTTGAGGCGAGACTTAACATGCACCGAGGAACCGCGACGCCGAATGATATTGCGTATTACAAGAAAATGAACTGGGAAATCATCGAACCCGGGTCTCTTGGTGTCAATGAAGCAAAGATGACAGAGATTACATATAACGTATTGAACGCAAAACAGCTTGCCGTTAAAGTTTCAGCCAATTCAGCTTACGGAGCCATGGGTGTTCAGAACGGAATGATGCCTCTTATCCCTGGCGCGGCAAGCGTTACGGCCATGGGTCGTATGCTTATTACGATGGCAATTGACAAAATCAAGAAAGAGTATTCTTTTGCGAAATTAGTTTACGGTGACAGCGTGGCTAATTATACACCTGTTTACGTTAGACGAATCGGCGGTTCTACAACATCTGTTGATGTTTGCACCATAGAGGAACTTGCAGATAAATACGGGTCTTCTTCAACCTCTTCAACCTCTTCGAGGTGGTTAAAATGTGAAGAACCGGGAAAACAAACCAAAGAGTATTGTGAGTTTGAAAATGTTGAGGCTTGGACAGAACAAGGATGGACCAAACTTCATCGTGTGATTAGACATAAACTCGCAGAGCATAAGAAAATGGTTAGAATTCTGACTCATACCGGTATGGTTGACGTCACCGATGATCATTCATTGTTGAGATCTGACGGATCATCAGTTTCTCCTAAAGAGGTAGAAACAGGCACAGAGTTGTTACATCGTCCTATTGTAGAGTTATATACTAACAAAGACAGTGTAAAAACTGAATCGTGTAGTATAGATGAAGCAAAGATATATGGATTCTTTTTTGGAGATGGAAGTTGCGGTGTGTATAACTGCCCGTCTGGTAATAAATATTCATGGGCTTTAAACAACGCGGATATGAATATTATTACTAAATACCTCGAATTATGTAAAAAGGTGTATCCTTTGTTTGAATGGAAATTCTATGATACACTGAAAAGTTCAGGTGTTTATAAAATATCATTCAACTCTGACGATAAAAAACAATTTATTACAGATTACAGAGAAAATACGTACTATAACAAATGTAAGATTATTCCAAGTTTTATACTAAATGGAAATGAAAATGTAAGAAAGGCTTTTTGGGAAGGATTATACGATGCAGATGGAGAAAAAGATAACCATGGTTATACACGATTAGATCAAAAGAATCAAATTAGCGCATCTCATATATGTTTATTAGCACAGAGTATCGGATATAAAACATCTATCAGTACTCGTAATGATAAACCAAATATATATAGAATTACATGTACAAAGAGATCCCAAAGAAAGAATCCTGTAAAGGTGAAGAAAATAGATTACAATTGTCTCAAGGATTACGACGATTACGTTTATGACTTAACTACTGAAAATCATCATTTTGCAGCCGGTATCGGTAATATGATTGTACATAATACGGACAGTTGTATGATACACTTCGAAAACAAGGATTTGAGCGAATCATTTGAGTTGGCTGAAGAAGCATCCGAAGTAGCGACGCATCATTTAAAATGTCATATTTGTAATTTTCCAGAAGATTATGAGATTAAGAACAAGTCTATAAAAGAGTGGAAAAGTTCTCACGAAGATTTTGAAGAACTGGAATACAATCAAAAATGTAATATTCTGAATTACGAATCGTGTCCGATTGATTTGGAATTTGAAAACATGTATGGAAGATTTCTTCTCTTGACAAAGAAACGATACGTCGCTCATAGCGTAAATAAGAAAGGTGATTTAATCGGTGTGACGAAAAAAGGCGTCGTATTAACACGGAGAGACAATTCAAAATACCTGAGAGATACATATCAACAAATCACGGATGGTATTCTCGAAAATACATCAGAAAAAGATGTAATGATGCAGTTATACGATAGAATTCATATGCTTTTCACAAAACAAATACCAACTACTCATCTTATTATTTACGTCGGTGTCAAATCAATAATCAACTATGCAAAATCACACAAAGTCAGTGAAGGGAGAACGGTTGTATCTCAAATACCCGTTGACAAGAATGGAGAAGCAATAGAGCATATTGTAAGTCCTCTAGACCCGAGATTAGTTTATCCCAATATCCCTCAAGTGTTGTTATCCCTAAAGATGATGAGACGTGGAGAAGAAATTCCTCCTAATACACGATTGGAGTTTATTTACATTGAAAATCCTGAAGCAGAACATCAAGGTGAAAAGGCAGAGGATTACACGTATTACAAGGAAAACAAGGATTACGAAAACATGAAACCTGATTATCTTCATTATCTTGAAAAACAATTGACTAAACCCGTAACAGAACTACTTACAGTAAAGTATCCAAAAGGTATTATTCCGTATATAAGTTACGAAGACAAATTTAGGCAATACATGTTAAAATTGGATAGCATTCATAGATGCAAAATTGCAAATGCTTCTACTTATTCAAAAAATAGACCTTTACACGGTCTTGATGTTTATAAATCAACAGATGTATTAGTTGGATGGAATGCTTTAGAAAATCCTATCAAAGAAGAATTTAAAAGAGGTAGTGATTTAAAATTTGAAAAGTATTTGTTTAAAAAAGATATAGCTAAAATAACGTGTATCATTGATGATGTAGTAAATAATACTAGCACCACGTCAATGACAAAAGAAAAATATCCTGACTTGTTTAATTTAGCGTTATTATGGAAGTCTCAGGATATTATTGATAAATTATATAAAAAATTTGGTTTAACAAAACGTAAATGGAAAAAACCAACATACGTGGGTGAAAAGCTTAGAGTGAATACAGAAATCATAATGATGGAGGATAGAATTAAGGATAATGTAAAGCAAGGGGATGTTGGAAAAATTATTGATTTACATGAAGAAACGTGTCCTTATTCTAAAACTTGTGATTATAAATACGATATTCTGTTTGATGAAAGACGTAATCATATCGCAAAGAATGTTCCTAGAAAAACATTTACAACATTTATTCGCAAGGATGCAACGATTATGAAAGATATCTTTTCATATCGCGAAAATCATCGACATGTTGTAAATCAAATAAAACTTTTTTCATCGAATATTGTAATTGTATAAATAAAAATTTGTTAGTTGTTTAACTAACAAAGTGATGTATTTACTCCCTTATACCTAGAGAATTACATAATTCCTTCTTTGTCATTTTAGATCTTCCCTTTATCTTTTTGCCAGACGCTAATTCTTTTAACGTTATTATTGTATATTCACCGCAATTACGAGATTTACTCAACTCGGTGATAAGTTGTTTCTTTGTCATTTTAGATCTCCCCTTTATCTTTTTATCAGATGCCAGTTTTTTTAGTTCTAACAGAGTTAGTTTTGTTAATCCAGAATTAGCACTTTTAGAGTTAGAAGTTTTTTTTGGCTGCTTATCCAAGACTTTTTCTGATTTCATTAAATCCAATACAGGTAGAGTGGAAGAATTTTCTGATAACGTTTTAATATGATTTATAACATCATTTTCGTTCATATAATACACTAAAGGTATATCTCCGAATTCCTGTGATTTTCTAAAATTTATAGTATTAATGAGAACCTGTTTCATATCAGAATGATCTAATGACCTTCTTGATATTAGACCATACATGTGTTCGCATGCTCCAAGACTTATAAATCGTGCATAGTAAATTTTCAATGCTAAATTTTTAAGATCAGAAACTTTTATATTGGATGAATCATTACCTAAATGATCACGTAGTATTTTCTTCCATTCGTAACTTTGTGTCATGACCATAACATTTTTCATAATATATGAAATATATTTCAAATATACTTGCTCATTACTCATTTTATATTAAATAATATAAAATATAAATTAGTTGTTAAATTATGATGATGGTCTGCGGATATCAAAAACTGGATATACTTTATGAAATTTATGCCATGGGTGAAATCCTTGATGACGCCTGTTGATTTCTATTCTAGTTCCCTGATCTGGAGCCCATGCGTAAATGGGAGCATTCGCACCAGCTTCATTGCCTGCCATTTGACGCCCAGGAAATACATGGTGTTCTGCGTAGCCGTTGTTAAAACCTCTAATATGAGAATCGTAACCCATACCAGTTGTAGGTTGGTCGATTAATTCCAAATTTCTTTTACTCATTTACTTTTGACAAATAAAATCGTTGATTAAAATTATGTTAAATTAACATTGAAAATTTGAAATAGTACATTTCGCTGCGTCTTCGATTATCCCAAGATTACTCAAAAAATCAGAAATATCATTGATATTGTTTTCAATAAATTCTGCTAAATTTGATAAATCAGTAAGATCATCCTCTGCTTGGTCGAGAAATGATTGAATTTCTGGTTTTACAGATGAAATTGTGTTGACCATTTCTAAAATCTTGGGCCAGTAAATTCCGATTCCCATCCAGAAAATTCCTTGTGAAACAAGTAAAATAGCTAAAGATGTTACTATAAACGATTTATATAATCTTTCTGACTTGTTGGTTCTTTTGTAGTCAGAACCAAAAAGTAATTCTTCGTCGTATACGGAATTCATTGTTTTATACTACAAATATATTTAAATGAAAAAATGATAAGTATACTGATAAAAATATCATTTTTTAATAGTGATAAAAAGTAGGAAATATGGGAATTAAAGATCTTTACAAGGTTATCAACGAGAACGCTCCAGAGTGTAGAAGTGTTCATCATTTGTCTGAATTTAGAGGATATAGTTTTGCTGTAGATATTTCTATTTTTCTAAACAAGTATATTAAATCAGCGGGTGATAAATTATGGATGAATACATTCTTTTTATTTCTTTGTACTCTAAAGAAACATGGAATAAAAACTGTATGCGTTTTTGACGGTCCGAATCCTCCTAAGGAAAAGATTGAAGAACAAGAATCGCGTAGAGGACAAGGGCAAAAAGCTCTAAATAGATTAGATAGATGTAAAGAAATTAACGAGATTTTAAAAAAACTTTACATGGAGAATAATGATGCTTCGGTTCCAAAGGAAATTCAAGATGAATGTAAAATTTTATATGGTACTCCTAGATCCAATACACGCGATTATAACTGGTTTGAAGTTACAGATGCTATGGATGGTATGAATTCAACTATTGACCGGTTGGTTCGTTCTACAATTCCAATAACAAGCAAACATCGAGAGGATGCCAAGAAAATTGTCGAAATGATGGGTGTTCCGTTGTTCCAAGCAGATGGAGAAGCTGAAGCGCTTTGTTCATACTTGGTTATACACGGATACGCAGATGCTGTTTTAACAGAAGATACAGACGTTTTGGCTTATGGAAGTAATATGATGGTCGCTTTTAAAGATTTTAAGCTAAATGATGAAACGGTTCATGTTATTGATCATAAAGTTCTACTTGATACTCTATCATTCAATCAAAGTGAATTTATGGACCTGTGTATTTTATTGAGCTGTGATTACAATCATCGCGTAAAAGGATATATTCCAGGCAAGAAATGTAAAAAGCCAATTTCAATCGGGTACAAGGGTGCTTTAGCAATGGTTGAAGAGTATAGACAATTTGAAGATATAGAAAAATATATTCCAGACCCGTCACCGTTGATTTGGAAAAGATGTCGTGAAATCTTTACACCTCCACTTTCAGACGAATTTAGAGAATTAATCAAAATGGTTCCACTGAATAAAAAACCTGATGAGGACAGAATAAGAAAATTTATTCAGGAAGAAGGGTTATCCATATCGATAGACTATATTCTCGAAAATTGGAAACCTGCTAGAATTTTATTTGAATTTGAAGAGGAAGACGATAAAACAGAAGAAGAAAAGGAGACTGACGATAAAATAGACGAAATAATGAGTATGATAGCTCAGCTTTAAATTTATTATTTTATACTCGAACGAGTATAAAAATTTTTCTAATATATTTACGAAGATTTTCCAGGGGATTGTTTTAATGATGCGTCTTTATACTCATCATTAAAACAATCCCCTGGAAAATCTTTGAACTAATTAATTTTTGACATTTTATGAATTACGATATTTTGAAGATCCTATACAAGAATTTAAGTACTTCTTAGAGTTAGATATTTTTTACTCACATGAGTAAAAAAGATTATTATTATTTTATTCTTTTTGAAATCTGTGATGCGTCTGTAATATCCGGAATAGATGAAACGGGTCTCGAGTCCTCTTTTCTTACAGTTACAACTCCAGAACCCGCTTTTGCGAGTTTACCATACATTACAGAACTTGAAAGACTTGTCATTTTATCTACTTCTCCAAATACGCATGCTTTCATAGCGTTATCTACCGGTTTTTCAAACATGATTTTGGCATTTGGACCGGCATCTCTTCCAATACCATATCTTGACGCTGCTGTTAAAGATCCACTAGACGTCATGACATCAACAAGTGTTGTGAAATGTCTAGGATTTATATACGTACCATCAAATGATATAACACGCATAAGCTCCTTAAATAAAAATCTTCTAGCAGCTTCTATTCCTAAAACGCTATTTATAGAATGAATATCATCTACAATTGTTCTCGTTTTGTCGACACATGGCATTTCTAAAATCTTTAGAAAATTAATACCATCAGTATCCATAACCCATTCATTTGTTTTGATATCTTCTCTAGGGTAAGTTTTAGTAATATTCTTGATACCTGATATCTGAACGTTTAAAATAAAACTCAACGTAACATCTCTACAAATAAAATATTCTATATTATCATCTGTTAAAGGATATTCTCCGAAATTTATTTTAGATTTGGCGTAATCTTTTGTTTCGTCGGTATTACTGTAAATTTCTATTATACCAATATTATTTGGAGACTTGACACATTTGATATTTAAATCGCTATGTTCTTCAATCGCATTGACTATATCACCTAATTCTATTCTATTATCAAACAACTTTTTCATATCAAATTGTAGAATTAAAACCCAGTTAGTATCAGGTATGTCAATATTATGCATATTCTTTGATAATTTTGACCACCATGGTTCTTGATACTTTTTATACGTTATTAAACCTGTAGGGCTGTTAATCGAACATTTTATATATTTCATTTCATGGTGTTTCAAAAGATTTTTAACTATAATCTCTTCAAAATTCTTTCTGAAACCTTGAACAATCGACAATGAGGATTTTTTACATTCCTTAATTAACGAATCATTTTTAGCCCTTTCCTTTACAGAAATTTTAAAATTTTTATTACGTTCTTCTGTATTCTTTATCATTAACGCGTTTTCTTTAATTTTTGGATTATTAAAATAAATGACGCATCCTGGATTACGCTGATCCGCTGATTTAGTTACATTAATTAATTCTTTAAACCTCGGGACACCCGAACTTGCACCTTTACCCTTAATACCTGCTAAATGAAATACATTAAGAACCATTTGAGTTGTAGGTTCTCCGATACTTGAAGTAGCAATAAGTCCAATCATGGTTCCATATTGTATTTTTGAATTAACATATGCGTCTCTTATTTCTACTATAAAATCAGGAATTTTACATTCGTATATTTTTGTATCTTTAACAACTTGTCTAAGCATACTTCTTACATTCTCATTAGCCTGTTTGATAACATTTGTTTTAGATTTTGAATATGATATATTTTTTATAAGACAGTTCATTTCCTCTTCTCTCAAAACTCTAGGTTTATCTCTTGATTTTACAACCCCATTTCTTACAGCATCACTATTAAGCCTACTTGCAACCACATTAGGATCTATAAAAAATGGATAGTCATAATCTTTAACAGAGACTAGTTTTTTAGAATCCATTCCATCTCCTCCATATAGAAAATTTATAACACTTCCATTAGCATTTCTAACTGTTCCATCTATACATATTTTACAGTCTTCCATTTTTCTAGCTAACCGTTTTTGAACATAACCCGTATCAGCAGTTTTTAGAGCTGTAGATATAATACCATCTCTACCCGCTGCTGCATGAAAAAACGCGGCTTGAGGAGTTAGACCTGTGATATAGTTATCTTCTACAAATCCTCTAGCGTCTGGAGAAGTGTCTCCTGGTAAAAACGAAGGAAGACATCTTTGATTATTACTAAGTGTCATCGGCATTCTTTCACCTCTTATATTCTGTTGTCCTACAAATGCTACTATTTGAGCTAAATTGATAACCGAACCTTTTGCACCGCTGTTTCTCATGATATTTAGAGCATTTCTGTTTAGTTTTTTCATACTTCCTTTTGCCAAAATGGGACCTACTGCCATTGCATCATTCAAAACTCCGTTAACATCAACTTCTGCTTTTTGAGCAGTTTCGGCATTTTTTAAGACGTTCGACACTTTTGACCGTGTTTTAATTAAAGTTTTAGCGACACCTTCAGATGTTTCGGCAAAACAGTCTGAGATTCCCATTGTAAAACCATGAGTAGGAAGCCATCTATCTGTCAATTGTTGAAGCTCTGATAAAAATTTCAAAGCGTATTCTGAATTCAGTTTCCATAAATCATGAACAATTGATCTTCCAGACGAACCAACCGTTTTTTTACAAAGAGGAGCACTGAAAGGTTGTAAAACTCCGTTTATAATAACTACCTTCGAACGCTTAGGGTCGTCATGAACACCTGTTGTCTTTTCATAGCAAAAATTAGGAGGAAACAACGCTGAAACGAATAAAGCGCCAGGGATATAATCATTAAAAACACATGGTTTAATTTTAGAAGATTTATTTATATAATCTGGATAATAAACACGTGCTCTCGATAATAAATCGTTAACCCTTGATTTATTTATATCACATTCTTCATAAATTCTCAAAGCCGTATCTCTCGAAATCATAGTAGGTTTTCCGTCATCCCATGTCATTGTTAAGATGTAAGATGCAACTAAACCATCCTGTACAATTCCATTAATAGGACGACTTCCTTGAGCAGATACGATATGTTTTGAGCATTTTGAATTTACCATGATATCAACCTCTGCCTCAATAGACTGAGGAACATGAAGATTCATTTCATCCGAACTACCAATCTCGTCTAATCATTTCCTATTAGATTCATAGATTTCACCGGGACTAACCAATGACACTCTTTCAAGTGGGACTAGACTGTATCTTAAGCCTTTTCAGGTTGCTTAAACCATCATTAAAGACCAACACCCGTTCAGTCGTTGAGACCCTTCCATATCCTAGCATGACGCAAAAAAACGCCGCGGACTTAGGAAGTAAGTCTGCAGATCGTCCAATCCTTCAACATTATTACCATTGGGTACGGCTATTAACCGTGTTCCCCTTATAAGATTTCTCCAAGAGGGTGGTAGTTGAAGGCTTAAGGAGTTCCCCGCAACAAGGTGTTTTGCCGTTAAAAACGACTAGGGGATAACAAGCTTTTCACTTCCCCTGTTGATGGCAATATATTAATTTTCATTTTACCATCAAAATCAGCGTTAAATGACTTTGTCCAACATAATCCAAGCTGAAAAGCAAGACCATCAACAATTTTAACCCTGAAAGCCATCATACTCTCAATTAATAATGTAGGTTGTCTATTAAACTCTACGATATCTCCATTCTGTAAATGTCTTTCTACGATATCACCGTTTTTTAGAATATAACTTTTTCCACTATCGGGTAGAGATGAAAGTCTATTACGACGACCTGATCTCAATACAGAAGTAACATGTCCATTAGCAGCCAATGATTGAATATATTCTATATTCCAAGGTCCTATATATTCAGGTTTTGTCAAAGTTCTTGCAATTTCTAATGGAACTCCAAGTTCATCATTTTTGAGTCGTATTCCCCCTCCTATAATAACAGACCTAGCACTAAAATCAACACGTTTTCCTCCTACATTTGATTGAACGCGACCATCCTTTCCGGTCAATCTATCAACTATTGATCTATGCGCTCTTCCTCCACTGTTCAATTTTGATTTTTCATTCTTGTTATCAAGTAAAGTCCAAATATGTTCCATTATTTCCTTTTCTACATCACTCTTACTTTTTGAAGTATTTCTACGAGAAGTGGTTTTCTTGTTCTCATTCTTAGTTCCATCTGAATTAAAAGTGTTGTATATATTGATAGACTTTAAAATAGAATTATATTTATCTGTTAAATCATCATCTTTTCGTTCTCCATCATCGTTATCTGATACAACCCACGGTCTCGCTAGAGGAGGTAAAACAGGTAATACTGTAAAAATCATAGATTCGGGTCTAAACTCGTGAACATGTATACTTTCGTCTGTGGAAAGGTACCTAGAGTTTGTGTATCTCTCGTCTTCTATAAGATTATCGTTAAACCCAAGAAAATTAACATGTTCCATTTTTATATTAGATAAAACAGCAAATGCTGCTCCTGCTGTAAATTCTTCTCTTTTTGTTTGACCGTTATGACTAACACTATAGTAAATTACACCCGTCTCCGACTTGGTTTTATTAGCTTCACTGAAATCTACTGTCACTTCTCCGCAGTCAGGCCACGGACACTTCCTCACACCTTTGCATTTCAATGCTATTGTTTTCAAACGATTAAGTCCCGTTTGGGATGATAGCCCATGCATCGAAGCGTGTTCCGGGAGAATAAGGGGTCTGTGGCAACATATACATGTAGATTGGAGTATTTTTATAACAACGCTTACGAATATTTTATTGTACACAGGAAATGGTAATTTTATTATACCAAAGTGTCCAGGACATTCAGTATTATGTTTTTTACAAGTCGCACAAGGCGTATAATTGCGCTGTTCTCCCATTAGAGGATCGTATGGTGTATTGGACCGGTCTTCATCCCCTCCTCCATCTCTCGACGAAGGCTTAGTGACAATCACAACAGCATACTTTTCCCATTGTTCTTGGGTAAAACACCCCCATTGGACGTTTGAAATTTGAGTAGTTTTAAACTGCATTATCAATAATTTAATTATATCTACGATATGGGATACTTGTCAAAATATTTTATCATTTATTTATTTTTATGATTTTTTATAAATGTTTAGAATACAAGATATTCCAGATAAAGTAGTGAATAAAAAGCTTTATCTTAAAGTAAAAAAAGAGGTTTATGATAAGATACCTAAACATTCTGCTTATCGCTCTGGGGTTGTCATGAAAACTTATAAAGATCGAGGAGGTAAAGTTAAAGAAATCGGTGATGATAAAAATTTATCAAGATGGTTCAAAGAAAAATGGGTCAATCTTACACCGTATGGCGAAGGTCTTGTAAACAGCAAGTTCCTATATGCATGTGGTGAAAGGCATCCAAGTCAAAAGGGTCCGTCTGTTTGTCGCCCCAGTGTAAAAGTTGATAAAGACAAAACACCTGTAATTGCTCAAAAATTTAACAAAACGCAGATCAAAAAGGCTATCAAAATAAAGAAAAATAAAAAAAGAATAGTGTGGTCCGAATTGTAATAAAAACTATTGATATATAATTTATTAACTGTATTTTATTAACGATACAATGTTGCCATATGAACAAAAAACTACATCATTTGTCAACCCTTATACACTAAAGGAAATAAAGTCTATAAGATCATCTGTGATCTTGTATACAATTATAAATAACAATATTTGGTTTTTATTAGGTATAGATAAAAAGACCGGAGAAATAACAGATCTTGGAGGTGGTATAAAGAAACATGAAAATAATCTAGTTGCAGGGTATAGAGAATTTAACGAAGAGACAAATGGTATATTTAAAGACGTAACAAATTCCATAAATTTAGATAATACCGTTGCTCTTATAAACTATAAACAACGCCATGGCGTTGATTCAAATATGAAAAAATATCTTATGTCTGTATTGTTTATCCCTGTAGATGGTTCTTTTACTATCAAAAGTAGGCAATTTAAAAATGAGGTAAATAACAACGGTGATGCATGTAATGACGAGATTAAAGATCTTGTTTGGATTAAAGATGTTGAATTTATAGACCTCATAAATAGAACGCACTGTAGGTATAATTTATGGTCAAGAATAGCAAATTTTTATAATAAACATATATTGGGACAATTATTTAGTAGATTAAAAGTCAAGGCATTTTAATTTTATTTTTTTATTCCATGGAATAAGAAAATGGTTTATTATCAAAATACTTTAGAGATTTTGTTTAATAAATTCAAGTATGTCAAGTTCATCTTATATCAACGAAATAAATTCCCTTGACAAAGAAATCAAAAGATTGAATGACCGCTTAAAACAGTTAAGAATGCAACGTAAAAATGCTTCTAATAATTTATACAATTATATGAATAGTCATAATATAGATTCTGTTGGTTATGGAAAAGACTCTATATCAATAAAAACCGTTGAACCAAAAACCAGGAAAAAGATAAAGCCAAAGAAAGAAAGAAAAAACGAGACGATAAATTTATGTAGAGAAATAGGAATTCCAAACCCTCTTGAATTTTTCGAGAAATTAGAAGCTATTAAAAGACTTGAGCAATAAAATGTTCATTTTATAAAATGAACATGCGTTAAAAGATTTATATGTTATCCATTTTACTTCTTATATCGGATGCCTTTGTCTTTGGACCTCTCATCTTTTTCTTTACAAACCCATCTGTAGTCGAAGGAGTGTTTTCTTTTTCACTTGGAGGCATACCCATGACCATTTTAAACATGTCTCCCATTTGGCCACCGTGCTCTTGTTCTACAAATTTAGCGGCAAAGAATATCGCCGCTTGCATAAGCATCATGAATAACAATCTAATTTCTACAGGTATATTAGAACCTACAGATGAATATGATTTTTCACCAAGTTCAATAAGAAGCCTATCGTACTTGTGCATCATCTGAATTTGATTTATCGTGAATCCTTCCAAATCTACACCTATCAAACTTGTACATACATACTCTATAGCCAAACAACCACCAAGAAGATATGTCTTGTACTGTTCCACATTTGCATCAAGCATCACTTCTTTTATCGTCCTTTCATACGATTTCTTCATTATGGTTAAATCAGAATGTTCATTGTACTCGGGTATAGGAATAGTAGCACTATTATGATATTGTTTCTTGAGAATTCTAAATTTCCACATGTACTCCTCCTTTTCCATAGCCTCTCTTTCTTCTGGAGAAAGCCCTGCATAAGGATCGTATTCCTCCTCTTCGGGTTCCTCTTCGGGTTCCTCTTCATGTTCAAAACGACTAATTTGCCGTGAATCATTGTCTTCACCTACTTCATTCATGAAATCATCATCTTGTTCATCATCTTGTTTATTAACAACGACGTTTCTAACCTCTTCTCTACCCAAATTATCTTCAAAATCAACATCATCGTCGTACATTTCATCATTGTCCTCGGATTCATTTTCTTCTATTACTATACTAGGACGAGTATTAACATTTTCTTTAATAGAAGGTTTAGGTGGCGGAGGAGCAGGAGCCTTATACTCGTCAGGGGGTATTTCTTCTTTATGAGAAAGAGGTATAAGAGGTAGTCCACTTTTTAATTTATTTTTATCTTCAATTAAATGAAGTTTTAGATTATAAAGTTTTCTAAAACGAATAGGAATGTCTGGAATTTCATCCTTTCTAGGATTTTTTATAACAGTCAATTTTTTTGACATTTTAAATTTACGTCTTTATTTTTAATTTTCATTCATTTAAGTATGATAAAACCTACGGGTGAATATAGAATTATTACAGTATCTTTATGTATTATAATATGACTAGTAAGTAATAGTTATCGTTTTTAATTGTATAATTATATTTGAAAAAATATGAAAAAGATATATAAGCTTACTTCCTTAATAATTACACCACTTGGAATTTAAAATTTATAGAATTATATTTTATTAAATCATACTTTTAACAGGAATCTTTTTAATTAATTTTTCGTTACCTATCGTCATACAAACGTCCATATTAATAAATTTTTCTTCTAACGTTAAAATTTTACTGTCTTGGTTAAGTGATATCTTATAAATCATTCTTTTGTTATCCTTATCTACTTTATCAACGGTCAATTTTAACATTTTTCCTTTAGGATCCTTGACGTATAACGTCTTACCGTCGTCCATCTGTTTGCAGATACTGAACGTATTTCTCGCGGCGTCTGTGTTAATAACATTCCATTTACCGGTAGTCTCATCTTTGAAAAGGTATTCACACTGTTCCTTCTTTATCTCCTCTATCATAGTTGGGTTTAAACCATGATTCTCTAATGTATCCTCCATCATCAGACGGCAGTGCTCTATACGCTCGTCCATCAGTTGCTGATTATCTAAAAAATCAAGACCTCGATTACCTTCAAAGTATTGATTAACATTGAAATGATTATTGTTGTTATTCGTAGTTGTTGTCGGCTTGCTCGCCAAGCTCTGTATGAACTCGTCCTTCTTGTTTATTATATCCTTAAGCTCTCGAATTTCTTTATCTTTATCTTCTCTGATCGAGCGTATCTCCTTTTCTTTAGCTGATAATTGCTTTTCTAATTCTAATATATTCTCTCTATCAGAAAAATATTGTTGTTTCTCCAATTCTTCCCTGACTTTGATACATTTTTTTGTTTTATAATGCTTATTTAAATCCCGTTTCTGTATATTAGAACCACAAAATTTGCAAGTAGTTCACTCGTTCATGGTTACTGTTAATACTATGTTAATACTATATCTTTAAAATAAAATCGTAAAAAATCGTAAAAAATCGTAAAAAATATAACAGAGTTATATTATTTCAGATACATTGCGAAACTAATCTAATAAAGACTAATTATATTTTCTGAAATCGTAAAAAAATCGTAAAAAATCGTATAGAAATCTAACCGAGGATTTTATTTTACAAACAATCGAAAATTGTAAAAACGACTTTTCGATTTTAAACTTATTTTTCACGTATTACTCCTATTAAAAGCAATGTTGAAAATAACAAAATCAAAGAAATATTTTATTTAAAAAATGGATCCTCTACACACAAAATTTTGTGTGTAAGTACATTTTTTTGACTTTTTTAGTTTTTTAACACTTTTTGAAAAAAAATATTTTATTCTAATTATACTATAATCAATTGATTTATTGATTAAATAAACGTAATAAATATAATTTAGAAATTTTTGATTTTCAAAATAATTTTAAGATTTTTGAGATATTATATGATTTTTGAAAAATTTCAAAAATCATTTGAATATTTTTCCTTCTTTTTAAATTTGAACTTCGTTCAAATTTCGCGAAGTTTAAGTAAAAATTAAACAAGTCTCTTTTTTCCTTCTTTTTTCCTTTTTTTGCACAACTTTCAAAAATCAGTCGTTTAACGTTAACGAAAAATCATTAGAAATTTTAACGAGGTAATTTCAAAACTCATATTTTTTTCTCCATTTTAAAAATATTAGACGCTCTTAAAATTTATTTTATAGGAAAATCATTATCCCCCACATATGGAAATAATATTTTTATTAAATCATTTTTATTATGTTTTGAATATCCTTTGATGTTTTTCTTTTTTGCTAATAATCTTAATTTTTTAATCCCATATAGTTCAAGCTTGTCTTTAATTGATAATGTTTTCCATTTCTTATTAAATTCTTCTTTTCTTTGTTTTTCTCTACATATTGAACAAATCTTATCTGATTTATATTTATTAGAATCATCCAAATAATTTTTGCATAACATACATTTCGGATTTAAACATGAGTTACATGTTACATACATAAATTCTTTTTCACTGTATTCACATGTACATCCATCTGGAAAACGATGGTGCCAATTTGGTGATGCAGTTGCGAATGGTCTATCTTGATATGTGCAGTATGAACATTCTCCATTTATAAGATATTTCCCATGTTTTATCTGTTTTACTAATACATCATTACAACGGGGACAATTTAATGTTTCAATATTTTGTATTTCTAAAAAATATGGTTCAGTTCGAATCTCCATTTTATCTTACTAATTAGATACTGCCGCGGGCTTTCTGATCTTTCGCCTTTAGATAAACTCAGAAAAGCTGGTCTTAGAATAATATAATAATCTAATAAATATTTTTTACTCTTACGAGTAAAAAATAAAAACTATATTAAATAATAAGATGTATCTTATTAAGCAGTACTTTATAAAAAATGTCTTCAAACAAAGATTTTCCAGATAAGATTGTTTTAACGATCATGGAGGGTATGAGTAATAGTAAAACTTCCGAAGAAGTAGTAAAAGTAAAATCAGTTGATGCGATACATAAAATGAATAGCGTTAGCGCTATGCCTTTTGTGGCTTATGGTCTTGATCTTGGGGGTACCGAAGTTTCGGATATTTCACAATTGAGTAATATTGTTAATCTTAAAGAACTTAATCTTAGGGGTACCGAAGTTTCGGATATTTCACCTTTGAGTAATATTGTTAATCTTAAAGTACTTGATCTTTGGCGTACCGAAGTTTCAGATATTTCGCCTTTGAGTAATCTTGTTAACCTTGAGAAACTTAATCTTGGCAGTACCGAAGTTTCGGACGTTTCACCTCTGAGTAATATTGTTAATCTTAAAGAACTTAATCTTGAGGATACCCTCCAAGTTTCGGATATTTCACCTTTGAGTAATCTTGTTAATCTTGAGAAACTTTGGCTTGGGGGTACCGAAGAAGTTTCGGATGTCTCACCTTTGAGTAATCTTGTTAATCTTAAAGAACTTAATCTTGGGGGTACCCAAGTTTCGGATATTTCACCTTTGAGTAATCTTGTTAATCTTGAGAAACTTAATCTTGGCAGTACCGGAGTTTCGGACGTTTCACCTTTGAGTAATCTTAAAAATCTTAAAGAACTTGTTATTAGATGGACCCGAGTTTCTGACATTTCACCTTTAGCAGACCCAGAGGGTCCTGTTAATCTTGAGAAACTTAATCTTGGCAGTACCGAAGTTTCGGACGTTTCACCTCTGAGTAATCTTAAAAATCTTAAAGAACTTGATCTTGAGGATACCCTCCAAGTTTCGGACATTTCACCTTTGAGTAAGCTTGTTAATCTTGAGAAACTTTGGCTTGGGGGTACCGAAGAAGTTTCGGATCTTTCACCTTTGAGTAATCTTCAAAAAGCTGGTCTTAGCATTTCAAGATATTAATCTAATAAATGTTTTTTACCCGTAAGAGTAAAAAATGAAATCTAAATTAAAGAATAAGATGTATCTTATTAAGCAGTAGTTTATAAATGCTTAACTCGTTGTTCACTTTATAAAATGTCGTCAATCAAAGATTTTCCAGATGAGATCGTTTTAACGATCATGGAGGGTATGAGTTTAAAAGATGTATTGGAAATGACAATGAGTTGTAAACGTTTTTACAATCTTCGTAAATATATCAGTAAAACTTCCGAAGAAGTAGTAAAAGTAAAATCAGTTAATGTGTTACTTAAAATGAATAATGTTATGCCGTTATTGGCTTGTAGTCTTTGTTTGAGATATACCGAAGTTTCGGACATTTCACCTTTGAGTAATCTTAAAGTACTTGATCTTTGGGATACCAAAGTTTCGGATATTTCACAATTGAGTAATATTGTTAATCTTAAAGAACTTAATCTTAATCGTACCAAAGTTTCGGACATTTCACCTTTGAGTAATCTTGTTAGTCTTAAAGTACTTTATCTCTGGGGTACCCAAGTTTCGGACGTTTCACCTTTGAGTAAGCTTGTTAATCTTGAGAGACTTGATCTTGGGGAATGCCACGGGCTTTCAGATTTTTCGCCTTTGAGTAATCTTAAAAATCTTGAGAAACTTTATCTTCAGTATACCGAAGTTTCGGACATTTCACATTTGAGTAATCTTGAAAATCTTAAAGTACTTGATCTTTGGGATTGCCGCGGGCTTTCGGATTTTTCGCCTTTGAGAAATCTTAAAAATCTTAAGGAACTTAATCTTGGATGGACCAAAGTTACAGATCTTTCGCCTTTGAGAAATCTTAAAAATCTTAAGGAACTTTATCTTCCGTATACCAAAGTTTCGGATCTTTCACCTTTGAAAGACCTGGTTAATCTTGAGAAACTTTATCTTGGATTTAGCGAAGTTTCGGACTTTTCACCTTTGAGTAATCTTGAAGAAGCTGGTCTTAAAATTCTAAGATAATAATCTAATATTTTTTTACTCGTAAGAGTAAAAAATGAAATCTATCTTCGACAATAAGATGTATCTTATTAAGCAGTACTTTATAAATGCTTAACTTGTTGTTTACTTTATAAAATGTCGTCAATAAACGATTTTCCAGATGAGATTGTTTTAACGATCATGGAGGGTATGAGTTTAAAAGACGTATTGGAAATGACAATGAGTTGTAAACGTTTTTATAATCTTCGTAAATATATTAGTAAAACTTCCGAAGAAGTAGTAAAAGTAAAATCAGTTGATGAGTTATTTAAAATGAATAACGCTATGCCTTCATTGAATTATGGACTTTATCTTA